GATGGTGGTTGTTATTATAGTTTATTTTATTAAAAAGTATAAAATAAAGAGGAAGAAATGTCATTAGAATTAAGACTATTTATTCGTGATTATATTGATATGATTTTAGTGTTACTGTTTAGCGGAGGACTATATTTATTATTTTTATTTATATTCGGTCCTACTCTTTGGAAGATAGTAAAAGTAATTACAGGAGAACAAAACGATGCCAACAAAAACGTCTGAAACAAGGTTGCAAGCACTGGGGGATCTTAAGAAGTCAAAAGAGATCCTTACAAAGAAGGAGGTAGTTTCCAAGCTTAAAAAGTTCGGGGACACCAAGCAGGCACAGGCTGATATTGCTAAGAGTCATATTGCTGTACCCAAGCCACCTACTAAGGTGGACCTTAAGTTAGGGGATATAACTAGGCTTGAGGGGCCGGCACTTGGAAAGAAGTATGCTGAGTTTGTTGAGTATTATAGCTGGCTTGCTTATGAGTTGGCAATAGCTGAAATAGAGGAGGTAAATAATGAAATTATTTACGATCATACCTTTTCCGTCATTCTTATTGAGGACATTATACAAGGTCTTACATCCAGGGAAGATCGGGATGCCGCGGCCAAGACCCATCGGGAAACGACCAGGGCGCTTCTGGAGAAAGGTAAGGCGCACACTAAAGCACATCTTCTTAGATCTATATGTGCGGGTGTTCTGAAAAAAGTAGATGCCCTGTCACGTGAGATAACCCGCCGTCAAGGTTATGAGAAGCACAGTATGCGTAAGCACTCTACTTATTAAATTGTAAGATCTTACATTATGAAAGTATATAAAGGTAAGACACTAAAGGAGTGTGTGGCACAGCACATGAAGGAAAATGGTTATCCGTTTTCTGATGGGAACCTAGACTCTATTATATTTTATCTTAAAATGGGGTGTTATTGTAATTGTACTCACATGCATAAAGACGGAAAGTATTTCTTAGTAGAAAAATAAAACCGGGAGGGAATAATGTTAAGAAGGATACGTAAATGGTTCGACCACATGTTCACTCCGTTAGGTAAGATAGTTTTTGGCTCAGTTGTAGTCATTACTGTTTTGCTTATACTGATGGTCGTGTGGGGACTACTTAAATATAAACTATAATAAAGGATAATTTTATGGATCAAGCTAACAAAGCCAATAGTAACAATATGCAGGAATACAAAGCAAGTGAACTTGTAGAACTGTACGTTAATCGTGAGAACTACAAACAGTTAGAGCTGTGTAGTTTTATGGACAGGAAGCCTGATGACCCCATTGGGCTTCCTTTTTTTAATGCAAGGTTTGCTCGTAATGTCATAAAGGCAAATGCCAAAGAGGGGTGGCTTGAGATCGCTGCCTTGAATGATTGTGGTCTTTTCGGGCGACCTGTCACCACACCTTTTTATACGGATAAAACCGGAAAGATAATGAAGGTTGTGAGAATAAGTGGGGAGGTAGTTATAATTGAAACAGACCTCAAAGGTAAAGCGAAAGAGAAACTTATTGTCAAAGCGACCCCGGAACAGACGAAGAAGATTAACAGAGAGGACGGGTAAGTTTTTTCATAAGATAATTACTTTAATAGTAAGGGAAGTTTTTGATACAGAGACTATAGTAGATATTACATGGATCATGATGATATTTACTCTGTGTCTTTTAACTGTAATACACCCGGAAGGTTTCAGGGATATTTTTAAGAATGTTCTTTTGATTGCTTGCGGGTTTTATTTTAGAGGTAAAGTTAGGAAAAAAATATGATACCAGATGGAGAATATTCTCTTAGTGTAATATCTTTTTTTATAATTTATAGTTTGGGCCTTACTATTATAGGTGGGGGTTTTTGGGCTGTAGTTATTATTTTAATACGCAGAAAAAGGAGGAAGAAATGAAGATAGAAATAAGTGGAGTAACTGATGAAATACTTTTTAGGACTTGATATATCTCTTACTAGTACAGGTGTCTGTGTCATTAACGAGAAGGGGAAAGTTTGTATTATAACACATATAACGTCAGAGAATATAGGTAATGATGTTAGTGGAAGGATGCTACGTATAAAGAATGTAGGCAAAGAAGTATTAGCTGCTCTTGGTAAAAATATTATTATGTGTACGGCTATTGAGGCTTATTCTTTTGCATCTAAGGGTAAGCTTGCTCAGCTTGTGGAAATTGGTAGTCATATACGATTTAAGATATATTCGTTTACTCCTTCTGTTATTATAGAGCCTGTTCCGATCCAGCTCAAGAAGTTTATACTTGGTCCTCAACTCATGAAAAAAGCCAAGGGAAAAGAGGCGAAAACCATAATAATCCGGGAGATCTATAAAAAATACTGTTTAGACATCAATAATGACGATGAAGCAGATGCTTTTATCCTTGCAAATATAGCCTTATTGTATTATAATATAAGAAACAATGTAAAAAGTAAGCACTTTACGTATCAGCGTGAAGTGATTGAGGCATTAATTAAAAAAGAGGATAACGAGTGGAAGAAACGAAGCAAAAGCAAGACGTAAAAATAGTTGATGGTGTAGCTGTTTATTTTATAGCCAAGGGTACTTCTCATAAGAAGGCGGCCTCCGGGATACGTCATCTTTATACCCAGGATGTAAAGAAGGTAGAACTCCATGCAATCGGTGTTTTGCCAGTGTCACAAGCAGTCAAGACAATCATTGAAGTAAAAAGATTAATTTTCGCAGACAACTATCGTGTAGGAATCGATCTTGGTTACAAGACAAAGCAGATCCAGCAGAAGGAAGTAAGCGTTACGGTTTTTACTTTATCGAAAGTCTAAATGTAATATCTTACATTATGGCTAAAGGCAAGAAGAAAGAAAATGCCGGCAAGCAAGTAGTTGTTGATAATGGCAGCAATAAAGTTGCTGTTTATATTGACAATGCACTTGTATGTGATAACTGTGATTATAATGAGCAGTGTTCACTTAAGAAGTCAGGGCAAAAGTGTCAATTAGCTAATGGTCCCGCCATTGAGAAGGTAAAAGACCTAGCCCCTGCTTTACTTGCTATTATGCAGAAAGAAATGGAAAGGTACATGCGGGGCACTACCTTTGAAGAACTATCTGGTGGATCTCATGATAAAAATGTCACACAACAGGCAGAGAATATATTTAAACTGGCTAAGGTGATCAAGGACTTGTCTACAAATAAAGAAGTTGTTACTATTAAAAGAGAAGGGGGTGATACCCCTGGGCCAGGACAAACCATCCTTGAGACCCTTTTAGGCGGAAAAAAGGGAGGAGGGAATGGCAGTTAACACAGCTAATGAGTTCTATAAAAGGTATGCTCTACAGTTTAAGGTTACAGACCTTGATGTTGAGAAGCAGCACACTGAGCGAGTTAATAACTACCGTAAGTTCTGGATAGCCTATAGAACGAAGGCCGATAATTTGCAGGACAAAAATGACGGCAGACTTATAACGGCTGACATCAATTATAACAGAGTGTTCATTGACGCTCTGGTTCACTTCATGGTTGGCAAGGGCATCAAGCCCTATATTCCTTACAACCAAACCCTCCAAGATTTTGTAAACAAAGTATGGGAACTCAATGGCCGTGACAAGAAGGCTAAGGAGATCGTCCGTACAGGTAAGGTAGCTGGTGATGCCTTTATAAAAGTGATCCCTTATGTGGATACTGTAGGCAGAGAAGTTACCAAGGATAATAAGTTTGAAAGTGAAGGAGTTGCTGATGATACAGCGGCTATCTCACAGGAAACATCAGAGATAGAGAAGCTTCATCTTGTTCTCGATGAGAGCCAGGACAAGGTTGTTGATGAAGGGGCTTATGTTTTAACTGATAGTTTCGATCCTGCCAATCTTAAAATGGAGATACTCGTTCTTGATGAGAAGCGTGTATTCCCAACCTATGCTTACACTCCAAGGAAGGAGATGGTTAAGTGTGAAGTATTCATGGACGGTGTTACTGATGATGGTAATTCGTTCACGTTGCGGGAAGTGTGGACAAAAACCACAGTAGCTGTTTACAAGGATGATAAACTTGTAATGGGATACCCCGCTCCGAACTATCTTGGTTATATACCTATTGCTCATATTGTCAACTCTGAGGTAAAGAACAGCGACTTCGGAGAGTCTGACGTTCAGAAATCATATAATCTTAATTTTATTTACAACGATATTGTTCGCGATATACGTGGTATTGTAAGGTACTTCGCTTCACCAATGACAGTTTTGACAGGAGCTTCTCTTAAGTCAATGGTGGTGGGTCCAGACAAAACTTATGCTATTCCTAAAGGTGCAGATCTGAAGCATGTTACTCTCGATACTGATCTGCCGGCAGCTACAAAGTTTCTTGAATTAATAAAACAGGCACTGCATGAAGCTACTGGTGTGCATGCAAGATCCCTTGGTGGGACTGAAAGTGCCATTTCAAATACATCAGGTTCCGCCCTTCACACAGAATATTATTCTCTTATTCGGGCCACAGATATGTGCAAGGATAATTATATAGAAGGATTTAAAAAACTTAATCGTATAATTATATGCTATGGCTTTCTGTATAATGGTCTTTTTATTCATGTTGACAAGACCATAGATAACATAGGAGCTGACCTGGGAGTTAAAGATTTAAAGGAAGCCCTTGATAAGGCACGAAAAGATCCTGAAGCATTTCCTGTAGATAAGTTCTCAAAGCTTATGGCTGCACTTGTACTTAAGGTGGACATTGTTCAGACAAAGAATGAAACAGGTGTGTTCGATTACTTTAAGTTTATGAAGGAAGGTATCTATGCTCGTTGGGTTGAGGACATGGATATTGGTATTGCTTATTCTCTTCCGAAAGATGAGTACACAGAGATAGGTAATATACGTGATCGTAAAGACTTGTCTCTTATAACTGATCGTGACGCTCTTAAGAAACTTGAGGTATCAGATCCTGATGGATATCTTGCTCAAATAGAACGTGATGAACTTCGTAAAGCTATGCATGACTCTAAGAAGAACGCTATACTTGAGCCTCCTATGGATGGTGGGTTTGACAATGTACCTCCTGGTTCTAGTGGAGGAGGTTCTACTCCTGCTACACAGGTTACAAATCAATCACAAGATGGTGGTGTAGATAAACAGGCAGATGCCAAACTAGGTGCTAACGAAGAATAATGAATGAGCCAAGATCAGTATCTGAGCAAGTTTATTGATGTATTTAATACATCAAGATCAGTAAATAATAAAGTCAAAAAATATCTAAAAAACAGACGGAAAGATCTAGTAGAAGAGTTTGCAGATCTGGCCGCTCAAGGTTACTCAACTTCACCGCAAGAAAGAACTAGGTTTAAAAGGTGGGTACTCGCTCGTGCAGAGGGAGTAAAGCCACGCACAGGTGAATTGGCTACTAAAAAAGAACAGCAGTACTTTGAAGATACTATGCAGATTGGCTTTGGTAATAGCATGATGCAAACAGTATCCAGAAGTGGATCTGGACAGGAGCTTAAGAGACCTATACCACGAGTTCCTGTTATAACTAAGGGGATGGCTGGACAAAAATTAGCATTAACAACTTCAGCACCAAGCTATCATGAACTTGATGAGAGAAAGTACAGGCCGAGAAATCTTCCTTTAAATAATAAAACAAGAAAGCAGTTATGGTCTCTTATTACAGGTAAGTATGTAAGTGATGTAAAGAATGAGTACTATAAAGAAATGAGAGACGCAGGATTAAGTGACGATTTTATACAAAGTGCTATGCGGGGTCTTGAGGTAGGAGACTATGTTAATGATGAGAGTTATTCTGATATTAAAGATCGTATAGATAAAATAATAAATGGGCATGAAGGATATTCAACAAGAACACTTACTGAGGGCGGGCGGGAGCTTGAACTCACTGAGGGGCAGAGAAGGCTCCTTAGGTTTAATCAGTTTATTGCAAGTGGTATTACTGGTTTAATAAGAAAGGGAACTATAAAAGCTTTTAATAGTGTTCTTGATTTAATATTAGACAGAACTGATCCTGAATTAAGAGATAGTATATCTAAGGTAACAGAACGTGCTTATGCAGAGGACTTCAAGTACTTCTCTGATGAAGCAATACACAGTGTTAAGGATGTAGTTGTTCCAGAGAATTACGCTACAGGTAAACCTATGAGTGATACCACTTTTAATAACTTCATAGACATGATGGGTAGCGGTGGTATAAATAGTAACATGTTCAGAAACTGGTTTCATAATACAGACTCCCCCTTTCTTTTAATGAAATATGATATGAGTTACGATGCTCACTTTGAGTGGCTTGAGAGCAAGAATAGGCCATTTGATATATGTGATGTTTACTCTGGTCAGTTTTTTGTAAGTGAGGAAGGGCATCCTTTCTTATCATACAATGAAGATACACCGACAGAGGATATGTATGATCCGGGAGCTATACCCTCTTCTGTATATGAAGCTGAAGCAGCAGTTTATAATAAAGAAAAGCCAGGGAGGAATAGGACATTAAAATCATTTAATAATCCGAGAGGAGGAGAGCTTAGGCTTCCAGTATTTTTTACAATAGAGCAGATCATTAAAGATATTATAGAAGCAGGAGTACCTGCTGAGTTATTTAAAAACATATATTTACCGATGCATACTCCCCGCGATCACAAGAACGGATGGTGTGTTATATCCTCTATTGATTTGCGGGATATTATTGAAGAGAATAATATTGAAATACAAAAACCATACGTGCCACGCGCACCTGATGTAGAACCTACTAGACCTCCAGAATATACACCAGAAGAACTGGAACGAAGAGAGCTTAGAAAAAAGATCAGGCATACACTTGTAGCTGTGTACGGTGATTATGTTTTTGACAAGCGAGATAAGAGGGGAAGGCTTATAGAGTCTAAATCTCTTTCAGAGAAGCTTGAGCTTACAATAAAAGATAAGCTTATTAAGATTGAGAGTTTGTTAGGTGTAAAGGATGCTATAACACTTGACAGGAAGCGAAAGCTTATTGCTTACAGATATATACTTGAGAAATCAAAAAGCGGAGGAATAATTGATGAGCATGGACTTGCTTCAAGGCACATGGTAAATGATTTTACATCAGTACTTTCAGACAGTGCTAATAAAACACCAGCAGGAGATACTATTGATGGGTGGATGAATAGCAGGACAGTACTACGTACAGGACCGGCAGGGCGGAGAAGAGTGTCTAAGCAGATGGTTAAACTGCGTAGACATACATATAGGTATCGTGTATTTGTAAAAGGAAAGCCACAGACAATATTGTCTGGACCCGGAGACATAATTATCTATACAAAGAATATTGAGTATTGGCTGGCTCAGCCAGGATTTAAGCCGCAGGATGTTTATGGTTTACTTTCTGATCAGATTGCTGATGCTGTTGGTGATAATATTCAAAGAGTGGCACGTATAGGTAATCACCTTAAACTTGCCGGTAAACAGGAGACTGTTAAGTTATTCAAGACAAAACTTAAGGATACAATGCAGTTACGTCCGACACCTAAGCTTAAAAAAATAGCTACAAGATTTTATTCTGCTAAAAGTACAGGCGAGCAGATGAGAGTTATAATGGGAACCTTTGTAAAAGATCATACTTATTTTAAAGAAGTGTTTTCAGAGACATTTGATTTTCTGGTAAAAAAGACTAAAAATGAGATCCTTGGTAGCCTACATGAGGGCATTTTAAGGCATTTTGGGTATTAAATTAAGTTTTTACTTGCAAAAAACTATTATTTTGTGTTATAATAGTAGTATACTAACAAAGGAGAGGATCTATGGCAGAGACTAATGATGACAGTGGAAACACTAATAACGTAGGATTAACAGCTGAAGCTATTACCGGAGTTGTAAACAAAGCGTTAGAAGCATGGCAAAAAAATCAGAAACCAGCAGATGGCGGAGACAATAAGCCAAAAGCACCAACAACTGAGGACATAACTAAGATCGTGGCGGAGTCAGTAAGTGGCTTACTCCCTGATCTTACTAAAAATATTACCGAGAACGCAACAAAGACTGCTGCTGAAACTTTTAAGTCACAGCATTACGGTGAGATCGAAAACTTGACAAAGCAGGTTCAGACTCTCACTCAAGCGAAAGCTGATGCTGAGAAAGCAGCACAGGAAGCTCAGAAAAAAAAGGACCAGGAAAACTTCAATTCACTTAAGCCTGATGAGCAACTTGCGGAGACACTTCGCAAGCAGAATGAAATGTTCAACAACCAGATAACACAAGTTACACAGGCTATTGGTTCTATAACAGAACGGCTTAATAAGAATGATCTCTCATCGTACAGGAATACTATTATCAAAACACCTGACGGGAAAGTACGTGACGATATCATTCCTGAGCTTGTCCAAGGTAATACTATAGATGAATTAAATGAATCATTCAAGACAGCACAAGCTGTTAAGGCTCAACAGACCAGTGCTTTTGCACAAACACTGGGAGTTAAGCCTGAGCAGTTGCAGGATGTTATTGCTAATATTAGAAAAGCTACTGGTGCAGATCAGGGAGCATCCCCTTCCGATCAAAAAATTAGTGTACCGCAAAATGCTGGACAAAACATCGACAATTCGAGTGCGGCGGGGAATGGCAACATTCAAGTCCCGACCGACATGAAAGACTATAAGCAGAAAAGAAAGGAATTACTCACTGAAGCAGCAAAAAGCTCGACGGAGATGACTGGTTAAAAATTTCTAATATCAAAATAACTTCGAGGAGTAAAGTATGAACTTTATTACTGCAACTGCAACCGATGTTGGTTCAGGGTATAAAGCACTCCCTAACAACATTAAAGAAGTATACAGCATGGAGCTTCTGTTCCAGGCTGAGCCTGTACTTCGCTTTCAGCAGTTCGTTAATCAGAAAACGGAACTGCTTAATGCCCCCGGTCTGACGATCAACTTTACAAAGTATAACAACCTTTCCGAAGGTGACGAAGAACTGCAGGAACATATTCCGATTGAAACCGAGGCACTGGAAAGCTCCCGCATCCAGATCACTGTTACTGAGTACGCAAAAGCGGTAGCAGTTTCAAACAAGCTGTTGAAAGCTTCGTTTACAAACACGATGCAGGACGCTTCCGTTCTTCTCGGGCGGAACTATGGTCACCTTGCTGACCGGCTGGCAAAGAACTCTTATCTCTCATCTCTTAATACGGTGTTTCCTAACGGACGGACTGCTGTAAATGAAATTATAGCAACCGATCTGTTCAACACCACAATTATTAAGGATGCGGTTGAGGTTCTGCGGACTAACAACGCTTATGAGGTTGTCGGTCAGTACTTTGTTTGTTTCTTACATCCCCATCAGGCACGTGGCCTCAAAGATGATGCTGAGTGGGTATCTGCAAACAAGTACGCAGGCGCAAGGAACATCTTCCTGGGCGAAACTGGCATGTACGATAATGTTATCTTCATTGAAACAACTGTCATGCCCATCATTACCGGCTCTGCCGCAGTAAACGTCTATCAGGCTGTCATCTTTGGTGAATATGCCGTAGGCTACGCTGTAGGGCTTCCCGTTGAAATGCGGGATAACGGTATTGAGGACTTCCAGAGGAAGCGTGCTCTGGCACACTACGGTATGTACGGTTCGGGAATTATCACTTCCGAAAATATCGTAAATATTTATACTGCCTAAAAGGGCCTAAACTGCCCTCCCGCAAAAATGTAATATCTTACATTTTTTGCGGGAGGGCATTATAATAAGGAGAAAAAATGTCTGATAAACTTAATGCAAACCTTGTTGCAGAATGGAATAAAATAACTAATGATGAACCGATCCGCGAGGATTGGGCAGATAGTGACCTCAAAAGAGCAATCGCAGCCATAAAGAAGGCAAGGGGTATGGGGAAGAAGTCCGCTAAAAAAGTAAATAAGCGTATTGAAAAGAGTAGGCCGTTAACTGCGGCTGATGAGCCTACAGGTGAAGATCTTATTGAAGATGTAGATGCGGTTGACGGAGAACCTACAGAAAAAGAACTTAAAGAAACAAAACCTGAGTCTAATGCTACTTACCCTGAAGGTAAGGTGTCTATGACAGATGAAGGAAAGGCAGCACTTAAAAAGCAAGCAGACGATGCCAGTAAAGAAGAACCCACCAAAACCGATACAAGCATCCAGGTCTTAGGTGACCTTGGAGCAGGGAGGAGGGTCAATGATCCAAACGAAATGGTTACTGTTCGTCTTGTTGAAGATGTTCCACGTTTCTTTTATGGTTCCGCACAGCGGGGTAATGGAACATGGTACGGTCCCTACAGGAAGGGAGCCAGGTTACGAGTACCGAACAAAATCTTATTTGTCCTTGAAAAGGGTGGAAAAGTCTAAAGAGCTGTTCTGTCTAAAGGATGTTAGTTTTATATTAGGTAAGAACCGTTATACCTTTAGACGTGGGCCTACTGGTAATTTAGAAGCACACCTATATAATCATTTATGTAATAGCGATCAGTTTTGTGCTGTTGATGATAATAAGCGCATAAGCAGTACGGCTGGGGACCAGCCCACATCACCTCACTTACGTATAGGTATTATGCGTAACGGAGGGTATGGTGATGTTTTACTTGGTACAGCTATAGCTACAGGCATCAGGAGAAAGTATCCTGATGCCTTTATAACATGGTACACGACACCGCAGTTCATTCAGATGCTGCGAAGATTTCCACATATTAATCAAGCAAGACTGCATAATTGCTATTCCGGTGAGGATATATTTTTTAAAAGGAATATATATGATTTCGATATGTTCTTTGCAACTAAACCGGATGCAGAAGTGTGGTATTTCAATCCTAAACTTCCAGAAAAATATCCAGAATTAAAAAAATCTGATAAGTTCAGAAGGCTACATTTTTATAATAAGAAAATGTCGAGTTATGAATGGATCAAGAAGTCAGGTTTGTGGTGGACAGATGTATACAAAAAAAGTATAGGTATTGAAGTGCGTGAAGAAGATATGTGGTTCGACATACCTACTTCTTGTGATTATCCAATAACACAAGAAAAACATGCAGTCATTGTATGTGACGGGGCGGGAGGCACACAAGTAAAGAGTTATCCTGTAAACTTATTCAAAGAGGTAGTAGAGTACCTTGAAAACATAAACTATAAGGTGTATCAAGTTGGTGACAAGTTTACCAATATAATACCTGGAGTTAAATCACTTGTCGGAACTACAGCACTTCAACAGGCAGTAGGCTACATAAAGAACTGTGATCTGTATATAGGAGTAGACGGGTTCCTTACCCATATTGCTTCACTCTATAATGTACGGAATGTGTGTATCTACGGTCCGACTCCCTATAAGATATGGGGACATAAAAATCTTAATGTAGTAAATGCCGGCATTAAGTGCAAGGATCGTCCCTGTTGGAGTAACATACGAAGCTGGCATAATAAATGTCTTATAAACGGAAAGCTTCAGGGTGAGTGCATGCTTAAGTTAAATCCTAAAAGGATAATTAAAAAAATAAATGAGGTCTTAAATAATGACAAACTTGGAAAAACTGCGTAACGATCTTCGGGTCACTATTGCTGACGAGTTTGAGCGGAGAAAGTTTGCCCGCTTTCAGTATGAAGGTGAAAAAGATAAAGCTTCTGTAGAAATAACAGCTGATCGTATAAAGGTTATTCTTGGGGAAGGTGACACTAACGAGACAACTCATGAAGTATTGTTTACGAGTACGGATGTGGTTACTTTACTTGATCTTATAAAACACTACACAGCTATCCCAGGCATGAAGGTGGACCTTGATCCTAACATTGTTATATCCTATAACATAACAGGTCTTTTTTATCAGCCAAAAACATCTATTATATTCAATGACGACAATCCTGAAACCAGAACACCGGGGGTAGACCTGTATGTAAGCAGTTTCTATCCTAACTATGTATATGATACCGCTATAGAGGATGCGGTTTCCCTGGTTAAAGAAGGATATGACGTAGAAGATCTTGACCCCAGTGAACTTGTTTATGTCAAGTGGCTTGCGGCTATGGGCCTATGTAACAAACGGGGAGCAGCTTTACTTGAGTCTGTGTCAAAGCTTACGGTCATTGAAAAAGAAACAGTAAATCTTGGAAAGATATCAATTACATCCGATACAAGCCTCAGTCAGGATGTGCAGAGTATTGCTAAGCATTGGCATGACATGGCCAAGCAGTACCAGGATCTTGCCAAGAAGTTCATTGATGACGGAACAGGTTCTATGCCTGAAGTGGTTATAGGACACAAAACTGTTGTAGATAGTATAACAGGAAATGAAATACCATTAAGGAATATTGAGGCTAGTCAGCGAATTGAAATTAAGTTTACTAAACTTAGAAATGATCTTATTCTTAACTGGACACAGTTAAGGGGTGCTGATTTTAAAGAGTACAGAGTGTACTCGCATACTGAAAGCTTTCATGTTCCAATGAAGATTGCGGATATGCCTGAGAGTGTTACGCTTGAAACAACTATAACAGACAGTCAGTATCCTGAGTATGTTATGGCTGATTTTTATGCAGGGTTAAGTGAAGGACAAAGTAAATATTTTAAAATTGTTGCACTTAACATGCAGAATACTGTTATTAAAAGTAAGGAGCTTGTCATAACAAAATGACAAAAGAAAAGCTCGTAAGAGCAGCTACTAAATTACTTATCGGTTATGGACAGATTGTCAAGGTGGCTATATTCGATAATAAAAGAACGCACAGCATGATAACTAAACCATCTGAACTGGATCAGGATGATGTTGAAACTGAAGATTACGATGACATAGATATCTTTTCACCGGAAGTGGAGCCATCCAATACACCTGTGGCGACCGACAGGCCAGCTGATAGTATTGTTAAGAAGTATAAGTATCCAAGAAAGTTTTATTGTTTAATGTCTACAACTTATACAGATATTGTTGAGGGGGATGGCGGGGCTAAGCAGAGTGAGGTTACTGGAGATCTCGTTACAATAATTGATCAGTTAAGGAGTGCAAAACTTCCACTTAATAAGGAAGAGTGGGTAGGTGCTAAGATTACATATACTGAGTTAGGTAAAAAGATTACTAAAACTGTAAGTCGTGTAGAGCCTCATAGCCGGTGGCAGGGTGAGCCTATGGGTTTTGATATTTATTTCGAGGGTTAACATGGCTTACGCAGGTCCGAAGTTAAGAACAAAGTCAGTAATACGGGGAGCATATTTACTTCGTAATGTTTTTAATGAAAAAGTAAATAGGATGAAAACTCTTAAGAACAGAGCACCTGCTGTTAATGCACAGATGTACAGGGATATGCTTGTTAATATAATTAAAGCACAGGATTTTCCTGGTGCTAACATACCTCTTAAGTTGAGTTATCTTAAAAGAAAAGTCAGGGAGGGTAAGGATAGGAGGATACTTATTTCTACAAAAGGGTATCTTGATAGTATACGTGTTTTTAAAGTAGCTCGTAATAGTAATTCTGTTTTTGTTGGGCCTTCCCCTTACGTTAAGGTGCCAGGGACTACTTTAAGTTATGCTGAACTTGGGGAGATACTTGAAGCACAGCGCCCTCATCTTGAGCCGGCATTTAAGAGGTCAAAGAAAGGAAGGCGGGCAACTTGGAGATTAGTTTATAATGTATACGCTTGAGCAAGTAGTAGATAAGTTGGTTCGTCATTTTACTAAGGTGGCTACTTTATATCGGGTGTCACTTGAGGATACATGCGTAAAAAATACCAGAATTATACCAGTTACAGCGACCAAAGAATTAAGTACTGTGCTTAAGAAGAAAACCATAATAAGTATAAATAACGAATATAATGGGGTTTCCTTCTTAAATGCAGTGTTTAAAATTGACAAATCTACTATTATAGCTTATAATAAGTTTAGAGAATCGGTTTACAAAAATCCTGTAGATCAAACACTGGAGAATGCAAGTTCGGGTGAAGATAAAGTAGTGGTTCCGAGACTTGACCTATTCCACACCGGGATGGAGGTGGACGTGGTTAACGGAAATGACGTTGAAAGCAAAGAAGTACTTGATTATTCAGTACAGGATGAAGGTGTACGGGAAGTACAGTTTACTACTCCACTGAGTAAAGATTTTCCCGCTGGAAGTTTGGTAGTGCATAAGAACTTCCAGTGTGGCTTTATGGATGTGAAGTGTAAAACTATTTTCGGTACACCTGATCGTGAGTTCTATACAGTAGAACCAGACGTAGACAAACCTTATACGGCAATACTTATTCGAGCGGTAAGTCTTGTTGAGGATTACATGCGTGAGCCTAAGCTTAATGCATTGTACTCCAGAAAAAAGGGAGCCTACATACCTGTTTCTGAAATTGTTCCATACAAGCTTCGGTTACGGGTATTGATTAGAGCCAACAATGAGTATACAGGTATGGGTGTGTACTCACAGCTTATGAATAAGCTGACCAGGGCTTTTTCAATTCAGGTAGGTTCCGAGGAGAGACATCGTGCGATTTTCATTCGTAAAGATAACGCATCTTCTTTGGATGTAGTTGGAGACGATAATGGAATATCGGATAATGTTATTGAGTATGAAGGAATTATTTATCTAAAACATGATGTATATGAAGCTTACAAAATACTGCAAAACTTTAACTTTATCTTTACTAAATATAATACAGGAGCATAACTATGAAACTAGGCAGAGCTGATGCTTATTATCAGGAGACCAAGTTCGGTGCTCGGGCAATTCCATCAGTTGCCGCTACCACTCCGTTTTTTACAGGTAAAACAGAGTGGGGGTACATTGGTGTACCTATTAAAGTTACTTCTTGGACTGATTACAAAATCAAGTTCGGTAGCTTTATAAGCGGTGCGTACCTCCCTTACGTTGTTTATTCGTTCTTCAGGGCGGGTGGAAGTGTCTGTTATGTACAGAGCTTAAAAGCGTCTACTACAGTTGCACAGCCTACACAGGCTACTATACCTGTCGTTGATGACGGCGACACTAAGATCGGTGACATATACTTTAACTATGCCTGCGCTGCAGGTAATCAGTTCAGTGTTGTATGTGCCCCCGTTCCTGGCGAGTCAGATCTATTCTATCTTCGCTTACGCAGAAACTCCAACACCATAATCACATATGGTCCGCTTTCAAAAGACCCGGACAATGTGCTTTTTTGGGAGAAGGAGCTTAACAAGTACAACTCAAACGGCGAAGTTATAAATGATCTCGGATCTGACTATATCTATGTGGTTGACAGTACCGGGAGTTCAAATCTTCCTAAAGGTGTGTCTGCTGGAAATAACAGTCCGGCATTTACGCTTGCGGGAGGGAGTGACGGTATTGAAGCCCTTGAAGCTGACTACATAGGTGTTAAGTCATCCAAGACAGGTATGTACGCAATTCTTCCGATCTACAGCAAGATTGATTTTATAGCAAATGTTGAAATCTTTACTGACTCATATATCGAAGCCCTTGTTAAGTTCGGTGCTGCATACAATATACCTTTTGTATCTACCCTTCCAAGTGATACCCTTCCTAACTCCGCTTCTTCAAAGGGAATTGTACTGTCCAAAAAGGACTATGGTGAAGACCCCGCTGAGTATCCTATTGATACTGAAAAGATCAATATAAACGATTATATTAATTCGTTTATGAAGATTGCTTATCCGTGGATCGAAATGTATGATCAGGTCAAGGCTACAGGTGACTTCATTAAAGTCCCTGCATGTGGTTTTGAAATTGGAGGTTACTGCGCCCAGGATATCGCCCTTCTCAAAGAGGGCGGGATTTCAAGCGGACGTAATCTTGCGATCTCAAACAGTCCTTACGGTTCTTATACAGATAAGGGAGCCTTTGGTCTGTCACATGACATAAGTGAGGAAGAGGGTAAAGACCTTCTTGCTGGTCGGATATCCGAGGTACGAAAGTTTTACTCGAATGACGACACACTTATTGTTATGTCCTGGGGTGAGCGTACATTGTCACGTGATAACGATTATAAGTTCTTTCCTAACAGGAGGGCCTTAACGTGGATACAGCGTGATATGTTGAAACTCGGACGGGGTTTTGTTTTCCGTCCCTTGGACAAAGGGTTCCTCCCTGCTGCTGAGAAGCTTATATATCAGAGGCTTGACAAGATACTCAAGAATACAGCAGGGATGTTTTACTCTCCAGTGTTTGCTGAAAGTATTCACTTGAGGGTTGATGACCCCACTCTCAACACAGAAGCCATTCTTGCAAAAGATATGGCCTATGCTGAGGTTGGTGTGCGACTGGCAAGGATGGTCGAGTTCTTTATTTTTAAGATCGGCTTCTTTTCCGGAAGTGCGGAACTCGTAAGTTAAGGAGGGCAACACTATGTCAACAGACAATCCCTATGAAGTAAACTATACGCTGTTTAAGGACTCCAAGCTCGGAACGAATGATGTTGAGTTTTACTTAGACGGCTCCGCAGCAAAAGATCCCCTACGTCCCTTCCGTTTCCTGGTCACATTACAGGCAGGTACTACAGAGGTGCCTTTTATGGGTGTGACTAAGATATCGGGCCTCAAATGGAAAACCGGTACGTTTAAGTACTATGATGGTGGTGGTATGACCCCACGTGTCATTCCTACCCGTCCTGAATATGAGCCTATTGTTTTTACAAGGGCCGTGTTCGCGGAGGACGGTGTATGGGAATGGTGTAAGCGGGTGTTTAACCTCAGACTAGGTGCAGGTGTACCTAGCTTTAAGGTTTTACAGATGAACATATACCAGTTGTCATATTACTATGATGAAACGTCCTCAGATTCATCAGGCGCCAAGTTTATCGAAGGTGACATTGAAAGAGCATGGAAGGTCGTTAACAGCTGGCCCTCTGAGTATGATATGGGAGAGCTTGATCGTGAGTCTGATGGGATTTCCCTGGCTACCATTACCCTTGAGCATGAAGGCTGCGTTGTAGATGACGTGCTTATGGAAAAGAACTGGAAGTCACAGGTAGGAGCAAATCTCATATCTACGTTCACACCCACTGGTGTTTAAACATCAGTATAATATTATTTATAGTATAACAACGTACTACTTAATGGTTTATTTAATATAGAATAAAAAGGAGATACAATGGAAGTAAAAGCGGTTTCCGAGTTTGATCTGCTGGTTGGATGGAAGTCCTCAGTGGATGAGACTATTAAGGAAATAAAAATTGATGAGTATACTGGTAAGCATGAACGCAGGGTTGTTAAGAAGGAATACCTTAATAACCCTGCGAGGGGTGTTACTGAACTGATCACTGCCATAACTTTAAAGTTCGGTCCGTACAGTGAAATGCGGAGGCAGCAGGCAGGGAAGCTCAAGGTATGTGATAGAAATCTCATAATGCTTCATCTCAGGTTACTCGATGACGAAACTTTCAAGTATATACACGAGTGCCCTACATGTCAGCACAAAAGTAATAAGACGGTAAATCTTATGAGCATGCCGGTTAATGACTGTGAGGAGCCAGAGAGGGATGTAGAGTTGCTGTCACCATATAAGCAGGAGGATGCAGAGTTTAAGTTTGCTCGTATCACAATGCCAAATGGTGATTGTCAGGTCTCTTTCTTTGATGCATTGAATAACCAAGATCCTGTTGCTATAAAAATGGCCATGATCAAGCACTGTTTACTCGGAGTAAAGTCTAACAAGAAGGACAGTCTAACAAGGGTAAATCCCTTGCAATTCTTTGACAACGTAAAGTCTGCTACTGTTACACGGCTTATTGAAGAAATCAATAAGCTGTCTGAAGGAGTAGGTCCGCAGTTACGTGTAACGGATACATGTGATAACTGTGGTCATGCTGAGGAACGAGAGGTCCCGATAGCACTTTTTTTTTAATAAATGATACATCGTACTTAAAGGAGTATAATGAGATCAGGGATAGTCATTATCACTTCTTGATGTATCATTATAAAACTAGTGCCCTAGATGTTGATAGTTGGACAATTAAAGAGAGGAACAGAAGGGTAACATCTCTTAATAAACAGTTGGATGCAGAACGTGAAGAGGTGGAGAAGGCCAGTAAAGAGCCGAAGTCTCCACCACGGAATAGACGTTTTAATCCAAAGTCAAAAGTGTTTTAGGAGATAACCTTGGCAGACACTAGCTACGAAAAGCATCGAGTACATACAGAGTTCTCTGCTGAGGATAAAAGTTTCGAGAGAACTGTCAATCACATGACTGGTTCTCTCGGAAAGTGGCAGAAAGCTACTGATGATACTACGAAACATGTAGAACGCAGGTTAAAGGACTCCTCAAAAGCACAAACTAATCATTTTAAAGCCATAGCTAAAAATGTAGCCATAGGTGCTACAGCTATTGGTGGCCTCACACTCGTTTATAAAAGATTTATATCACAGACAAGGGCAGGGGCTGTTATCCGAACTATAGGTCAGCGTTTTGTCGGAATGGCAAAAGCAGCTACCGGAGCAAGCACTGCTATGGGTGTAGCTAACGTTACAGCCAATAAACTGTGGCAGACCTTTGTTTCTTTCTCAGCAGCTACCGTATGGGGCGGGATCTTTGGAGCAGGCGCTATTGCCATGATCCACAGGGCAACACGTGCTGCGGAACAGTATCAGGTAAAACTTAAAGAAGTAAACTTTGTGCTTGGGTCAACAGCTGCCCAGGCACGTATGGTCGATCAGACCATAATTCAATTAGGTATAGATACACCTTTCTCAATGGCCGAGTCCGCACAGGCGGTATACTATCTGGCCTCTTCTCTCGGAGATGTAAATAAAACACTGGCAGCAACTCCCGCTATGATGGATGCGGCACTCGCCGGCAACATGGGTCTTGCAGAGGGAAGTAATTTATTAATTCAGACTTTAAACATGTTTAATGAGGTCAACGGAAAAACCCGTTGGGAACTCGCCGAGTCCTCACGTAGACAGGCCGATGTTCTAACTACTATGCAGAGGATCTCTCCTTTTGTTATGCAGGAGTTCGGTCCTGCTTTCCAAGGTGCATCTCGTGCCATTTCAGCGTACAACCAGGATCTTGAAGCTACTCTTGCTGTAATGGGAGCTTTAAAGCAAACAAATCCGATGAACCCTGTAATGGCAGGGTTCGGTATTGATATGATGATCCGGGCATTATCCATGAATAAGAAAGCATACGAGAGGATCACTGGACAGTCCTTCCTTACATCAGAAGGAAAGAACAGACAGCTTATGGATATGATCGGAGCGATTGCCGGTAAGCTTGGCCTTACAGCTGCTAATATTGCTACACGTGGACAGGCCAAGGAGATACAGAAGCAGTTACGTGAAATATTTCCATCTGAGTATTACCTTGCTCCTTTTATGAATGTAATTAAGGTGGGGCTTGGAAGAGTAAGAGAGTGGTACAGCGAATTAAAGAATGAGTCAAAAGGAGCAGCCGAATCATTTCGTGATGATATGATTAACACAGTATCCGGGTGGAAGAAGCAGTTACAAGGATCTATGGATACTGCATGGACACTACTTGGCCGTACCTTTCAACCTTTTCAACAGGCTATGTATAAAGGTATGACGAAGGGTGTTAACGTAGTAATAAGAATGTTACAGTTGCCACTCGTTAAGTATTTTGTGGCAGCAACTCTTGCTGTAACCGCCTTTGGTGGGGCAGTAGCTGCGATTGGACCATTGGTCAGTATGCTTCAGGTAAAGTTTGCTGGTATGATGGGGAGGATTGGGGCAATAGGTGTAGCCACTGGAGCAGGTAAGGGAATAGGCATGCTTGGTGCCCTAGTAGGCAGGGGAGGTATTGTAGGCGGGATCGCTGGTATGGGTAGGACAGGACTTGGATGGGTATCTACTCTTTTTGGAACAGGTAAGTTTGAGAACTCTATAAAAAGTCTACTTCCTCTTATGATCCGGTTTGTTGGGACATTTGGTGTTTTATTTGTAAGCCTTACTGCTCTTAGTAAAATATTCCCATCATTCGGTACACTACTTAGTGGTGTTCTTAAGAGGATTACTATTACGTGGTCCGCTTTTACAGATTTTCTTAAAAAAGGTTTTAAGGCATTTGCTGAAGGGTTTAAAGAAGTGTACAAGGGTTTGACAGGTACAGATCGGATAATAGATAATTCAGCAGAAGCCCTTAAGAGATGGCAAAAGACTGTAGAAGATTTTTTTAACAGTCCAGGTTTTCAGGGTTTCATGGATATCATGCGTGGTATAGGAAAAGTATTCGGATATATAGCGGGGGCCTTGGGAGCCAGAGGAACAGGTATGCTTGTAGGAATACTAGCTGCTGTACCTGCTATAGCTATGATCGTAAATCTTATGGCGACTATGGGCAGAATGGGATGGATTTTGCTTGGTTACTTTAAAAGCTTCGGTAGACCTTTGTGGGGAGTTGTTAAAGTTATGAAGGTTATACTGTTTGGTCAGAAATCTCAACTTTCTGCAAGCAGACAGCAATTACAAACAGAACAAGTAAGGGCTGGTTTATGGAAGAAGATCATGCATTATGCAGGAGTGTTTAAATCATCTCTTATGGGGAGGCTTCCTCCAATGGCTACCTCAATACTTCAGGCACTTAAAGCAGGAGCACTTATTGTACATAATGCGATAGTCAGAGCTTTTGGTAAAGGGGCGGTTGCCACTGGATTAGGTGGAGTAGGTGGTACAGCTACTGCAGCTACTATGGCAAAAGCTACATCTGGTGTAGCTAAAGGTGTGAAGGTAGGTGCTGGAGTTGCCGGCACAGCAGCTACAGCCGGTGCTATGACAGGTAAGATAGGAGCTGCAACAGGAGCCTTGGGTAGGGTATGGGCTTTTGTTTCTAAGTTCGGTATACAGATCATGATAATTTCTACAGCGTTAAGTTATGTAGCTTCTAAGTGGGATAACATTGTTGAGAAGTTCAAGAAGTATATAGTAGCTATAGGTCTTGGCATAGCTGCTTTAGTTACAGTAATAGGAGGATTTTATACCGGGGGAGCAACATGGATGGCTACTCCTAAGCTTATAATGGGAGCACTCGCCGCGGGTGCTGTAGGGTCAGCTGCTGCCACAAAGTTTTCTCCTAAGAAAGAGTATCAGTCTGCATACGGAGATATAGGAATACCCAACATGCAGGAAGGCGGGATTGTTGTACGTCCGGGTCTCGTTAATGTAACACATCCTTATGAAAAAATAGTTCCTCCAGCAAAGGTTGCTCCATTAAGTAGTGGAGCAGGTGGAGGCAATACTTACCATATAAATATGCCTGTTAATTTTAATGGTAATGTAGTAGGCGATTTACCTGAGGATTTTCTGAGAACACTTCAGGAGAAGCTGGCTAACGTTCTCGATGAAGATTTTACGTATAGCTACCAGTAAATGTAAGATCTTACATTTTTAAGGAGTATGTATGGCAGGCTATTCTACAATAAATGAGTTTTACAGAGTTAAGGCAGAAAACCGTCTTAATATTGAAAAGGTATCTAACAGCGGGGTTAGGCTTAAAAGTAATCAGGTAATAAAAGGAACAGGTACATTTATTACAGCACAGTGGAACCCTGAAAAGATAGGGTATGGTAAGAAAGTTTCTTCAAAAGAAAATCCTGCAGCAGGTGAGTACAATCCGCCGGTCGAGATACTTGGCGGAGCCGCTAATACGCTTGATTTTGTTTTGAGACTGAATACTCGTGGAGACACATGGGATGTACTTAACACAGATGCTTCTTCTGTTGTAAATGCTAAGTACCATCCAGTATTAACTCCTGATAGTGACTTTCCATCCTTTGATAAAGGTAATGAGGTATTTTTTAATTCAGGTGATAATGTTCAGGCATACAAAGATCTATATGCTCGTCTGGTGTTTCTTGACTCACTCCAGTATCCCAATACTGAGTTCGAGGAGACATCCAGGTACCTACTAACTCCCCTAGTTAAGATTATAATGGGTAATCATGTGCCTCTAGTATGGGTACTTAATGATATACGATTTGATCTTAAGCAGTTTGATCCATACTTAAATATACAAACAGTAGATATAACCTTGTCTTTTAAATTAGCTGAGTGTAATTATAACAGCTATATTTTTGATGGTTCTATCCCTACTTTATTTAATAACATGTCAAGTTCGTATGCCATAGATAAAGTAACATGGGAGGATGATGTTGTAGCTAAGCTTACTTCTGGAGAGAAGTATGCCGCCTTTTCAAAGAAGTACCTTGAATAGAAGGAGAGTATTGTGTCTGTATATAACGCTTGTGTAGATATGGAGCTTATAAGAGCCGATGGTGTTGTTGTTGATTATATTTCTATACATCAAGCTATGGTTCCTCTTTTCAGGGATATTGAATATTACAAGTATATTTTTAAAGAAGGTGATCGTATAGACCGAGTAGCTAAGTCGCTTCTTGGAAGCACGGAACACTGGAAATATATAATGCTCTTAAATCCACAGTTCAGAGATCCTACTGAACTTAAGAAAGGAGATATTATAAAAATTCCGGTAATGGAAGAGAGTGCTTAATGGGTAAACCTAGCAGGAAGTTAACAAGTTACAGAAGGAGTAAGAGCAAGAAGGCAAGTACTGGTAAGGTAACTGCTCAAGCTTTACATACATCTGTTCCTTTAATAAACCTCATTCCACATTGGGTAGATATTTTTGGTGAGCTTGTAGTAGATGAGCACCAAAGTCCATACCATCCTGTTCCTGGCACAAAGTTAGGAAGTAAGATGAAAGGGCATACTCAGATCAGTTATATAAAACAGAATTTTATAAGACTTCAGCACACTGATAGTGCTGTTAAGTTTGATACTTTAAAATATACATTTGCAGATCCTAATTTTATTTTTATAAGAAAAGGGAAGGACCGCCCTATACGTTTTCCTAAAGAAGATATAGAGTCTAAGATAACAGTTGATGGAAAGCTTGTATCTGTAGGTAGTGCTATTCCTAGTCCGTTAACTGAAGAGGAAAAGTTAGATGCTCTTTTATATTGGGCCTATGGTGCAAAGCAGGGTGATCCTTCTATATGGGGATTAAGTGGTACTGCTGATACAGGGGCTAACCTTGAATACATAGGAACAGTACGTGAGCTGGCAGGTCAGACCGGCTATCCATGGGGGGATGTAGCAGAGTTTAGTGATAACTATAGATTTGACGAAGCATGGACGTGGGGGCTTACAGCTGCAGAAACAAACCCTGACGGTGTAGGAGAACTGCAGTTATTTAAGTCTGTAGGTACTTATTCTAAGCAAACTACAAACCATTATTATATAAAATTAAATGAAAAGAATGTTGGATCTAATTTCAAAACATGGGTTCAGCTTACTCCTCCTGGCGGAGCTGGTTTCTCAGAAGAAGCTGCTAATGAAATGATGTCAGCCAGAACAGAGAAGGGGTATATTCTTGCAGAGATAAGATTTGGCGGAGTTGGTTATATTGTAACTCCGTTTAAGCATGAGACGTTCAAGAAGCAGAAAGGTCTTTTTTATAATGAGTTTGTAAATGGAAATATTCCTGGGTGGACAGCTTGGGCCGAAGAGTACAGTAAAGGACTTAAAAGACAGGCGGATAGTACAACGGTGAAAGATGATCCTAATCATCCTAACTATGATATAACTACAACTACTCCAATGAGTTTTCCTTCTTTCTTTGATCACTACGAGCAGTCTTTTACCATAGGAGAAGATCCTAAGAAGAGAGCTTATGATCTTAGTGTGCAGTGGATGCGCAGGAACTGTGTATGGACTATTGGTTATGGTAACAATTCGTATAACCAGTTTAATGTAAAGAGTAGAAACACACCACATTCTGAGAGAGTTAATTTTAATCCGTATAAGTTTACCGGAATTATTGATCGCATTGAACCTAAGTTTCCAGAAGGAGGGGTACCTGAGATAACCATTGTATTTGTTGAGGCTCTTTATCTATTGAAGAACCTAGCCGTTACTCGTTATCGTAAGTATAAGTACTTTACAGAGCTTGGGGCTTACAAAAAGTCGTGGAAAGTAGCCAAACCCTTTGAAGCTTATAAGTATGATGTACCACCAAAAGCAGAGCTTAATAAAAACAGAATAGGTGATGAGCGTAATGAGTACAAAGATATAACTACGTATGTTAATGAGTTCAGTACTAAGAGTGCTAAGGCACATTTAAGGTATATGCAGTTATTTAATGAAAGTAATATACGTGTTAAGCCGGGGTCACTTGATGTAGTTTTTATAAATAAAAACTTCCTTGAAATACTTGGGGAAGTAATAGCCATGTTTAATTTACAAATGGCACCTCCAGATCCTAATAGTGATATATATGCTTACTATTCTATAAGATCTCTTCGTTACATAAAAGGTTCAGCAGATGAAAAAGCAGCTAAGGAACGTATGAGTTCATGGGTAAATAAAGTTGAAGAGGAGGAAAGTAAAGTAAGAAGGTATAATTATGATCTTGAAGAACGCAATAAAAAGACAGATGACTTTTGGGAACCTCCTAAAAACGTAGCTGATGTTTATGTCTATAATAATGGAGCAGCATTAGATAGTGACAGTGTGACTTCTTATTATGCGTGGTCGGTAGACTCTGATGATAGAGATGCATGGGTTGAAAGAAATCCTGATGCTAAAGCTACAATAACAGACCACGTATCAAAAACCTGGAATGAGGAGGGAAGGAAGGAGGTAACTAAGCTTAATGATATAGAAGAGTTTTGGGATCTGCCACGTATTCCTTATGTAGTATGGAGAGGTAATCAAAGTGCTTTTGATTTTTTAAAGAAGTCAATATTGGACCCATTAAACTTAAATCTGGTACATGCAGGATACGGCCATATAAAGATAAAGTTAAAGAGTGGGAAGTGGAGAGAGATAGCCACAGGTAAGGTAGCTATAAAACACGAAGTAGATCCACAGGCAGTAGTACTTGCTGCCGACTACCTTGAGGTAATAAACAGAATAGTTGACATAAAAACTTACATGACACAGGTTGAAGAAGATCGTGGAATACTTGGTAGATGGTGGGACGGAATAGTAAATGCTGTACAGAAAGGATCTATAGCAGGTAATGTTCTGCATGGATCTGGTTACGGTATTTTAGAAGCTTTTCAAGGTAATGAGAGGGACAAGCTTGCTGCAGAAGATGCATGGCAGAGGTATCTTAAAGACGGCATACGTGCTATGGAAGATCAGCTTGAAACTCTTTTACAGCAAATGGAGGACTCTCTTATTAACATACAGGAAATGGCGGTTAAAAAGGCGGCACGTATAATACACTATGATCCAAGAACAGTGAAAGACTACAATGCGACAGAGATAGCCAACAGTATTGATATGGCACGTGAGGTTGTAAGTAAGGACTACGAAGCTATGGTTGATGGTTCATCAGAGTCAGGTAGAGTTCGTAACCTCCAGGATTTGCATGCAGATGTGAGCAGTAAGCTCACTGATATAGAGAACAAAACAGAAGTATATAAAAAGTACATTAAGAAAAAGGAAGCTACTGAATAATGGCTTACAGACCGGGACGTAATAGAGGACGAAGAGGCAATCGTGGAAGTAGTGGAGGAAGTCCACGTGATCTATATGAAACATACATAAAGAAAATAAAAGACTCTTTCTTTAATGATGTTACATTAACTCTTCAATCGGCTGACGTTATGCTAGGAAGTAATTCATTTGTAAAAAACTCTGAGCAGATATCTAATACTAACATACAGCAGAGAACAGTTACCACCTGGGGGATTGTACCAACACGTGTAAGCCTTAAGGGTCCTGGGGAGATGGAGGGAACCTATACTCTCAAAGAGTTAACTAACACACTTGACTCACGTGGGGGTTTTAAAGCAAAGGCGGGGTGTATAACCACTGATGAGTTTATAAAAAAAGGTCAGAGAATGGTAGGTACTATTGCCAGTGTACTTGGGGTAGGTTTTAAGGAAAGGATAGTATCTATGTTTGACTTTCAGGAGTCACTTGAGATTTTCAATAAGAAGATAAGTGACAATCAGTCAAAAAAGTCAGAAGAAAAAGTCGGGGAGATGAAGGACCAGGAAGGGGTTAACGTATTGTCAGGAGATGCAGCTGGAGTAAATGAATACCTTCTTACACAAAGAATGAAAGCTGTATTTGGTTTTGGGGATTATTCTGGATCTCTTTTTTCCAGTCAAGGTAGCAGAATGAATACTGTTTATGGAGCTATGCACGACAATATGAAAATGGAAGCATTTGATAACTTCTCTGATTATCTTGTGGAAGATGAACTTAGTGTAGCAACAGATGTGTTTTCTGCACTTAAACAGTTAGATGAAGATAAAGAAGCTTTAGGGATTGAGTAATGTGGCAGAAGATTGAAAATTATGTAAGACAACTTTTATTAAAGTTTTTGGGTGTAAATGCAAGTTTACCTTACCAGCCTATGATCGGAAAGTACAGGGCAAGGGTTGTTGACAATAAAGATCCAATGAACCAAGGAAGAGTAAGAGCGAAACTCTTGGTGGAAGGTATAACTACAAAATGGGCCAGGGCAAGTGTTCCTACTATAAATGATTATACTGTCCCTCAAGTAGGTACTGGTGTGTGGATTGAGTTTGAGAGGTTTGATCCATCAAAGCCTATATGGACGGGGTGCTATTATGAGATAGATGGATTTGGGGAATCCAATGCTCCGTCTGTAGGTGAACAGCAGAAGGTTCTTAAAAATAATACTGGACGACTTTTATTTGATGATTATTTTAAACTCATAGGTTTGTTTCATGATTTGTCTGGATCTTATATGCGCATGCTTGAGGATGGTACTTTCGAGCGAAAAGTGATCCGGGATAAAGTTCAGGTTATTCGCGGGGGAGATAAGAAGAAAGTACTTGGTAGCTATGTCAGGTCTATAGGTAATGAGCTTGTACAGACAGTAGGTAAGGCTATGCGCCTTAGTGTTATGGGGGAGTTCCATGAGCAAAGTGGGGATAAGCGTTATCATAAATATATAGCTGATAGTTATACACATAAGTCAGGTGGTGCTGCTTATACATCTGGATCGAGAGAAGAGTATACAGCTGATGGTTATAAATTAATCATGGGCATCAATACTCCGCCCACTTCAAGTGTTATGGATGAAATTACATCTCCTGCTTTAGAACTTATTTTTAAATATCTTACAACAGGAAGTGCTGAGTTTCTTACTAACCTGTTTGAAACTAATAAGGTTAAGTTTGAGATCAAAGAGTCTGATAAGACACTTGAGTTCGATTTGTTCGGGTACAACATTAAACTTGATGGAACAAATAAATCATTGGTTATTGATGATACTAATAATGGTCACAAGGCGACCTTTGACTCATCAGGTATCATTGTTGAGGATGGTAAAAATACAGGTAATAAATATACAATGAATAGTGATGGTACAGTTATTGACTGTAAGAATGGAAATAAGATATCAATGGAAAACGGAAAGGTTGATATCAATGGCGGAAAGCATACGGTGGCAACATAATGGCAGCAGATGATCATGTTAATGTAGACTTTGAGTTCTCTGTAACTCAGAACGCAGCTGCGATCCCTGGTATAAGTTCAGGTGGAAAAGATGACTGTACTGTAAATGAAGATACTGATAATGAAATGCCGTCAGGTAAAAAGGTATTAACTGACAAGATTACGAATCCGTCTGGTGGATCATTACCTGCCTGGGGGTGTGAGTCACCAGGACAAAAAGCAGGTACACATACAGATACACCAACTAATACAGGTTCATATACTATAAATGCGGGGATGACAGACAACAAAGAGAATGGAAAAGCCTGTATGAAAAAAGGTGACTCAGCTACTTGTTCGTGTGCCATAAACTCAGCACATAACCAGACAGGTGTTATTACACCTATTACTGGATCTTGTACTATTGAAATAGTGGATGGTGGGCAGTCTGACTGTCAGGGCAGTTAAATGTAAGATATTACATTTTGAGGTAAATAATGTCAGATACTAAGAAAAGGCCAAAAAGCATGTTTGAAAAGCAGCTTGAACAGCTAAAGTTTGTTCGGGAATCTCTTTTTAAGATTGAAAAATTACTTGATATTGAGTATAATAAAGAGATAGCTAAATTAAAGAAAATGGCCGGGGTAAAGGATGGCACAGGTAACTCAAAATAACGGAGATAAGAACACTGTAGTTGGTGCTTCTACTGCTCCTTTTAAGGAGGGAGGCAGTATATCTGACCTGTGGTCCGAGTTCCGTAGTACAAACATCTGGTATAATTCAGGATTAAGATCTAGAGACTGGTATGAAAAGCGTAATGAGGAATATAATTTTGCCGGGGAAGAAGGCAGGATCTTAAAAACTAAAGCTGAGGATATACACAGCGACTTTTCTTATATGGGCCAAGCAGGTATTGAGCTTGGTGATGCTATTCAGGGGTTTATTGATCTAGTTAGTCAGGTGGGGGAGAAAGCTGACACCATACTTAAAGCTATAGAAGAAGTAATGAAGATTATATCTGAACTTACAAAGTTTATATCTTTAAATCCACTTACTGCTGTCATAGATGAAGTTATAGCTTACATTGATGATATGCTTAGTAGCATAGAGGATACAGGAGCATTTCTTTTACCTATATATCCTAATGAAGCCAGAAGGGGTGTAGGTAATGTTCTTGAGCAGATCAATAATGCGTTTTATTTTGCGGAGTCGTTCAGGGGGACCGCTGGAACGATTGATGTAACTGCTGCCCGTACCAGGAAGATTGTAAATAACTATCTCGGAGGTTTACTCGGTGAGGTAGAGGAGAAGGATGAAAAAGAGGAGGATGAAGAGAAGAAAAAAAGGATAGAAAAGGCACTTGATTTACTTACTGATACAGTAGGTCCTAACTTCAGTGAGTCCGATGTGGTAATGGGTGCCGGCTTTATTGTTTCTTTTTCATTTCCAAATAAGCTGTTCGATAATCTTAAGGAAGTTCTTCCTAAGATATGGAGGCAGCCTGTACTACTAGCTACACTTAAGGGGTTTAAGGTAAGTGTAAGGAGACAGCGAGATGATGCTATAGTAAGCTGGACAAGTTTAATAGTAGCTATACAAGGTACTGATTTCAGTAAGCGGAGAAATATGTATCCAGCAGCTAATGAGGATGAAGGAGCTACAGCTACTGGTTTTTCAAAAGAAATAACGTGTATACCACATATACGTATAAGTTTTTATAAAGAAGAAGCACAAACACCACGAGATGAAGTAAGTCTTGACGGGCCTGTAAAGACATTACAGGAACAGTATGCGGAAGATAATTCAGATTTTGATGTGTGGGTGTGTGGGCTTAATAGTGTAGATGGAGGAGGCAAGCGGTCAAGCAGGTACGGAGTCAACCAAAATATGATTGGTGAAGTATGTGCCCGTATGGAAGCTGAAATAGAAAGACTGTTTCCAAGATCTGATGGTGCTAATTATTCTTGGGGTCCGAATGGAAATGCTATTCTTGTATTCAGAAGATCTGTGTCTAAAGAGGATGATTCTATAGGTAACATGTATAACTATCCAATGAGAGATGCAGAGGGTATTGATCAGTATGGTACCTGCAGATTGCGTGTCTATAGAAATGAGATTGGTATTATTGAAAGCTATCCAGAGGACGAGGTAGGATCTGTTTATGATAGCGGACCTATTTATATACCAACATTTAAACAGGCTTATGATGTTCCTCCCCCAGTGTCCTCTACAACTACTCCCTGGATAGGTACTACATTCGCTCAGCTTGTTCCACCTATAAAGACTATGTTTGATACTGTAAGACGGGAGATGTTAAACTTTAGAAATCTGTTCGACTCTTTTAATAATCCACTTGAGGATATGGTTAAACTTATAGAGGACAAAAGAAAGCTCGTCACTTATTACATTAATATTATATCAAAAACCATTGATGTTATTGAGAAGTTTATAAATACATTAAAGGATTTAAGTGCAAGCGCAAGTGCTTGGTATATGCCTCCTGTCAATGGATCTGTGTGGGGAGGACCAGGGGGCAACGAGTTAATAAGGACAGAACTTGAAGGTAATATGAACCATCTTCGTAGTAATGGTTTTATAAAAGATAATCACCTTACACTCGGTCTCTATTTTTTTACAGGTTATCCTTCTTTTGATCAGGAAGGTGTTAATAAAGTGTTTGATGGAATAAAAGCTTTTCTTGCTATGTTTAATTATTTCGGTATAGATCCTGAAAAACTTGAGTTACCCGCTACTAAGACTGTTTATATTGAGGAAGGGAGTAACTTTGGAAATGGTAATATATCACCGGCACAAGCAGGGTGGTCAATAAGAGCTGAGGGAGGGGGAATACCTCAAGGAACTACTCTTTTAACAGTTGACGAAGAATCAAATACTTTTACGATGAGCAAGGATGCTACCAAGACATCTATAAGTGCAGGAACTAAAGTGCTTGTGAAGTCTCAGGAGGTATAAGTGGCAGTAATACGAACTAGAAGTTTTCCTCTTTTAATAAGCAAAACAAAAGGATTTGCTGTAGATGAAGGTATAAGTTCAGAGATGGGAAAGTTACTTTGTGCTTTAACTATGCATCACGGTGAAAGACTTATGAATGATGAGTTTGATGAGGAGGAGCTTCCCATTGATTATATACATAGAACCGAACAGGAAATATACGGTCCAGAGTTCTATGCTTGCATTAAACGTATTGTTACACGTGTAGTTCCAGATTACACATTACTTAATATATACATTCAGGACTCACGTAATAAAAAAGAGTCAGCACTTATAATTGGTTTAAGTTTTGCAGAGCTTGAGGATAAAGTTATATTTAAACTTGATAATGAAAATATATAATTGATTTAAGGAGATCAAAATGTCAGAAGTAAATAGTTCAGTACCTGTAAGCTCGTATGTGAGTACATTTGTAAGGGGGTCTTTTGATCAGATTGATTATACAGGTAGGGATTTTCAGTCTTTCAAGGATGGAATTATAAGTTATCTCGAAGCGAACCATCAGGAGTATTTTCGTAATTTCGATGATAATGATCCACTCATGATGGATATTGAGGCTTTTTCTTATGTAGGTGATGTACTTTCTTTTTATACTGATCGTACATTCAATGAATTAAATCCATTTCATGCAAGAGAGATTGAGAACATAAGGAACTACATTGATATATTCAATTTTAAAAGAAGAGGATACCTTAGTGCTGTAACTACAGTTATGATAACTTTCTCTCCGCTTGAGAGAGATATAGTATTACCTGCCGGTTATAAGGTAGGGTATCTTGATGTGGAAACCGGGAGGAATATACCTTATGAAGTATTTGAAACACAACTTATAAAATCAGGAGAGTCGAGTGTAAATGCTGTTGTTACTCAGGGTGAAACTATTATAGAAGATTTCGGTACGGCTGATGGTAAATACTTTTTTGTAAAATGTTCTGATAGAAATTATCAGGAAGCTTCCATGCAGCTGTTTGTTAATGGTGAGGAATGGAAGCGTGTTGAAACTTTTCGTAACAGTCAGTTTTATAACAAGCACTACAGGGTGTTACTTAATAATGACTATGTTCCATACATAGAGTCTGGTGATGGAAGTAAGGGGCTTCTGATACCTGAAGGTGCAAAGGTAACTTCTAAGTGGAGGAAGAGTGACGGAGATAAAGGTAATGTACCCGCGGGTATTATTACTGAGTTTATAGATAGCTCTATAACAGAGTTTACTGATGTAATTAATATAGAGGAGGCTGAGGGAGGTATTAATACATACACAACTGAAGAGACTAAGTTTTTAGTTCCTGGTTATATTAATGCACAGGATCGGGGAATTACTATTCCTGATATAGAGCAGCTGATTGATGAGAACCCACTGTTCGGTATACGTGCAAGGTATGTATCTTTTGATAGTCGTTTCTTTGCTACAAGTAACAGACATTTAGCTGCCTATGTGGATGTAAATGGGGATGGAGAGGTAACTGAAGCACAGTCTTTTAATCTTAAAACGTATCTTGAGAGTAAGTCTGCAATAGGATATGTGATTACAGTCTATCCGCCAGTCAGGGTAGCTATTGATGTTGATATTTATATAAAGCTTGCAGATTCTACACTAAGTAATGCAGAGATGGCTTCCTATTACACAAGGCTTGCCAGTGATTATTTTATAAAAGATAATTGGTTGTTTAAAGCAACTATACGGCCTTCAGACATTACTGTACTCTATAAAGTAGATAATCGTGTAGATGACATTGTTGTTAATAAGCTTTTTCGTCAGGGAGGAACAGAGGGTGTGTCATCTATAGAAATGACTGAGTATGAACTTCCTGTTTTAGGAAATCTTAATATTACAGTGGAGGGTGGCCAGGAATGAATATACATATCAGTCCACTTGTATGCCAGCACTCTTTTGATCCGGGCATAGTAGATATAAGCTGGACAGATAATTCACCTATAGAAGATGGTGTTTATCATCTTGTTAAAAACAGTAAAGGGTATCCTCTCGATGTGTACGATGGAGATACTGTTTATGTAGGTACTAACAAGTACTATAAAGACAGTGATGTTGAAGAGGGAAAGATTTATTGTTATACATTATTTATAGAAAAAGATAGTGTATATTATTCTGCCAGTGATAATAGAGATTCTATAATAGGTCCATATAATTATGATTATGGTGATTACATGTGGAAGAGGTTAGTGTGGACCAACTATAAAAAGTATACGTCAGCTGAGGAGCTTAAAGCATTATTCAATACATTCGGTAAGTTTTTTGGCGGAATAAAATCTAAGATAAGGCAGATTGATGATATATTTCACTTAAGGGCTGTACCTATAAAGTTTACAAAAGTACTATATGAAAGGATTGGTGTTTCTTTCAGGGATAACCTTCCTGTTGATTATTATTCTAATGAACTTACATATTTTCTTTTGGGGGCGAAGGCTAAAGGAACAGAGTCTGGCATTAAGAGATATTTATATTGGTTGTTTAATTTTAATGCACAGATACTTTATAAGTCAGCACATAAAAGCGGGTTTTATTCATGTGAATATAATGGGTCAATTACATTTGACCCGGATATACATCGTGTGCAAGATCTTGGAACGCACCGTGACATTTTAAAAAGAACTATAGATTATTCTGGATATGGAGAGACTACTTATTTAGTTGATTTGATGTATGTTTTTATTTTCATACCATTTAATACGTATAGACATAGTTTGTTATATGAGAGAGCGTGTGAAATACTCAATAACTATTTTCCTGAGTATGTTAGCATAATACCGTATCCAATGTACTTTTCTGATGCTGTTTTGGACAAAGAATTGGATAATTTAGTGGAATACACGCTTGGTTAATGTTATAATTAAAAAGGAGGGTAATGATGATACTTACCAATCCTAATATATTTGTGGATGCATTTGGTCCACTTCTAAATAAACTTTTAAAATCAAATTGTACTCTTTATTATGCTGTAGGATCTGGAGATACTCAGTGGGATAATGAAGCAGATAAAGGTTTGAGTAAAAAAAGCAGATCAAGAACGACTCTTTTCAATGAGGTATTCCGTAAAAAGATCGATAATGTATCTGATACTGATTATATTGATGATAACAATCAGGTATCTATTACTCCTACTAAAAAGCTACAGTTCAGAGTTGAGCTTGATACAGATGAAGCAATAGGTGAACTCAGGGAGTTCGCAGTATTTGTAGATCCTGAAGGTAGTGATATACCAGGAGTAGACGAAGGAACCATGATCCTTCATGAAATACATCCTAAAGCAGTCAAAGCTGGCGGTGAGACTGTTAACAGGTACGTAAATCTTGTTTTAATGAATTAAGGAGATCTAAATGTCTAAAGAAAACTTAAAGATCGGCGGTAATATAACTCAGTTTTATAAAAACTATATTGCATCTGTACTTCAAATGGGAGTACCTGTTCTTGACGTTGATTGGAACAACTTTCAGGATATAGTACTTAATATACAGCGTGAGACTTTGAAGCTTGTCGGCGGAGCCGGCAGTGTATTTTATTCTGACGGCCTTCTTATTGAAAAGATGGATAATGGTCGTGTTAAGATTAAGGCGGGGACGTGGGTTTATAAGGGTTTTGTATTTACTCTTTATGAGGATCTTGAAATAACAAAAACAAATGCCAATCTTAATGACAGAACCACCTCAGGGGATCAGCTTGATCTTACTCTTAATAAGAATTTTTATTATAAGCTTTCTTTCAAGTATGTAGACTATACCGAGGACCCTAATCTTGTACACCCTCTTCTTAATGTTATGCGGTGTGCAAGACTACAGCTTGTGTGTGAGATATACTACGGTGACACTATTGAAGCTGATGTGGAGATGGCACCTGATACCGGAGGTTTTTGGGATATCGGACTTAATCTTAAAGTTGCCAGTGTATCTGGAACAAGTATTGTTGATGAACGGGAAAGTTATGATACTAATACCGGTCTCCTTGATGACATCATGGATAATAAGGCAAACCATGAAGCACATATTGCAAACGTACCTGCTCCTGCAAATGCTGTTCATGGAAAGAAGTTTGTTGATACACTTAATGGATATGAAACAGCTACAGATGTGTTTGCTTCTACCAAAGCTATTTATGATTACTTTCAGGCTTTTCAGCAGGGGCAGTCTATGCAGACTGCAGTAGAAGCTATACAAAATGATCCTCCTGGATCTCCTGTTGATGATGAGAGATATATAATAGGAGATACACCTACAGGTGCATGGTCTGGTCATGCTGATGAGATTGCACAGTGGTCTACAGAGCTTAATCCTGATGCCTGGACCTTTACTGAGCCTGAGACTGGCTTTCTTGTACAGGTTAAATCTCCTTCTCCTTCTCGTTATTGGGTGTATACTACACAGTGGGAAGAGAGTAACATCTTTAATAGTCTCGTTGACCTCCAAGATGTTGATATAACAAGTCCGGGGGCAAGCGAAGAAGGGTATGCTGTTGTCTGGAATAATACCAGTAAGAAGTTTGAACTTCGTGAAGTAGCACAGCCTAATTCTATTGATCCGTATGTAATATCTTACACGGCGGGAACGTGGCATACAGTTACCTTCTTTCCCATACAGACTGACACTCACTATTGGGTATATGCTCAGGATATTGATAATGACGAGTATGTTATTCCTGAAGTAAAGGATTATACTTTAAATAATGTCAAAGTACGGTTTCCTACAACAGGTAACTACCGTGTACTTATTATTGGCGGAGAAGCATGGAGTCCTGCCAGTTTTCCTGAACTGTCTGATGTAACAGATAGTAGCCTTTCTGGTAAGGCGGGGTATTCTCCTGTCGTAAATGACGATGAACTCGGTATTTCACTTAAAAGAGTTGCTACTAAAGATGTAGTTGTTGCTACTCAAGCAGAGTTTAACGCCATTATAGAACGAACAACGACAAACACCTATAGGTTTAAAAGCGAATACAGATCTGTTTATTGTAAATATTTAAGTGGCGGATATGATATGCAGAGTTTTTTAAGTGGGGGAGACACTTATGGATTTCTTCATTTTAATAACTGTTCACATTTACAAATGGACCCCGGATCATATTTTTATTATGGAGATAACAATGGGTACTTTTATGTAGATTGTGAATATGCTTATATAAAGGATGTAACAGTTAAAGGTCTTGGATCTTCTGCTGCACCAATAATATATTCATTTTATATAACACAGAGAAACCTTACATTTGAAAATGTAACTGTAAAGGACAGGTACTCAAGTGTAACTATGAGTGGTTTTCGTTACAATGCAAGTGATGCATTTTATAGAAGTTCAAAGTTTATTAATTGTACAGTTGATAATCTTAAAACAACAGCTTCAGATAAGGATCTATATGGTTTTTATAATGCACACAACGTTGTTAATTGCAGGGTTGAGAATATGGATGCAGCATTAGGTGCTGTCTATCCCTTTCAAACCTGTAAGAGTGTTACTAATTGTACTGTACACAATATAGATTCTGGTAAATGGACTAATGTTTTTAATATATGTGAACGGGTATCTAATTGCAGAATTGAAGATGTAGATGCTCTTGGTGATGTTATTCGTTTATTTAATCAGTGTATCGGGGTGTCTAATTGCTCTGCTAAGACACTTACTGCAACTGGTCTCCGATTAGTTGAACTGTGTCATAATGTTACCAGTGTAGTAATAGATAGTATTTCATTTCCTGGGGGATCAACTACTTATGGTTTTTATCAATCAGAGAAGATATCTGCTTGTGAGATAAAAAACGTAACAATTACAACAAGTGGTAGCTTTAGAGGTTTTGATACCTGTAAAAGAGTATCTGCTTGTGCTGTTAGTAATATAACTTCAAGTGACAATGCTGCTTTATATGGGTACAACAGTTGCAGGAACGTGTCAGCATGTTATGCCTATGATTTTAATGGAGGAAGTGGTGGAGGGAATGTAATTGGATTTAATGACTGTCACAGGATCGCTTCATGTGAGGCTAATGATCTTGTTAATGCTGGTGGACCGGCCTGGGGTTTCAATAGTTCTTATAACTTAAGTAGTTGTGAAGCTACCCTTATATCATCAACAACTGCTTCTAGTGCTTACGGATTTAATGACTGTCGTAGATTGGATTCGTGTACTGCTTCTTATATATCAAGTACGGCTGCTAATGCCTATGGTTTTAATGAGTGTGAGTTAATAGCATCGTGTGAGTACAGCTTAAGTTTTACTGCTCCGAGTGGAACTATTTACGGGTTCCATACTTGTCAATATTTAGCATCTGTATATGCTCCTGGAACTTATAATAATTCAAATTGTGAATGGGTTGATATTGGAGTAGGGTCTGGAGGGACACCTACAGCAAAATACTCAGTTAGAGGTACATTTTAATAAGGAGAATTAAATGAAAAATATAGATCCTTCTGGTGGTATAACTACTGCTATTTCAACTTTAACAGGAGCAGCCACTGCTCTTGATAAAGACAAGCCACATGTAAAAACGGACTATGGTAATGGTACTTACTTTGTATACTGTCCTGAAGAGGGTGTGCCTTATATGCTTATAATGAATAAGCCCACTACGTTCAGTCTTAGTTGTAAAAACAGTAATGATGCCGGCGGGACTAATCTTGACCTTTACTCTGCCAGTCAAGTTGCTTCAGTAGTATGGGCGGGAGGTAAGGTGAGGAATATCGCTAACAACATAGGTAACGGAGAGTTATTTAGTTTAACAATAATAAGAATGGGTACGACACTCTATTGTGCCTGTTCACTCATGGACTCTAATTAAGGAGAGTTATGTGATCCTTCCGTCTTTTGGATTTTATAACGCACTTCGTATAGGTAACTATAGCCCACCTGAAGGTTATTCAGTAGCAATACAGGATCTGGTTAATAGTCCATCACAGGCTAATAATACACAAAGTAGTTTTAAGCCTGCAACTTCATCAAGTGGAGCTTCTTATTTTTATAGAGGGAACACACCTATACAGATGAATGAAGAGTGGCATGCAGGAACAAGTGTAGGAATGTTAACATTTACTGGTCCAGGTTATTCGGGTGGTGGGCCTTATCCTACCAATTTCTTTTTTAGTCCTGGACCTAGTATGACACATCCTTCTCCCCGTAATTGGGATACTTTTGCGGGAGCAGAGTTTGATGGTATACAGTGGATAACTTTTTATGGATCACAAGGAAAGCTTCCACTTGCTTATATCCGTTCTGCATTTATAACTGCTTTCAATGGAAATAATTCGTACATACATATAGCAAGAAATGGAAGTGTGTACAAAGGCTCTTCTTATACGCAAGCTGATCTTGTTGTGCGTGCAGCAGACATGGCAATAGGACAGGCAGGGGGTGGCAGTAGTATTCATGATCTTAATACAATATATTATTAAAATGTAAGATCTTACATTTAAGGAGTAAAGAATGAAATTAAAATCTAAATATAATAAAAAGTTAAAAGTACTTCAGCTTGACGGTGGCGGGGCGAAGGGTGTAATGTTTCTTGCTTTTCTTTCAAGACTTGAAAAAGCACTGGGTAAACCATGTCACAAGATATTTGATCTGGTTATAGGCACATCTACCGGAGGAATAACCGCTGCTCTTATTGCTTCGGGTATGCCTGCATCAAAGATCTTAGATATGTATCTTAAGGAACTTAAAAAGATATTTAAGAAGAGATTTCTTGGGCTTTTTAATCCTGCAACATGGTTTACAGGATCTAGGTACAAGCGTGGGTACGCTGATGCTCTTATGTTAAAGTATCTTCATTTTCCTATGAATAAAGCAAAGATAAAGCTTGTTGTTACTGGAATTAATATGAAGGACTCTAAGCTTACTCATTTTTTTAAATCTTATAAGAAAAAGTATAAAGATATTATTACTGCCTTTCCTGTTATGGCAACATATTCAGCGCCGACTTATTTTGGGTACTTTGAGGACAAAAAAGATGTTCTTAAGTCCGGAGATAAAGAGGGTGGTATATGGACAGATGGCGGATGTGGTACACAAAGTTGTACACTTATGCAAGCTTACATAGAAACCAGAAGGCTTAAAGCAGGATCTAATTATTTTATACTCTCCTGTGGGTGTGGCTATACTAATCTTGGAACAGAAGAGAGACAAGGGTTTATACGTCAGATAAAAAACTTCTTACCGATAGCACGTGAGCAGGCTATATGGGAACAGGTTAATGATGCAGAGGAACTTGGTCTTAATGTTTTCAGGGTAGACGGGAGAATACCGAATAAACTGATGGATCTCGATAAAGTTAAAAACAAATATCTTCAAACCTACAAGATAATAGGAGAGCAGTGGGCGAATAGCTTTTTACCGGAGCTACTTATTTAGGAGGGAATTAAATTGCCTGATGAAGTTAAAGTTGTCATGGATGAGATGCTCAAATCAGCGTTTGAGGGCATCAGAGAAAATATAAAATCTGTCACAGGGTCGCTGAGCAAGGATATAGGATCTGTAGCTACTTTAGTAAAACATAATTATACAAATATTAAAAATGATATAAGTCGTCTTGAGAATACAATGACAGAACTTAAGGATAACTGGCAGAAGGATCACGATAAAATTATAAAGATAGAACAGGAGATTGCAAATCAAGCTAAAGAGTTAATCGACTTCAAGGAGTCTGAGAAGAAATACGGAAAAGAGATTGACAAACGTGTTTCTATCGCAGAAGGAAAACTTGAGAAAGTATCTTTATCAATATGGAAACTCGTTGGACTTGCTATAGGTTCAGGAGCTACCGTAGGTTTATTTTTTACATTACTGTTGAAACTATTTTCAAAATAAAGGTGTACGTTATGTTTCTTTCAAAACTATTCAATAGGAGAAAGAAGATGACTAAACAGGATATTATTGGTGAAGTAGTCGAGAAGTTTGAAGGTGGCTACTGTAACCACAAGAAAGATCGTGGGGGCGAAACATACTGCGGGATTGCCCGGAAGAAGCACCCATCCTGGGAAGGGTGGAAAACTATTGATATGCTCAAGGACGGGCGGAAGCTTACGACAAAAGCTGAATGGAAAGAGTTCAGTAAAGTTCTCGATAAGCACCAGTTCCTTAGAAAGAAGATAGAAGCCTTTTATGACAAGGAATATTGGGAAGCCCTCAGATTAAGCTCTGTTGCCTCTGAGAAGGTCCAGCACGAGTTATTTGATACAGGAGTGAATTGCGGGATCTCAGGGGCCGTCAGAGTGCTTCAGGAGGCCCTAAATACACTTAATAGGAACAATGACAGCAGACTCTACGCAGATTTGGTTGTAGATGGTAAAATAGGGATGAAAACACTAAATGCAGCCAATATGCTTCTTCCAAGGGACGAGGGGCCACTTATGAAGGCTCTAAACGGGGAACAATATATACGATATAAGAAGATCATAAAGAAAGATCCTAGTCAGGAGATCTTCTGGAGAAGCTGGATGCGGAGGGTTAGTTTTTAATGGCTATTATACTAACTGGTAAAATACCTCCCGAACATATTGACGGACTTGAGGAATATATTGAAGAACAGATCGAGGAGGAGGTAAGTCAGAAGTCTGAAGTAAATATAAATGCTTCTGTAAACTCTCTTGTCGATAAGTTTGAAGTCGCTCTCAATAAGTCAGTAGAGTGGTGGGTCTATATTGAAGATCCAACACTTAAAAAATATCTGCAATACAAATTAGTAGTAGCACATGTAGATGCAACCAATCCCGATTATCAAACTTGGGATATTGTAGGACCAGAGATTCCGCACGTTATAAATATAACATTTGATGGCACATACATAAACTTGTATGTACAGAATAATGAAATACATACGATCACCTGTAAGGTGGTGCGTAACTTTATTTAAGGAGATTTAATATGCCTTCAACAAAATCAAAAATAGGTGCAGCTGGTCTTGAGATTAGAAACGGTCCGTCATTAATTCCAGACGATATTGATCCGAGTGCAGGCGGTGGGTATGCCGCCAACATAGGATCTGAGTTATGGAGAAACAACGGAGGCACTGCTGAGAAGTGGAGAAAGACAGGAGCAGGAAATACTGATTGGGTAAAGGTATCTTCTGGTAGCGGATCACTTGAGGATGGTTACCAGAACACTTTTATGGGTAAATCAGCTGGAAGTGATATTCCTGATTATACATCAGAGAATATAATTACTGACGGAGATAGCCTTGAAGAGGCTTGTGGTAAGCTTGATGCTGAAGCAGGGTATTCTCTTTCTTTCATGGGCAAGTCTGCCGGCAATAGTATGCCCGACTATGATAACACTAATGTAGTAGCAGACAACGATAGTCTTGTAACTGCAATCGGAAAACTGGATGCAGATGTTCCTTACGTTAACGCTTTTATCGGGAAGGGGGCGGTTGGAAATGAATTGCCGTCTTACTCATCTACATTTGTAGTGGCAAACAGTGATGATCTTGAAGCTGCCATTGGAAAGCTTGATACAAAAGTAGGAGCCGTTGTAACACCGCAGGTAAGATCTAATAATCAACTTGTAAATACCGAAGCGATACGTAAACACATTGATGATCTTGATAGTGCAATCGGACCCGATAGTGTAGTTACGAATGAGAACTATTGGAGTAAAGCGGAGCAACTGCTTAAAAATCTGAGTGACCTTGATGGTCAGATGAAAACCAATGTTGATAATATTGCGGCACTCACTACAGGTATGAATTGGTATAAAGAAACACCTGTAGTCATGACAGATGACGCTTCACTAAGAGCAGCAAGTAATGGTACTACCCTTGCAAGTATTCTTGATGCAGGATCTCAGGTTGGTTATTTTGATGATGATGCCGCACCTACACAATTACCTATTGGTTTCTTTTCAGATGGAGACCTTCTGGTATCACGTGATAATGGTACTGACACTCATAAAGTATTCAGGGTATATGATGACGCTGGTACTTTAAAAGTAACTACCGCAGGAGTAGATCAGCTTGTAGAGAATGATGTATTCTTTGTACAGTTCGATCTCACTTCTGATCCAGATACATCAGAGACAGTTACTGTTATAAGGCACAATGGGTCTGACCTTGTATTTCTTATTCGCATACTTATTGCGGCTGCCCAGGCTGTGCGACTATCTGTCGGGTATGCAGCAAGTGCGGGGAACATACTGGCAAGTGATGATCTTGAGACCTGTATTGCTAAACTTGACGGCAATATAGATAACATAGGATCTATTCTTACAGGAACTGCCAATTATGCTCAGAGTAATATTCATATGGGTACTTATACTCAAGAGAACAGTACTGAGATCCCTAAACGTATTACGGACAACGAAGATATTAAACAGAACATTCAGGATCTTCTTAATGTAGTTGATAGACTTGGTATTGAGATTAATGATACCCTGGCTGCTACTGTAGAGAAGGTTGTTGATACTATTACTCTTAGTGCCATTCATCGTTACAAGTGGGATATAACAGTATGGTCTACTGCTGATGACACAGATGCGACTGCTGCTGAGATAACTTGTCTTGCACATAAAGATTCTGTTACAGTGGATCTTTCTGATGATAACTGGGAAGATATCGGAACTCCTCCAAATGTAGTTATTGATGCAGACAAGAATGGTAATGACTTACGGCTTAAGCTTACGTCTGACGTAAATGCCGGGGTGCGTATTGTGCGGAGGAAAGTACTGTAAGGAGTTAGCAAGTGTCTTTTAATGTAGGACGAGCTTCTCATTTTAAGAGGGGCATATCTTTCAATGATAAAGCGGGTGTCTTTAACGAGGATACCTCTACCCCTATGGGGCAATCAGCTGTAAAAGGTGTTGTTGTACTTGATACCTCTGAAGCAGAAGCATTAGCATGGCTTAAATACGGAAATGGAGACAACGATTGGACAAAGTTCGTTACAGAGAGATCTCTTCGTATAGGCTATGATGCTATTGTAGCACCTGCTGGACAGGCAGGGCATTACACCTCAGTAGCTGCTGCATATACCGCAGGACATAAAACTGTATTTGTACGCAAATCAACTTACACAGAAACAGCTGATGTAGTAATACCCGATGGAGGACAGCTTATATGTGAGAAAGGAACCATTATTGATTTTAATAATGCATCTTATCACATACTATGTTCTTCAGGTATATCTCCTGAAACCGCAGGTACAGTTTCTGTAAACAGCGGATCTACTATTGTAAATGGAGTTGGTACTTCTTTTACAAACCTAAGTCCTGGTGACTACATTCTACTTGGGTCAGCATACGTTGAGATTGACACTATACCAACTGACCTACTTCTTAACATTAAATATAACTGGAAAGGAGATAATATTTCTGGACAGAGTATGTACAGTCGTCCTATGTACACTGGAGTTAAGATAGAAAATGTAACAGTTATAAACTCTGTCCTTGAAGCTGTGCTTATTCGTGGAGTAGTTGGTCTTAAGCTTGAGAATGTAGATGTCAGTAATAGTTCGGATAACGGGATTGAGATCCGGGACTGCTGTAATTTTAGTTTAAGTCATTGTGCTATGAGAAACACAGGAGCCAACGGTTTCAATATTGTAGATAGTCATAGCGGATCTATTGATGATAATTGTTATGCAGAAAACTGCACAACAGGTGGTTTTCGTTTTGCAGAATCAAGTGCTATACGGGTTGTGTCTGCTATAAGCCATAGTAATGGAACAAGTGGTTACAACATAAGAGCAACATGTGCTGACCTTACACTTAATATGTGTCATTCTCTTTTTAATGACGGGGATGGTGTTGAAGTAGTTGATGGTGCTGTACGTATATCTTTAATAGGATGCACAATAAACAGTAATGATAACAAAGGATGTGATGTAGGGGCAGGGGTAAAGATACGTGGGTGTACTATAACTAATAATGCCTCACAAGGGATAGATGGAACGGGGGCCAATCTTGAAATAGTAAATAATACTATAGGAACGAACGAAACTAACGGTATAACACTTTCTGCTGCCTGCAATAATTCAGTTATATGTAATAATCACATAACAGGTACGAGTGACTATGGTATAGAAATTGATGGTGCTGATAACTGCGTTATTGCTGGCAACTATATACAGGGACATCTTGTTGATGAGATTAATATAGCATCTGGATCAACAGGTAATGTACTTTACGGTAATTTTGCAGATGATATAGTAGACAACGGTACAAATACCGTTATGGATCAACCTCCACAGCTTACAACTACACAAAGAGGTCAGATAAATGCTCCTAAAGCAGGGTTTATAGTAAATGATACTACACTAGGTTATCCGGTTATTTATTATGGCGGAGCATGGGTTCCATTGTCAATACTCAATGGAGTATCTGCCGACCCTTATCATTATCATGATCCTGCTTATAGTCCTGAGAATATAATAGGCAATCCATCTTTTGAAGCAGGCACAGGTATATCTGCTGACGGATGGACACAGCATAGTTCATATACACGGGTGAATGACAGGTCTAATATAGGTACATGGTCTATGAAGCATACGGGGAATGGTTCAGTACAGACTTTGAACTGTACAATTTCAGTACAGCCATATACTAGGTACAGAATTAAGATTTGGTTTTATAAAAAAACAGGGGAAGTACCTGCAACTTCAGCCCTTGATCTTAACGATAGTGATGGTGAGTTTACAATAAATACCTCTAATTCAGTTCTTGATCAATGGCAGACAGCAGAAACTTATTATGATAGTCGAGAGCATACTTCACTTACGCTTCGTATTTTGACAAATATGACTACAAGCCATGAAATGTGGTGGGATGATATTTCTTTAACTCCTATAGGTGCGGGGGCAAGTGCAAGGCGATATTATTTTCAGCCGGATCAAATGGAGCCGTGTAATGTAAATGATTGGGCGGTAAATAATCCCGTAGGTGTTATTGCGGACGGTGATGACTTTGCAGTAAAAGTTGCACGATTTAGGAATACTGAAAGTGAAGCGATAGGTTTTACTGTCCCGGTACATGAAAACTCAAATGCTATGGTAATGCGGGTTGAAGTTAAAAATGCCAATGGCGGGGGTGGAACAGGTGGAAACTTTGTATTTCAATTATATATGAGACAAAAGGCTCATAATGGAACATGGTCGGCATGGACGAGTGCTTTAACTGTAGGTGTAATAACACTTCCTTCAAGTCTTGCTTGGCAGGTTGTAAATCTTGAAAGTGATACTTTTGGTAAGATTAATTTTGATGATTTTTCTTCTACGTTGGTAGCAGGAAATAAGGCTCAGTTTTGTTTGGTACGGGATCATGATAATGGCAGTAATACTTTTTCTTATAATGTAAAGTTTGCCGGGGTCGAAGTATTCTTTACAAATACGGGGGACTTATAATGTCAGCCTGTATTATTTCAACGGGAGATCGTATCCGTACTTCTTCTGCTTTAGGTATAAGCGGAAGTAATACTTGCTCTATTTCTTTTTGGCTTATACCCGATCAGGATTTTACTACTGGAAATCTTCGTATGTGTTTGTGGACAGGATCACCTTATCCTATAGCACAGATACGAGAGGAAGCAGGTAGTAGTGATAGGCTTGACGGTTTTTTTCAGGATAGTACAGGTAGTACACATCATTGTCGGGAAGTAGATGTTTTAACGTCAGCACTTGATCCAATTTTTATTACTCTTACTTGGGATGGAAGTACTGTGCGTATGTATGTAAATGCTGTTGAGGTAGCTACTAACAGTACAAGTATTACGTTTAGTACGGATGATGGTTTTCATTTAGGAGAAACAGGAAATACATTTACAGGTGTATATGGTGATCCTCGTTGTTATTCCCGTGTTTTACCTGTAGAGGAAATTGAATTAATGTATACCGCTAGGGGACGAGACGGAAATGTTTTAAGTAATATTTTACGGTGGACTTTTTTTGAAAGAGAACCGGGGACTGTAATAACAAGTAATTTGGTAACTGATATAACTGACGCTGATAATGATGCTGATTTTATATCGGGTACTCCTGAGTTTGATGATTCGGGAGATTTGTGTTTAGGATACAGGAGGAGGGCAGCTTAATGGCAAGGATAAGAGCTACAGCAGGAAAACGTATTACGCTTCATGCTTTCACTATAGGGCACGATAGTAAAATTGTAGATCAGCCGGCAAATTATCCGAAATTGGATCTCTATCGTATGAATGGGGATGATACTGTAGAGTTAATACTTTCTGTTGACGGTATGAATGAAGATGTTGACGGAGAGTATTTTTATAACTGGACTCCGCCTTTAGGTGCAGCACAGTACAAAGTTAAGTATACTTCCCAAAAAGACGGGGAGGATTACTTTGGATATGATGAGATTGATATAAATGAAGAACTCGATACTATATATGAGTTACTTGGTACTGGTGTAGATCGTTTTGATCTTACTGTACAGGATACTCCGCTTGTACTTTCTGCCCAGTTCTTTAAAAATAAAATAGCCTTAAATCCTGATAGTGTTGTCAGAGTTGAAATATATGATGACATTGATGAAGCTAAAAAGGACTATGGTGTCGGTGTTCCCCTTGAAACAATAACATCAATAACTCCTCATGGATCTATAACAGGGAGGTTCGGGTATCAGCTTGCAAATGCTATTACTCTCGCCAAGCTTTATTACGACAAAGTATATTTAATACCAGAGGCGGGTGGTGACGAAACTGCTTTTATTCTTCCATTCTACGTAAGGAAGGTAAGTGTAGGTATTACTCCCAAGGAAAAGGAAACCTGTAAGGTGCGCTTTGATATTGTAAACATGCTTGGTGAGAACTACGCAGAAAAAGAGTCACTGGTTTACATTAATCGTGAGTGGGCATGGTATGGAAATGCCCAGGTCAGAAGGGACAAGGACTTTGTTCTTGATCTTGACGGGGATGGAGTAGCTGAAGTGGATCTTATTGAAACAGATACCATGACAGCAGACACCGGAGAAGATGTGTATTATATATTGAAGATCGGTCGGTATGAAAAGAAGTTTAAGATACCGAAAGGAACGCTTGAAGCCGAGTTTATTGATCTTCCAGAATACACGTCATAATGCCGATATATAATCCGAAAACACGAAGATACAAATGTACATCATGCAGGTACGAGTGGGACAGGAAAATGAGTGAAGCCTGCTGTCCTAGATGTGGGAGTATACATATTGCACCTATCGGTAATAAACAAGATGAAAGTACTGGACTAACCATTAGGAGGAAATAAATATGGGAAGATCAAGAGAAGAAAGACGTGCCGCACGTGCAGCACGCAGAGCCGCTCGTAAGGAGCGGTGGTCAACTGGATGGAGAGCCAAGTTTAAAGGGTTTTTTAAACGTGTTGGCTACGCTCTGCTTACGTGGGGTAAGCCCATGATTAAAAGCAAGATCAAAAATGAGCTTGCACCCCGTCTTGCAGACAGACTGAAGAAGAGGATTAATGCCGGAGCTATTGACCCTGCTGTTGATAAGCTTATTGATGTGGGTATGAGTGAAGGCATTGATGAACTTACTAAAAGACTATAAGGAGGAAAGCTATGGCGAAAGCAAAACCAAAAAAAAAGAAAAGTGTAGTAGCCAAGGTTAAGGATAAGCTGAAAGGAAAAGCTAAACCTAAAGCTAAAGTAAAGAAGAAATCGGCTACTAAAAAAGCGCCTGCTAAAAAAGGCCCCCCGAAAGGGACAATGAGGTTAATAGCCTTCGTCAACAAAAAGCTTAATACAGGTAAACCTGTTGATGAGCATGTTGATGTAACATCTGCCGTTATGGAGTTCTACTCCCAGGCATAAATGTAAGATATTACATTTTAGATAAGGAAGTTCAATGAAGCAATCTGATGTAGCTGACATGAAAGAAGCACTGACTGATGATGAACAATATGTCTTAAAAGATCGAATTAAAATAACGAAGTTCAATCTTGGAGAGATATGTGACAGACTTGTCACGGTAACAGAGCAGTTCAGTGGACTTCCTTATCTTTACCCCCTCCAAAAAAAGATAGCTTACAGGTTCTTTGAGATCCTGCTTAACGATGAGCCGGCATCTGTTGGTATTTCTTTCTCAAGGCAGAGAGGTAAGACTGAGCTGTTCAGGTCCCTTGATGCCGCAGCTATGCTGTTCATTCCAATCATAGCAAAGCTTTTTCATACAGTACACAAACCACTTCTTAAGTTTTATAATCCTGATTTTCCAAAAAATAACGGTGTGTGGATAGGTCACATGTCTAACATCGAGTACCAAGCACTTGCAGTGTGGGAAGGTACGTATAAGATCCTTGAGACTGAATATGCTGAGATGATAATGGCTGATAAAGCTATCAACGTAGGCAAGCGTAAAATAAATGACAAGATAAAACTTACAAACGGATCTATTATGCAGTGGTACTCACTGCACCCACAGGCAAAAGTAGAGTCTGGTACGTTTAAAGTACTTCAATATGATGAAGCGCAAGACATAGACACTGCTCGTTATGATGCTGATGCTTCACCTATGGGTGCTGCGTGGAACGCTTCTGAGTTCTTTTTTGGTGTGGCGGGAGAAACAAAGAACAAGTTCTGGAAGCTTATTACCAATGGAGAGGCCCGAAGAAAGAAAGTGAGGGGATATAAAAGATGTACCTTTGTGTCTGACTACAAAGATGGTATCCGCGAGAACCCATACTATAAAGCGTACATAGATAAAAAGAAGAAAGAACTTGGTGAGGACAGTGACGAGTTCCAGAAGTCTTACTGTCTTAAATGGCTGTTTGAAGGCGGGATGGCTATTGATGACAAGATGCTTAACAAGAACAAGAAAACAGAGCTTGAACTTGGGTGGCATGTAGTTAAGCGTGGAGCAGAACTGTACTTCGGCTTGGACTTTGCCAAGAAGGACGACAAGACAGTACTTGTTATAGGAACTAAGCACTGGAACTTGAGAGTAGATCTTACTATTGCCCCACCTAAGCAGGTGTTAGGTATTTATTCTTGGCGAGGAACAGACTATGATACTCAGTTTTATGAAATCTGTGATGTCATTGATGACTTTATAAGAGAGTCACGTGGAATACCTATAAAGATGGCATACGATAGTACTGGTGTAGGGGATGCCATAGGTGACAGGTTTGTAAATAAGTATGAATACGAAATGGAGATGGAACCCATTGTATACAGCATACCCATGAAGAGTAAACTTGCCAAGAACCTTATTGTTGAAATGAAGGGCGGACGTGTATGGATACCGTGGAGTAGAACAGCACGAGTAGATAAAGAGGTAAAGGAACTTGCCAAGGAAGTAGTAACTATCGAGAAGAAAACTAAAAATCAATATATTGTCTGCGCCCACCCGGAGCGCAAGGGTGCACACGATGACTATTTTGATGGTCTCAGCCTTATGACCTGGGCAGCCTATATTCCAGAAATGGGAGAGGTAGAAGAGATCAAGAATGAAGAACTGGTAGTTAATGATTTCAGACGTAGAGGTCCAGTTCAAACAGTCGTGAGAGATGAGAGGGATGCTTTTGGTAGAAAGCTTTCTCGTGCTCCGACATCAGTATATGAGAGAGTAAAATAGTAAGGAGAAGTTATGCTTAGAAATAAACACAAAGATATTAGACTTAAAGTAGGAACTACTAAAAGGATTAATAATAAGTTATATCGTTTAAATAAAAATCACAGATGGGAGTGTTGCCCCGGAGGTAAAATAAGGAGTAGGGGGAGAGGAATGGGACTTGGTGTGGGAAAAGGGAGAGGACCCATAGGGAGAATGAAATAATGCCGGTAGTTAAAAAAGCAAACGGATGGTATTGGGGGTCACGTGGCCCTTTCAAAACAAAAGCAAAAGCACTTCAAATCCAGAGGGCAGCTCATGCGAGTGGATACAAAAGTCCTCATAAAAAATCCAACAAGAGGAAAAAAAGATGAAAAAAATAACTACATTCATTGTGCTTATTTTATTCACAAGCTTCCTTTATACGGAGAACCTGCGGATCGTGAAGCATATTAATATCCGTAACGCTCCCGACAATGGTGCTGAGTTAATCAGGACCGCCGCTCCCGGTGAGGAGTTTGAAGTTGTCGGTGAGAAGATCGGTTATTATAAGGGGACCGTTGAAAAAGGAAGTAAGTGGATAGGTAAGACGGGGTGGGTTTATAGTACATACCTTGACGTTGATAAGACCGGTGAGACCGGTACTATAAATGGTGAAGGTTGTGTTATAAGAGGCTCCCCTGCTAAAAATGATAAAAACAAAATAGGCTTTATGCTACCTGGGGCTGTACTTAAAATACTTGAGTACACCGTAGAAAAGTATGAAGTTAAACTCCAAAATGGATCAACCGGATGGATTACCTGCGTGCCTGGGTATGTTCAGTTGGAGTGATTTTACAATAATAAAAATATAATAAGGTACTAATCACAAAGGAGAGCCAGGGAAACTTGGCTCTCCTTATTTAATAGGAGGAAAACAAAATGGCTAAAAGAAAAATGAGCAGAGGAGTTTCGGCAGGTATCAGTAAAATCTCTCCAAGTATAAAGATACCGAGAGTTACAAAGCGACCTATGGAGCACAGTAACTTCAGCATTGATAAGGCGAAGAACGGAGTTATAGCTACAGTCTCTGGTTACATTCCGCCCAAGATGAACAAGAAAGGTCTGCAGGTCGGGGACGGAAAAAGTTATAACGATAAATACATCTGCGCAAACAAATCTCAAGCTAAGGAAATACTTAAACGAGCAATAGGATGAAACTTGAAATAGGTTCAGGGAAGAAACCGAGAGAGGGATACCAGCACCTTGATATAGATCCTAAAGCACTACACGTTGAGTATCCCTATCCTGCGTGGAAGATTCCTGAAGAAGCAGACACATTTGAGGAGATATATGCTCGTCATTTTCTGGAGCATTTAACTCCTGACTTAGCTATCATCACGCTAAAAGAATGGAGACGTGTACTCATGCCCAAGGGTATTATACACGTTATTGTTCCTAATCTTGAGTTCCATGCCAAGCAGTTACTCATGCCAGGGAAGTCTCCATTTGTAAAGGCCAGTAACTTTGAACATGCTATGGCTGCTTTTTTTGGGTGGCAGAGAAAGGGAGAGAACTACTATCATTATTGGGGCTATACATCTAAATCTTTAGTTGAGTTTTTTAATGTGAATGGTTTTAAGGTAACTGAACTTATTAATTGCCGTGAGTGTGACATTGAACTAAAAGCAACAAAATGAAAATAAAACTGTACATGTGTGGGGGAGAGAGACCAGTATCTCAATACCCTCTAGGTTTAGGCTACCTTGCTGCTTACAGTAAGGGAGCAAAGATAACCATTGTACAGGATAGGAATAAACTTAATAACTGTGATTTGATAGGACTGTATACCAATGACCACGGAATGAAGGAGGCTTATGAAATATTAAATAGTACAGATATACCTGTGTGTGTAGGTGGTCAAGGAACTCAGTGGCCCAAGATCGATAATATAGGCTTTGATTATGTTGTAAAGGGAGAAGGTGAACTTCCGTTTCAATCTTTAATTGATGGCAGATTTAATCCCTTGGCGGGACAGATTGATAACATAGATGATTTACCATACCCAATAAGAGGAAAGTGTGGTAAGTCTATTCCTATTATCAGTGCGAGAGGGTGTCCCTATGACTGTCATTTTTGTAGCAGTTCTGTTTTTTGGAAAAAGGTCAGGTTTCACAGCTCCGATTACTTTATTGATGAGGTAGAGTTCATAAGAAGAACAGAACCTCAAGCAAAAGAAATATACATACTTGATGATTTATTCGTATTTAATAAGAAGAGGTTGCGGGAAATCCACGAGATGTGGATGTTCCGTGATTATAATAGACGCTTTTCACTCAGAGGATTTATTCGGTCTAGTAATTTCGATAAGGAAATTGCTATTATGATGAAGGAAATGGGGTTTAGCAGTGTCAGGTTCGGGGCGGAGAGTGGTAGTGACCGTATGCTTAAACTTCTCAATAAACGAACTACAGTAGCAAATCATCAGAGAGTAGTCGATATTTGTAACAGTATAAATCTAACTGTAGGCGCTTCTTTTATGTTTAAACTTCCGGGGGAGACAGAAGAGGACAGGAAACTTACACGTGCTTTTATACACAGGAATAAAGGAAAGATGAAGATCATGGGTCACTATACTTTTAAGCCGTTTACTGGTACAAAGTTTTATGATGGTCGAGATCTGATCAAGGCAGATATGAGAGTGAGGTAACATGGCCAGAGAAAGACAGGATGCAACAGCACTTGAAAAAATAGAGAAGCTACACAAGGAGAGGTATTATATTGCCAGCTCATTTTGTAGAGGCATGCACGTACTTGATGCTGCATGTGGAGTAGGATACGGAAGCACAATACTTGCTGAGACAGCCAGAAGTGTTGTTGGTATTGATAACTCCAAGGAAGCAATAAGTCACGCTATTAAGCATTTCAATCATAGTAAAGCCATAGCTTATGATGTTGTAGATCTAAATAAGGTAAAGGGAAGGATAGGTAATGGTGGTTTCGATGCTGTTGTTTCTCTCGAAACTATTGAACATCTTGATAGATCACTTGAGAGCACTTTATTCTTATTTAAGAACAGTGTTAAACCAGGTGGTCTTGTTATATTCTCACATCCTGACAATGAAACTAAGATGAGAAATCATTATCATAAACATTTTAATATAACTGTTGACAGCATGCTTGAGCTTGTTAACAGGATTGGTCTCATAAAGAGATACGAAATAAATCAGAGACATCCTAATCCTAGACATTATTCGTACAGGTTGTATGTGTGTCAGGTGGCTGAATGAAGAAAAAGCTTATAATGATATACTCAGAGAGTGAGGAGGCCACTCTCTTAGAACGTAATGTTAAGAGACTGAAGTTGCCTGTTGACATTGAACGTCCGCCGGCGGGGGAGGATTTGTATAGGAGAGCTGCCAAGGACAAAGAAAACATGTATGTAATGGGTAAGACCTTCCTGCATGGAACTAAAGTAAAGACCTACGATCACTTCAGGGAGATTTTCAGGCTCGATGATTTTAGACATTTACTTTTTATTGAGAAACCACCATTTCGTTTTAAACAGGGAACTGATGATAATATTAATTCCAGGAACTGCGGAGTAATGCTTGCCAACATAAGTTCTTTTGTGAATTATAGTAATTTACATAAGTTCAATAAGTTCACATATAAAGCTGACATGAATGCTACTGTGTCAAGGTTCAGGAAGCACTGGTTAGGTTTAAATAAAGACACAGGAGACATACCAAAAACAAGAAACCTTGTTTACCTTCCGCTACAATTACCACAGGATATATCACTCAGATCCAGAGGAGCAGAGACCTATCCTGTTAATGAGATGATAAATGTCATCTATAAATTGTTTGCACGTATGTACAATGATTTTGTTATTGTAGTGCGTGAGCATCCGTACCATAGAGGAAACTATAAATATATATTTGATTTTGATGATAATCGTGTTATAACTACAAGTTCCATATCACACTATGCACTGCTCACTGCAGCCAAAGTAGTTGTGAGTTTTAATTCATCTGCTTTAGCAGAAGCAGCACTTCTTCATAAAAAGATATTATATTTCTCAAACATGCCTGTAGTGGACTGTAATGATATAGGATACCGAGTACCGTCATGGAATTATGCGGGTGGGAGGTTTCTAAATGAAAATGCTATGGTTATAAGAGACTATCTTATGACAGATATAGATACTGAAGCGTACAACAAGTATGTTTATTTTATAATCAATGAGATGTCTTTCTTTAACAATTTTACAGCAAGAAAAGATCTTAAGATTTTTCTTGTTAAGAAGTTAGGCTTATGAAAGTATATTCTAATATCTATAATTGTGAGTTCAATATAATTGATACGTACCTTAAACCACTCGGTTTAAAAATAGAACACGTATCAACTGATGACTTCTATTCTATTTATTTAAAGGATAAGGGGAAGAAGAATAGATACTTGTGTTATAAAAAGTTCTTCAATCAGAAAGGAAATATACCATCATCTTTTGTAGACTTGATGAAAAAGAGTACTTACAGAAATATGCTATTTGTTGAAAGGTCACCATTCAGGTTCAATCAGTTTATTGACAGGCAGGATCATAATAAGTATTGTGGATCTCTGCTTGCTCCTATGTCTATGTTCAACAGTCATACTACGGATATGACATTCAATAATTATCCGTATAAAGTAAACAAGCTTGTGAGTTTGTTTGAACTGCATTGGGTAGCACATAATAATGACAAGAACGGGACCTTGGCTAACTACAAAGTACCCCTTATTTATTTTCCACTACAGAAATCAACAGATAAATCAATTACATCTGTTGGTGGACACCCTTACAGAGCAAATGATATGGTTCGCACAGTATTTAATATAATAAAAAATATTTATACTGATTTTATTCTGGTGGTGAAACCACATCCAAGTGCCTATAATAAAAAGCGTGGATTCACTTATGACTATGTGCCTATTAAAGACAAGCGAGTTGTGTTTAATAAAAATGCAAATCATTTTACACACATACGAGAAGCACAGATAGTTGTGTCTTTCAATTCATCCTCCCTGGCTGAAGCCATACTCAGTAATAAGAAAGTACTGTACTTCAGTAATTTGCCGGTAGTTACTCCGCTTGGGCTTGGTTATCGGATACCGTCTGTTAACTATAAAGAGGTGGGGTACATAGATGATATATCATTTATCATAAATGACTACTTGAACAGGCCCATAGATGAGAAGCTTAGGCACAGGTATATTGATTTTATTGTAAATTACCAGAGCGTATATGGTGGATTTCATACGCTAAAAGAGGGATCTTCGATTATAAAGAGGAGATTTAATTTGAAATAATTGAGATTTTACATTATAATAATAGTAAGACGATCCGTATTATATAACGCTGTCCTGCACGAAGAACCCCATTTTATTAACTGAATGTAAGATCTTACATTAGCAAGGAGTCTGTATGTCAAATGGTAGGAAGCGAACAAAAAAGAAAGAAGAACCCAGGCTGGGAACAATAAGATTTATAAAAGGTCTAAGGTACAAACTCAGGCGGAGATCCCACAGGTGGGAACGTGACTACAGGCTTCCAAATAATAAACCTCCAGTAATGGAGGATCATGCACCTCCTATTGTCCGTCCAAAAGAACAGCAGGATCTTGTAAGTGTAGCAGAGGACAGGTCAGGTTTTATTCATAAAAATCCAAAATCAGATTTCTTCAAAGAAACTCCAGGTAATCCAGAAGCAGTTAAGGGACTAAAGAGAGTATCTGCTGTAAAGACATACCACGGAAAAACAAAATCAGAATTACGTGAAGATTATATGTTCAAGCGTGCGGCTTTAACCAGGAGGGAGAGGAGTCTGTGGGTAGTTGGTAGTATCTATGGTGCAGCTGTAAGTATTGGACGGAAGGGAAGGAGAGGTACAGGATTTGGTGGCTTCCGTAATAATCTTGTTAAAGTTCTTGAGCTTGATAGAATACGTAAGTCTAAACCTTGGAAAACAGTTCATCAGGGAATATCTAACATGACAGCCAGGGTAGCCAAGCCACTGCAGTCATTACATCTAAATCAGATAAAAAGAGCACAGAAAATAACCAGAACTAAAACTATGGCTCAGGCTTTGGCGAAGAAGGTTCCCATAGGTAATAAGATGGGATTTCAGTTCCGGGGAGCAAAACGATTTACATATCATTTTAATAACTCTGCTTTATCTGGTCTTAAGTTTATACAAAAGAGACCTACTTACGGAGTTGCTTTAGGTATTCTATCTGGCATTACATACTATAGGATACGTAAAACACTTATGGAAAGACGGTATTACACTGAACGTGCTCTTCGTGATTATGAGTATCAGCGAAGAGAGCGTTAATATAAAAAACAGGAGATAACAAATGGCAAGAATGAAAAGAATAAAGAAAGCTGCCGGCCAGAAAATCGGTGCTATGAAGAAAGGAGCAGCTGGTGCTATGCTCCGTTTGACAGAGATCCGCAAAGGAGTTGTGCGGTGGGTCAAGGTACAAAAGACAGGAGCAGTCGGTAAGGCTAAAGGTCTAAACAAAGCAGTAGACCGCGGTTTTAAAACTGCGGGGAAGAAAGCTGGCGAAGAGGTTAAACGCTTCGGTAAAAGAGTAGAGAGTAGTTCTCATAAGGCAGGTAAAGCAAGTAAAACAATAAGCAGAGCAGGAGCAGCTATACGAAAAGCCAGTAAGCCCCTAAGCAAAGCTATTGCTAAACACGGTAAGAAAGGTGTGGCTGTAGCATTAGGTACAGCTGTTACTACAAAGATCGCACACTCTACATATAAACGAAGAAAAAGAAATAAATAATTAATATCTGGATTTCATTATGGCAAGAAAGAAGTATGATCAAAAACGTATAAGACCAGGGGCTACAAAAACAGTTAGAGGAAAGAGGTATAAACTTGGTCGTACTTCAAGATGGGAAAGAGATTATATAAAGGTTCCGCTAAAAGAGTCTGCATATTTTTCCGGTCCAACCATAAGTTATGAAAAATACAGAAGAAGAATGAGGCTTAAAGCGTATGCCAAGGGTGCAGCTATTACTGCTGGTTTTATTACACTTGCTATATTGTCTACTCGTAAAGTTACTGTAAGGGCCAAGTCATCTTTCAGGCAGGGGATTAGACGAGTAAATCCGGGAGTAAGAAAAAGATATATGAAATTAAGTAGTGTGTACGAGGCACACAAACGACATGGTACAGTCAATACACCTGAGGCTAAACGTACAAGGGAAGCTCTAGGTCGTGTACGTAAACGAGTTCAAAAAGAACTCGGACTACTATAGGTTTAATATATTAAACAGGAGGAAAACTATGGCAGCAACATTTCCAAAAAACACGAAGAACAAAGGTGCGAAACACCAGGTTGGCCGGCCAGGGCTTGCCCGTAATGGGATTGGTCCGTCTAAGGCTCCCGGTGCAAAAGATAAGATTGACAAATACAAAGGAAAGTATCCTGCACCGAAGGCACACAACGGTATCGGCCCTGTCAAGATGTCATAACGTCACTGCGACAATGACAGAACAATGAAAGAGATAAATGTAAGTTCTTACATTTATCTCTTTCATTTAATTTAAGGAGGAGTGCATGCCAACAACCAAGAGACGAGCCAGAAAAAATGCCAAAGAAGCAAAGGCTAAAATAGGTCAACAGAAAACAGTAAGCGGAATAACCTATGAACTGAATAAAAACTATAGGTGGGAACGTACAGGTAAGAGGAACATAGAAGGTTTTGATTATAGTAGTCGTGGCCGTCTAGGAAAACGCATGAGTATGGTTGGTTTGGGTCTAGCTGCCAGCTATTTAGCACTCAGTAAGAAAACAAAGTTACTTAAGAAAGCACCTTATAAAGTACACAAGGCTTTAGTTGCTACAAGTGCAGGTGCTTTTGTAAGTGGACTCTTGGTTAAGATGTCAGCAAGAAAGCGGGAGAGAGCTGCTTCTGAAAGAAGGCTCGGTGTAGTAAATACTCTAATTACTGCACAGATGAATAGAGACTTAAAGCCTGGATCTCGTATATCTTTTGATACGAAACCAAGTACAATGGAAAATCTGCGGAAACGTGGAATAGCTACTCACCTTACTGCTTCCAATTACAGAAGGCCGAGGAGAAGGAGGATACGTGCGTAAAATAAAAGATATTAAATTAAAAGTATTAACAACAGTCTGTATTGTATTTATTGTTCTTGCTGCACTTTCATTTATAAGAAGGAAACTTGTTAATTTCTCCATACAAGCTAAAACTGATAACTCCACATTTGTATACAGGAGATCTGCTCCTGCAACCGCAGATCGGACAACTCGGCGCCCAAGAAGGGACTCACGTGTTACCAATACAACAGCTGAGAAGAAGTCAATAGTATCAATGATATTTGATTATATACAGCAGATAGCCACAAGCCTTGGTGCTATTGCCAGTTTTATAATGGTTATCAAAGAAAAAAAGAAAATAAAGAGAAGGAGGGCTTAACTATGGCTCGTATGAAACAAAGACGAAAGCTTCAACATGGAATGACCAAAACAGTAAAAGGAAGAACCTATAAATTAGGTAAAACATCCAGATGGGAACGTGCTGGTGTGGGCCGACAGCTTGCAGGTGGGATAACTGCAGGTGTTGGAGCTATTGGTGCTATTACTGGCGGAGCACATTTGGCAGTGGAAAGCGGAGCACGTATTATGCACCATGTTGAGTTAAAACGTGCAGTACGTATGAGTGGTGAAGCCAAACGGATGCTTAAAAGAGGCAGTTTAATAAAAGGCGCTTCCATGTACAGGAAAGCACAGAGAAGTATGAGGATAGCAGGAAGATCTGCCGGTTTGATGACATCAGGAAAAGGAATTGCAGCATTGGCTACTCTCACTGTGGGATCTATAGCAATTAATCGTCTTGGTCACAGAATAGCTGTCCGTAAAAGAAAAGCATAATATTAATGCCTAAAAAACAGTTGCTCCGTGTAGGAATGACTAAGCTTATACGGGGCAGAAAGTACGTTCTAAATAAAGCCCACAGATGGGCACGTGCAAAATTAAGCGGGGATCAAAGAGCAAAGTTACTTGGAAAAGTAAAAGCTCTGAGAAAGGATATTGGTATACACACCAAGGGAATACACGAGTACTACTATAATCCGCATTTAACAGATCCTCAGAAAGCCAACCTTGCTATAAGCATGTATAAAAAGAAGCTTCATATAAAAAGCCGAACTGCCTATATCAAAAAAATGGAGGGGTGGTTTGGTGAAAGCTTCTTATCTACAGGTAAGCGTAAGCCAAGGATAGGTAAACGTAATCCACAGGGAAACCAGATATTTCTAAGACAGGTGCGTGGCAGATAGGCTATTTAAGTTCCTCCTAATTATGGGTACACTCATGAAACCCTCTGTGCTGTTTATACGGCTTCAGCACAGAGGGTTTTTCTGTATGTAGGCCCAATATGCAGACCCTCCCTGAGAACGTCCCATAGAAAGCCTCTGTGTAGCCAGGGCGGGGGAATACGGGTAAACCCCTCTACATGCCCCCTATATAGAGACCTATGTAGTAGTGTATTGCCCTCAGATCCACAGCAGATCTACCCTATTATTTAACATGATCACAGTGGTATTACGCATATAATCGGGATCTCTAAGCACATCATGACAGCGATCAACACTTGACACTTAGACATACTTTATAGGTATACATACCTATTATGTAAGGTCTTACATTGTATTATTGTTTAAGTGTCAAGATCTAAAAACGGGCGGGAGAACGGCCCAACAAGTACACTAACAGTACACATAGTAAGAGTAGTACAAAGATCCTGTATTACGTGCGTTCTATGCAGCAGGTATTGTTCAAAGCACGCTATATATTGTATTTCCAAAGATCCGAATTATTTTTTGCTCCTATAATACAGCTTTAAAAACCGGCGGGAGCCAGGCCCGAAAGCCCTCTAACATTACCCTATATAAGAGTAGTAGTAAGAGTGTGCTGCAAAGTGTGTTTTAAAGTGTGTTGGATATGTTTATGTATTGCTAACTTAAAATCTAAATCCTTTAAAGTTCTCAGCTTCAAGTACATAGGGACCCGGACCCTCTGACGGCGTCGGGGGTGTCCTTCAATCTCCAGTACCGGGATCACGGTTCCGGGTTACTGTATCGGATTTTTGTAATATTACAAAATTGATAAAAATTAAACTTGACAAAAACTATAATCATGATACAATTAAGAATAGGATCAGCATGTTGTGATCCTGTAAAAATGTAATATTACATTTTATTTTTTATATAGAATGTAAGATATTACATTTTAACTAAATTAAAATAAAAGGAAAAATATTATGAATAAAAATCAAACAATCGTATCAAAATCCGACACGGACAAAATCTTTAAATCATCTATTGACATGGGCAATATGTTAACGGTAGTTAACAATCGTAATGATCAATTCAAAAAGATCATTACCATGTCAAAATATGAAAATGCAAGTAAAATCGTGTACCATGCCATGTTACATAATTTTACTGCTGATCTGTTGACAGAAAAGTTAACAGATTATAAAAAAAATCCTGACAATTATTCCAAAAAACCGTCAATATCTTCGGTCGTGGATGAATACTGGAAAGAATATTTCAGCCGTTTACATGTCAAACAAAATGCAGTAATGAAATTAATTTCAGCCGGGTATTTTGCTAATTTTCAGATTGAACTTGGTACAAATGTACCGTACTCGGTTCTAATGAACTTAGCAAAGACGGTCAAGAAAAATCAGTTAAATGATGATAGCATCAAAAAGCTGATCACCTATATTGCAAGTGGTAACGGCAATTTAAAAGATGATAGCAAATATAAAAAGTATATTTGCAAGCTCGGAATAGATCAGGCAAAAAAAGAAGTAAATCTATTACCAAATACGGCAAAAATCACCGATAATAAAGAACGTGAAAAAATTGATAAACAGCACAATGCAATTTTAGAACGTGAAAAAATGATCAGTGAAATGTCAAAACAAATTGACCGAGACAGTATCAAAAAGGAAAACAAAAAATCTAATGATCAAAAAGAAATGATCTGTAAAATGTTATTGGCTGAAAATGCTGTTGACATTGTATCTGACATTTTAAAGATCAAAATCGGTAAAGATAAATTGAAACAGGTTGAAAAATCCTGTACTGATTATATCAAAAAGGTTACCGAAAATTATGAGCGCACCATTACCCGCAAGTTAAAAAAATAATCATTTCATTTCCTGCTAAATGTAAGATCTTACAATTTCGATTGTAAGATCTTACATTACAATACCCGGAAGGGATTAAAAATAATAATCCTTTCCGGGTATTTTTTTGGCCTAATCAATATGGGCCTGTACTATTTGTTTTAATATCTCTTTTATTTCTGTTATGGGGGAACTTACATTTATGTTTTTTATTTACGGCTTAAAGCTCTTATGCTTTAGCAAATAACTGTTTACTGGTTTATGTGTGTCCGGTCTTAATTTCCTTTATATCCGGTATACGTAAATAACATCTGTGGGGATCGCCTGGACAAGGTTGGCGGTCCCCGCAGATTTTTACTGCAAGTATTAAAATAAAATTTTGGAGAAAGAGTAGGGAAGGGTGGTGGCGCCTTGCCACAAATATTATAAATTGTAAGATCTTACATTCTGGATCGCGGGGCCTCCCAGCTGCAGTTCAGGGTGTAGGGTCTTACTTTTATTTTTGCTTAATTACAACTGCTCTTTTTTCTCTGTTACATAGAGGGGACTTGTAAGATGTTACATTTATTGTATAATAGTATTTCATGTGGAAACACAAACCTTATATTTAAACCTTTAGCGGCAAGTATGCCAACCAAAAAACAACCGGACCGCCTGAGAGTAGGCAAGGGGGTGTTATGCGGTAGCTACACAAAATACCTAATATAAAAACAAATTATTATACAAGCAAATAATCTAGCTAATTATTGTGAGGAGATCTGTAACGCTGAGGTATTGTAGGTCTCCTCACATTTGTTTTGGAGTAATTATGAAACCTAAAAAGTATGACGACCTGCATGTCAAGATGTCCAACGCTCTTAATGAAGCGTGTGATACGATATGCAATAATTGCCAGGGCTTCCGCCTTCGGTCCGCCGACCGCAAGACATGTCCGGACAGCTGTGAGCAGATCGACTATTATAAAGATCTTGAAAAAAAGGTGCTTGACAGGATCGCATACTGGAAAAAGAAAATGACTTGGCGGAAGTTTAAGTTTAAAGTGTATTCCTTCTTTGCGGGAGTTAGGGGATGATAGATATGCTTGTATCTATGCACATGATAAAGACCTACCTTACAGAGTGCCCCACCCCTAAAAAAGATTGTCCATTAAAACGGTGCAAGAAATACAAGAACTCCAATACAGGTACTACCCTACGGAAGTTACCTGAACATGAGGTAGACAAATTAATAGTCCACCACCAACAGTGTTACTATAATAATAAACAAGGAGACAAAAAAGATGAAAGATAAAATTATCGAAGAAATGAACATCAAGTGTGTTCATGTCAACATCCAAAACGTCAGCCACTACGGTAAACCTGCCGTCCGTATTGCCTTTACCAAGGGCAGCGGTACTACAGGTATCCGCAAGCGTATCTATGTCGGTAAGCTCGATCTCATTGAGAAAGTTCTTACTGAGGAGTTCCATACAGCCGGTAAACTCACCACGGACCTCCGAATTACCGGTAATGTTGAGCACCCTTTATGGAAACCGGGAGAGTATCACAGTGTTGATACTGTTCAGCGCATAGAGGACGAGCTTATCAAACGGAAAGAAGCTAAAAAGGTTGAGCTTGAGGCCGCTAAAAAGAAGCGCCTTGAGGATAAAGCTAAAAAAGCTGAGGGGGCTTCCAATGAAAAAGCAGAAGAAACCAAAGAAAAAGAAGAAGCAAGATCAGCTTAATACTCTCCGCAAGCGGACACGGCTAGGGAGAAAACATCTACGGATACTCCGGGATGCTTTTGATCCTGAAATTCCGTCACCCTGTTCCGATAGCGGACTTTACAGGGTATAATTAGCCGCGCAGATGTAAGATCTTACGTTGGGGCCTGTAACGGTTCAGTCGCCTGATGTAAGATCTTACATCATTTATTTTTTGACCAATGACTTTATACTTACACTCTTTTTTATACAGACTTGCAAGTTGCGGAGCCTCCTGCAAACCCCGCCCTCTGGTAGGGCAGGGAGAGGAAAGGTAGTCTTAAGACGGAACGTTATGCCAGTGAGTCCTCTTAAGTTGCGAAAATAATGCCCCCTGGGAAGCGGTCACCAAAGGCTGCAGTGTCAGGAATACTGGCACGGCCCCCCGCTCCACTATATTGAAAACTACCCCGGCAGTTGAGTAGCTAGGCTGCCTTTATTTTACTTTAAGGAGTACATCATGCGTGATGAAGCGATAAGATTAATTAAACTGGAGCTTGCTTCAGTTGAAGGTGAAAAGCCGGAAAAGGAAGTCCAGTCAATAATTAAAACACGGAAGGATAACCTTGTGAAGGAAATAACCAAGGCCAGAAAAGATATGGGAGAAGCAAAGGACGCTCATGCAAAGAAGCTTGCTGCCGTTGTCTATTCTATCTCCACACTGCCTATTGCCGCAAAGAATGATCTTCTTTATCTTGCTAACCACCCTAAGCCAAAAGAAGGGTGGACAGCTCTCCGTAAATCACTTGGCAAACTGCTTGGTGCATTTATCAACGAGAGAAACAAACAATACAAACAGCGTACACGGATTTACCGGAACATGAATACTGTTACGGTAAGCTAATTCAACTCCAAAACATTTTAGGTAAACGGGTTTCCGTGCCTTGCACGCATCCGACCAGCAGATACCGTTTGGTACGGAAACCCCTTTTTAGAGGAAATTATTATGTGGAAAAATCTTAAACGTCAATTTAAAGAAAACTTCTTTATAGAGATCGCACGTAAAGTGTGGGGTCTCGAAGGATTTATAGTTAATAGTGACTATTGTACGAAAGTACTTGTATTAAAATCAGGTTTTCAGTGCAGTCTGCACTATCATAAATTAAAAGATGAAGTATTCATCATTCTTTGCGGCAAGGTCCGCATGGAACTCAATAATAAAATATATGTTCTCCGCAAGGGAGACTACATGAGAGTAAAGCCCGGAGATGTACACAGGTTTACAGGTGTTACATGGTTCAGGGATAGTATTATTGTTGAGTCCTCTTCCACTCATAAAGATAAAGATACTTACCGCTACGAAAAAAGTAGAAAAGTAAGATCTTACAAAAAGGCTTGCTAATTCATAACCAATCTGTTAGTTAAGCAGGTAAGTCTGCAGCTCCATTCTGGTACACCCTTGTTGATGGCGGGTGTCCTCCCAGGAGTTGCAGACTTGCCTTTAACCTAAAATAAAAAAGGAGTTCATTTATGAACAAGTATACAAAAAATCTTGGGACAATAATGTCCTGCAAACATAGATTAGTAGATAGTGCTGATGTAATGGTTGGCACAGACAGTATGCCTATGTATATCTACATGTCTGGTGAAGGAGTAGGCACATGTGTATGGTACATTGTATGTTCCGCCGTATATGACACGTACATTGTTTTTTCCGAGTTCATGGATCTGCACAATTACCTTATCATTCCAATGGCCCCGCAGACCATAGAAAAGGTTATGGAAATAAATGGTGTTTGGTGCACAATTAATTCTCGTCAACTGGCCATGATAGACAACGATATGCATATGGAGTGCCTCCCTAACTGCTTCGTTAATTATTCTGTTTCTCGTGCAACACATAAACCAGAAGATATTGCGGAAGCTATAGGTTCTTTTATAAGTATTACTCCGCCACATTCTGTAGAACCTCACCGGCTCACTAACCTGCTAAGGTATTGCAAGGATGTTATACACCTTGTAAAGATAGGCAAGGAAAGTGAAGCGTCTGAAATGTTAAATGAAGTCATTTGGGATAAGATGAATGAAATTGCTCCTTATGGTACAACCTTCGGAGCGCATGAAGGTGACGGATCTGACTTTGGCTTTTGGGAGTACGAAGAAGATGAAGAAGAGGTGGAAAATGAAGTACAAGGATAAGTTTAAAGTAAAGTATTTCTACCTAAAGCTTGCTGAGCTAAACGCTCCTTATATAACATCTCCAGATAATGTGTTTGATTTAGTAAAAAACGATTTCGAGCACAATGAGAGTATCATTATAATTGGAGTTGACAATAAAAACAAATTACTTATAAAAAAGAAAGTAGCTACAGGTGGTCACAGGACTATTGAAGTTCCTCCTGCTGATTTATTTATACTTTTGCTCAAGACAAATTGCAGGAGCTTCATTATGATACATAATCATCCTTCGGGAAATGCGTCCCCATCAGAAGAGGATATACTATTTACCAAGAGGGTTAAAAAAGCAGCGGAACTCCTTGGACTCACTATACTTGACCATATCATTGTAGGGGGTCCTGGGAACGACTACTATTCTTTTAAAAAGAATAGCTTATTGTAAGATCTTACAAAGGAGTAATGACATGGAAGAAGCAGTATTTAATTGTCCTAACTGTAACAAGCAAAGGCGGGTTGAAGAGGTTGTTGTAGATGCCACACACTCTACCGTTATAGATATCATTCATGTTGAAAATAATGAAAACAATAACGGAAGGTACGCATCTGTTGAATACAGTCCTACAGAGGAACAGGTAACAGGTGGTCTGGTTGATCGGTTCCAGTGTCACCACTGCGGATATGTACTGACTGATGCAGACGGTAAGAAAATAACAGACAGTGATGATCTGCTAAAGTGTCCTCAAGTACATTACACACCACCGGTTTCTTACTATAAAGTTCAGCTTCATTTCATTTACGGATGGGATAATGCACCTTGGACAGAAGAAGGTGAACCTATGGTTTTCCGAAGTAAAGCGGAAGCCCAAAAGGAAATTGATGAAGTGTGTGACATCATGAAGCACCCTAGAGAGGATTATCGTATAGTGGAGGTTAAATCATGAGTGACTTTAATTTCTCTGTGATAGAAGGTCATCTTAAGGCAGACCCCGCTTTTAAAGACGGAAAGTGCAGGATGTTAGTCTTAAGTAACAGAGCCTATACTAATAAAGCTGGCAATAAGATAACAGAGGTAACTACCTTTGATATTATAACTACTGGAAGGCTGGCTGAAACCTGTAATAAGTACCTCAAGAAAAACTCAAGGGTACTTGTGTCGGGGAGACTTAGTAAGGCAGATAATTACGTGTATATTGTAGGCAAGGAAGTTAATTTTCTGTCCCCTGATAAAAAAAGCTAAGTGTAAGATCTTACAACCTAAAATAAAAAAGGAGTAAAAAATGACAACAAAAACAAAAGAAAGATCATTTGTTATCGAAGTATATAATAAAGATAATGATGAGTGGAAACCATCTTCATATACTAATGGTATACCCACACACTATCACAGTAAAGAAGAAGCTGAACTTGTCAGGGCTGAGATGGTTCTCAGTAAGCATCACAAGTATAGAGTAAGTGAGTATGCAGAGAATAAACTAAATAAACTTGTAAAAAAAGAGAACAAAATGAAAACAATGGCAAAAGTTAAAGACAATAATAAAGCAAGGCTTGGTCTCTTTGCTATTAATGAGATGGGTATGCTTGCTCTTTTTATAGGACATATCTATGGTGCTGCCCGCCTTTGTCATTTCTATCCCCGTTCGTGGGGATACCTCACACAGAATGAACTGCGGAGTGCCAGGGACAGTAACCGGGATCTGTACAGGCTGATAGTACACGACTATCAGGTAGGTCTCGGAGTAAAGGAAGAGGATGTCCAGTATTTTCTTCCGGAAAAGCCTGTGAATGTTCCTTTGCAGGAAGATCTGTACTCAAGCGTGGAGAGGGTGAGGAATAGTCTAAAAACAATATATGAAGCTCATACAGAGGTTCCTGTTGAGGATACTGCTGAAGAAGATGATCTGAGAGACGCTTTTGAGCAGACCATTATCGAACTTGATAACCTTATGGTGGATATCAATGACTACAGAAGAAAAAACAGTTGAGTGGTGTGCTGAATGTGACACTGAGGTTGAACTAAAGGCCGTAATGGAAGTACAGAAGTGTCCTTCCTGTGGCAAACGGATACTCCCCTGTTCTATTTGCCCCGGCCCCTGTGTGAACGTATGTGAACTCGAAAAAAAGCGGGATGAAATGGAGAAAGACAATGGAAACCAATAAACTAATAGCTGAGTTTATGGGCTGTACTTATAATGAGGATTGGGAACAACCTTGGGAAGATGAAAACGGTTGTTTACATGATGAACTTAAATACCACTCTTCTTGGGATTGGTTAATGCCAGTTGTAGAATACATTGAACAGCTTGGTGGATATACTTTTTATATCGTAGGAACATCCTGCTATATTAATGGTAGCCCACCATCAGTACACGGAGAGTCAAAGATTGAAGCTGTGTATAAAAAAGTTGTCCAGTTTATTAACTGGTATAACAAGGAGAATGAAAAGCCACAGGAAAATCTTGCAGACAAAGTAGTGTACCCTGTTAATCATAGTGATGCTCATCACATAATTATAAAATGTAAAGATGGTCATAAGTATGGATTAGGTGCAGTAAAGGCAGGAGAAAAACGGTGTCCAAAAAAGGGAGAATGGTATCTTAGCGGAGCAATTACATGTGCCTACCTAGCCTTTAATGATCTGTCACAGGAACACGTGATAGCAAGACTTGTATATACAACTGGTTGTCCTAATAATCACAAACCGATCAAAGCAGTAAAATATATTGAAATGTAATATCTTACATAAATTAAAATAAAAAGGAGTAAATCTATGCAAAAGTTAACAGACACCCAGGTGCTTGAAAGGGCGGGGTTAAAGTTTGATGTACTGCAAGCACCAGTACAGTTCAAAACACAAAAGGGAATACTTACTACAGACCCTCAGCGGTTTGTAAACTACAGGTCCGACACAGGACAGCGGTTAGGTATTGTCTCAGACCAGTACGAGATTGTACAGTTCAAAGACAGTATCATTCCCGTCTACCGCCAACTTGAAGAAGTTGCAGGGGAGTTTTCTATCAGCACACAGTTTGCCGGTGGAAAATTCTATACCCGCTTTCTTTTAAATACAAATGCCATTGTTCCTTACAACAAAAAGAATGAAACTGCCAAGATTGCATTTGACAGTATCAATTCTTTTGATGGATCGCGCAGGTTCTCAGGTATGCTTAATGTACTCCGGTTGATCTGCACCAACCTGATGTATGCCATGCAGCCGGCAATACAGCTTGGCGGGATACACATGAAAGGAACGCTCAATATGGAAGATCTTCATAAGCTCGGCGGGGAAATAGAGCGTTACAGGGAAACCTACGTTGAGTATTACAATAAGCTTGTAAATCTCAAGGTAAAGAAAGAGCACAAAGAGCATATCATCACTATTGATAAAAAAGGTGAGAACATCATGGTGAGTAAAGCATTTGATAACTTCAAAATGCACAAGGGCGAAAATGCTTGGGAACTCTATAACGAGTTCACGTACCTGAACACCAATAAGAAGATCCAGGTAGGCACAAAGCAGAAGAAGGATATGCTTATTACTTCTCTGTTTAACAAGGTCTTTCTCGGAGTGTAGAGTAAGATCTTACAATTCTGTCCGTCCCCTCTTTTTTTTGGGGGCGGACGTAAAGGAGTAAGCTATGTATTTATATTTATTTGTAATGTATACATTAAAAATGCCCGATCAGGAACATGGATCTATACATTGGAGAAAAGTGTCTGCTCGTGATGTTCTTGATAAAGAAGGTATAGATGAAGTTATTTATAAAATGAAAAACGAAGCTTACGGTGAAGGTGCTGACTACATAGAACCATCAGTAGTTTGTACTTTTTCAACTAAAAAAGATCTTATTAAAAAAATACTTGAATATACGGAGGTTTAGCATGTCAGATAATACTGAAACTTTTATTGTAGCTGCTTATGGTAGAGACGGAGAGTTTTGCAGGGAGTGCGGAAAAACAAATGTAGATATTAATAATGATGATATCTGCAAAGAATGTTTTGAGAAAGAAAAAATGGAGGAAAAAAATGATGGGAAGAGATATACCTATTAAAGAATTACTGCCTGACAAAACAGGTAAGACCAATATAAAAAAAGAAGCCCACTCTACAGTATCGTGGGATGAAGGTGTAAACGGTGAAATAGTACACTACCTTAAACACCACCAGACAATAATTCTGGAAAGGCACAAAGACCACATAGTACTTAATTCAGGTGGGTGGAGATCTATTACAACAAAGAAAAGACTTAATGATTATCTACCCTCTAACTTCGGTATTTATCAGGAAAAAGGACAATGGTATGTGTGTATAGACGGAGAGGAAGAGCACTTCATGTTCTATGATGGTATTAAGTTCTCATACGAAGGAAAACTCCTCACAGAAAAGCGGGATCCTGATTGGGCTAAAATTAAAAAGATCAATAAAATGATCAAGTCCTACTGTGATGGAATGAAGAAACTGGAAAAACTTCCCGAACCATCATCAGGTGATTGCTGGTATTGTTGTATGAACACGAAGGAAGGCAATACTCTTGGCGAAGCCCTCAAAAATAATGACCATCTATACCAGCACGTAAAGGATCATTACTATCATGGTTCACTTTTTGTAAACGCTATGAGGTACAAGGGTTACCAGAATAGACAGATTGGTGTGATTTTTCATATGTTTCGGGACCGAGTTGTAGATTGTGTAAGATCTTACCTTAGAAATAAATTACTACCTGATGTCGCAACACGTTAAAAGGTACAAAAGGTACGAAGATGTCAAGTTTCATGAAGGTCAGATTTTAAAACTTAAAAATGGATCTTCTGCAATAGTGTGGGAGCCTGATGGAAGGATCTATACTATTGAACAACTCGATACCTGTGAGCAGCACAGGGGCACAGTAGAACAACTGTCAGAATATATTGACGAAGAAGAATTTCTTATAACAGAGGAGTAACTTATGGCAAAGCCAATATCAATATTTACAAAGAATGGGTCACCAGTTCTGGTGTACACTTACGGTTCAGAAGGAAGCAAGGCTTTCACTCGTCTTGAAAAGGACGAGTTTAAACTACGCTGTAGAGTGTGGGGGTTTGATATAGGATGTAATAGTCACGATAAAATGTTTTGTTTTGATTATACCGAGTATACAAGGCAGGCTAAGCTCGGACTACTCCCGCCTGTTCGCAAGGATTAGGCATGGCTATCTGGAATGAGATTAAAAAAAGCCGGCAGGAAGATGAGCGTAAATCTTTCCCTGTAGCAAAGCTTAAGGACAGGATAATAAATGATCTGTATCTTTGGGACATGCGCTGTTGGAAAAAACCAAAGAGCAGGGTCCAGGCAGTTGCCTGGGTAACTAAAATAAAAATGAAAGGCCCTTATGCAAAAGGGGTCACTAAAAACTGCGGGCATGTTGTGTATTGTATAAACTTATTACTTACGCTACACAACAAGCCCGTTAGTTTCGTGGTTGATATTGTCATGAAAAACAACAATATCCAATATAAAAACGAGATTGGTTCTTGGGGCGGATGGGGCGGCTGGCCCTCCTCAAGTAAGATCTTACATTAAACTAAAATAAAAAAGGAGAAACAAAATGGACATATTTTTTGCAAAGTTTATAATGTTTGTAGACCGATCATCAGGATACTTTCTGGAGATCAATCATTGGGTCAAGAAAGAACCCATTACTGATAAAGCATCCCGCCTTCTTCAAAAAATAAGAGGAAAGTTCGGTTGTTATGAGAGAAGTGTAATATCGCTTATTGAAGAGGTTACTGACTGTAATCTTAGTGACAAACTGAACGGAAATAGTATACTGCGTAAAGGAGTTAATGCGGGTCTCATGCTTTATTATAAACCACCTCACCGTGGCGGAAAGCTTATGGTAGTGACCCACGTAACACCTAACGGTGTAACTTTTATGACAGAAGATGGTGAGTTTCCAAATTACAATATTGGTAGTCTAACAGAGAAGTTCAGAGAAGGGTGGGTACATGTGGCTACCGACATACCCACTGCATGCAAACATTTTAACATCGAGTTGATTAAACGTCATTTCAGATACCTTGAGTTTGTAGAGGTATAATCATGGAAACTAAAGTAATAGATCCGCTCCATAAAAAACTTGTGGAGCTTTTAGGTACAAGTACAGGTGCTGCCTTATGTGACAGTGGTGGTGCTTATGGTCGGCATTGGGAACGTAACAAAAAGTTCCTTGAGGCGGGGGGTAACTTTGAAGATCTCCCAAGAGTATCTGTACACATAAATGGCAGTGATGATGAAGATCTTAAAGAAGAAAATGATATGTCAAACAAAACGTTTGAGGTAGAGGTATCTATAAACATATATCATTTTCTTTATGAGTCTCTTCTGTATAATGACGACTGTGCTCAATTCAATAAGTTTTTACATGAGTATGAAGGTGACCTTGATGATCTATTCAAAAAGGACATTGATATACTTAAGAAAAAACTTAAGGAAATCTTTGATACAGAGGATTTTGACCTGAGCAAAGAAGCTGTTAATACCTACAACGGAGAAGATGCCTTATCACAAACTCTATGGTATAGAAGAATAGATATAGGCTTGACTCAGTACGTATTTATTATGATCCACCAAGGATGTGATGTACGTGGTGGGTACACATGGCCTCAACTCTTTGAAGTCAGTGCAGATGAACGTCTACATGATAATAATATAGTTAACATGGCCTGTGGCTGTGAGAACTGGACATCATGGAGTGCAGGGTACAGGTGGGAAAGCCAGGGTACAGACCCCGAAGGTATGCTACACCCGGATCAGATGCGAATGGAAGGTGTACCTCTTCCCTCTCTGGAAATGCTTAATGACTTTACAAGCTTTCCGTATGAAAGGTTTAAAGTTGTAGTCGGTATGACTGACGGCAAAGTCGATACAAGCAAATCGAAGGTATATTGCCGGCGGTGTGGAAAGGAACTTACTTTCTCATTCTGAAAGTAAGATCTTACAAATTAAAATAAAAAGGAGAATTAAAATGTTACAACCAATGAGTAAAGGACACAAAAACAGAATATTAAGGAGCTTGGCTCTTGCCTGTACAGAGAACATACATAAGCTTAACAAGTATGCCTACAGGTGGATACACATTAAGTCAGGGTTTATTGCTCACACAAATATTCATGGGTTCATAGGCAATTATGCTTCACACACTATACTTGCAAGTGCTGTGGTTAATAATGCCAGCGACAATACTCGCTGTAACTACAGGAAAGGTGAAAAGGACTATGAGTACTATAAACAGTCAGCTGATATGTACAGTGATCTACTTAAAATGATTGAAGATAAAAAGAAAATACCAGATGAAAAGTCTGTTTTTGTTCCTCCTAAGATCACAGATTGTTTTAAAGACGATAAGGAAGCAGATAAAACAAGGAAGGACTATTCTGACAAGTTTCTTTCTTATTTACAAATGACACACTTCGAGTGCTATGATCGAGGGCGGGCGGACGACCTTGCCTACGCTGCCATGCTTATTGATGTAAATATAAAAGAAGGTGCACTCGACTTCAGCCCTGACAGTGGGTGGATGGACCCTGACAAGGTTTTCGATAAAGAGTTCACTTTCCCATCAGGCAATACAGGAACTATATCTCAACTTCTAAACGTATACCATTCTACTGTATGGGAAATGATGGACGAGCTTATTCACTTCTCCCCCGAACCTGAGCCAGAAGAAGAGGATGAAGATCACGATCCATTTCCAGATGATGATGAAAGTGAAGAAGATAAACCTGTAGAAACTGTACGATTAGGAGAAGTCGGGGTGGATAGTGGGCAGTTAATGATCTGTGACCCATGCTATATTGCAAGTGAATGGAGGGATAATCAGAAAGTACCTAGTCCTGACTATTTTGATACAGAAAAAAACAAGAAAGTAATAAGTCCACGAAAACGAGCACACGAAGATATAAACTTCGGAAGTAAGTACCGTGACGGCATGACCTACAGTGATGCGATTGAAAAGGGTATACTTAAGGAAGAAGAAATGCCTGATCTAAAAGAGTTCAGTTATGCCGGTTGCTGTAGCCAGACTTTAAGAGGTCCAGGTGGTCAGCTTAATTACAAAAAAGGGCATGCAGGAGCAGGTGTTGCCTTCTCATCAGGTTATGGTGATGGTGTATATCCTGTGACCGCAGAAATAAAAGACGGGCGGGTAAGCCGTATAATAATTGACTTCTGAATATGTAACGGAGGGATAATGCGAACAAGGGAAGGTTTTGAAATTGATGTGTCAGAACTGAAACCCGAAAATGCAGCGGAAGTTATCAACCTGTGCAATAAGATCGATGCGCTCTTTAGTATGAATGAACTTCAGTGGACTCCTGTACATAAAAGGTTTTATCAATGCCTAAGTTCCGCCCTTCATCTGATCAAACATCAGGAGAAAGGGACAAAGAACATAGCATTTGATACTTTTTATCTCGATAAACATTTTACTTACAGGGACATACACGAGTTCTATGAGTACAAGAACGCACTGCATAATATATTGCAACAGGAAGTGAGTAGAAAAACCGTGCCTCTTCAGAGGAACACAGTCATTATAAAAGGAAAAAAGAAACATCCTTTTATAGTACGTAAGGCAAGACGTAACACGCTTGACAGGTACTTCATAAGATATGATCTTATGAATAGGCACGGTGTTATAATAGAAGTAGATAACTTTTCAAACTGGTGGAGGGATACAGATCATGCTGACCAACTATGTAAGTAAACTAGGTAAATATGTTTGGTGTTTCAATTTACCGAGAAGTACATGTGAGAAATACCGGACCCCAATATGCAACAAAAACTGCTATGCGAAACGTGGGCGGTTTTGCTATAAGACAACCAAGGATGCTCTCCAGAGAAATATGGAGTGGAGCCAGAGTAGTAACTTTGCACAAAATCTATGTTCTCAGATCGAAGAAGCGATCCTTGAGACTGGAGTTAAAAGGATACGTCTGCACAGTTCTGGTGAGTTTTATAATGTAAGATATTACAATGCGTGGGTAAAAGCGGCCAAGGAGTTCCCGAAGATCCTATTCCTGGCTTATACAAGGAATACAGATATTGATTTCTCCAAAGCCCCCGCGAATTTCAATATTTTCTTCTCTGTAGACGAGAGTACTCAGAAGATCAACAAATCCTGTAAGTTGACTTCAACACTCGACACTCATTCTACAGGTATTGTGAAGCACATGGCACCACATAAAAATGGTTTCGTGTGTAATTCACACTGCCATTCGTGCAGTCATTGTTGGAAAACAAAACATAACATTGTTTTTTATAACAATATGGCTGCACGGATGGCTTGTCTTAAAACTCTTTTTAAAAAGACGTTGGCGACAGGTCAACAGTCTCTTTTCGGAGAGATGTACAAGAAAAAAATGCTGGAGTTAATCAATGGGTGACATAGCAGACATGATGTTTGATCACTGGTTAGATGATGTGACAGACGAAGAGTTCATAAAGGAATTTTGTCCTGAACTTTTTCGTCATAAAACCACTCCATCGGACATAAGGAAGGCGGACAGTAGTAATCTTTATTGGCAGACCGAAGATGGAAAGGTAGTCTCATTAAAGAACATGACAAACAATCATTTACTTAATACTATTGCATTTTTAGATAGACGAATGAAACGATTTTCTAAATTAGATACTGAAACTAATCGTTTGTTTCTTGAAAAAATGAAAGAGGAAGCAGATGATCGGAAATTATACTATCCTGATAAAAGCAGAGCAGTTCCATTTAAAAAAGCTGACAAAAAAAGACAGGGGGTAGTAGGGAGATTAAGGAGTTTATTCAAATGAAAAACAATACAGAATATGATACCGGCCACTGTTGGTTTTATCTGTTGTCTAAAGAGTATCCTACACTGGAGGATATAAAGAAGGAGGCCAAACAGTCTCTCCCTAGAATAAAAAAAGACAAACAGTGGATGGAGTTCTACGACAGTTGTTATTTCAAAAAGAAAGCAGGTAGTCTGACTCCTAATCTCACTGATCTCATAACTAGGGAAGAAAAAGCCTATCTGGATACCCTTAAAAATGTAGACAAAACAAAAAAGAAATGGATCAAAAAAGGTGCGGAGTTCAAGTACAAAAATCATCTTAAAGATGAACTACACGAACAAGCTTTTGATGATACTATTGAGTGGTGTACAGGTGCTTCTCTTACACACAATCATCTTTTTCACCACTATGTTGCCCGCCTTCTTCAAGAAGAGAAGGTAGGCACACGTAAAATAGGCGGGAGGTTAATGACATGCTCATAGAAGAACTATATGAAGCTATAACAGGTGTGGATCAAGAAAACATAATAAGAAATGATGCGTGGCGGAAACTCGAAGATAAATATTACAAAGAACAAGTAGGATTATGTGAAGTCTGCATACATAATGAAAGTTGCAGTATTTTTTCTTCCTTCAGGTCCATGAAGAAGGAAGGCATTATTGCAGAAATAAAGGACTTCGCTCAGGTGTCTGACATTAAGTTTGACATCAGCATGATCATAAAAAGTTGCAACAAATATAGTAAATACGAAGGAGCACGTGATGCCAAAAACAAAAACAAAAGCCAAGCCCAAGGCTCAGAAAAAGGGCAAAGCAAAAGCTTCAGCAAAAAAGCCGGCAGCCAAGAAACCGGAAGTAAAAAAAGATGACAGTAAAGCTGTAGCTAAACAGCCTGAAGAAAAGAAACAGGCTCCGTACAAGAAACCTGAACCCAAAAAGGTTATTGTACGCAGGACGGTTGACGAAAAAACAATGGAACGGCTGAGGGAAGCTGCCATTGAGTTCGTTACCTTTGAGGGTGACAAGGGTATGATGAAAAAAGTACACGAAGCTTGCAGGAAAGACAGCATAGCCAAGTTCACTAAGCTTCATGGTGAGGTAAGCGGGCATGCCGGTAAGAACCTGTACTTTGATATGTCATCAAAAGGTCTCGCACTTTCAGATAAGCCAGGGAAAGCTGAAGAATTTCCTTTCTTCTGGACAATTAAAGAGTGCTTTGCCAAGGCAAAGTTCTTTGCCAGCAACCTTGACGAAAAAGAGTTCGCTGCGTAAAGTAAGATCTTACATAATGCCCCCGACAATCCGGTCGGGGGCTTGGATAAATGATATATTAAAAAAGTAAAGGGGGAGTTATGAAAGTAAAATGGGTACCAACCGATAAGCATGTCTTTGGGACAATATACAGGGAACACAGGTTAAAACCATTTTCTAGTTGTACCTGTCCTGATGGTGACATTAAATTAGGGAAACCGAATCCATATATTTATACATCGTGGGGAATTGAGGGTGCAGATTGTCCTTTGTTAGAGTGTATTCAAACAAAGAAAAGTATCGAACAAAAAGACTGGGATTATAAGTATTCTATAGGGCTGGTTGTAAGAGAGGAAGATGATGAACTTATTGATTATTGACGAGGCCATTAAAAAAGTAAAAGGAGTAATGAATGGAAGCGACACATAAAATATCAGCAGGATATTTTCCTGGAACAGATGAGCTAGACTTAACCTTTGAAGATATTGAAACAAACAAAAAAATAGCTTTAACTGTAAAAATTGATAAAAAAACAGGTAATGCAGTAGCTAACATAGTACCTCCGTGTACTTATCATGCAGTTTCTATAATTAATGGTATAAGTTGGACAAAAACAAAAGATAAATTACCACCAATACCTGAGGGATTATATGCAGGATGTTATCTATGTACAACACCAGTGCATAAGTGGATCATACTTAATTGGTCGAAACGTGGGTTGTGGATGCAGGGTAACAATATTTTAGATCAACAAGATATGGTTCTTGCCTGGAAGCCATTAGAAGAACCACCTTCAGAATTTTAAAGGAGAAGCAAATGAAAATAGGAAAGAAATATAAAATCTATAAACAAAAAAAAGAGACAATGGTTGTACTGGAGAATAGTGTTGTAATCTTTGATAAAAAGATCAAACTTGAAGGCGGGACCGTTGTAAAGGAAGATATGTTTAAGCTTCCCCGTTGTATAAAACCAAAAACAGTAAAAATAAATGCTAATGCATTTACGTCTGCTCTTCTATATATTAATAAAGTACTGCCCCGCCAGGGAAAGACATCAATACACTACGCTACTGAATGGATCTATTTCAAAGCAAAGAAAGGTATCTACTATGCTACAGATATAATGGGTTTCTTTCTTCCTACTAAAATAGATAAAGACTTTGTTATGCCTGCTCACTGTGCTGAGTTCCTGTATAAGATCATGGATACTATTGGCCGTATGCCCGCCACATTTAAAGTTGAAGTAGGAATGAGTTGTACTAAGATTACCTTCCGTCCTGGTGTCACTCTCTTTTATGAAACGGGCGGGGAGGATCTGGCTGTACCCTCTAAGTACAGAACATCATTCGGTGTTAACTGTTCTCGTAAGTACAAGGTAGAAAACTTTCTTACATTTGATAAGTTTGTATCAGAAATAACTAGGTTCTACAAGAAAGAAAAATACTCTTATGTAAGGCTCGACCTTAAAAATATAACATGGTACATTGAAGAGGACGGTAGACTTATTGAAAAACAGAAACTAAAGCACAAACTTCTCTCTACACCTATGGATATGTTTGATATTGTCATACCTGTAGCAGATCTTATGAACATCATAAAGTACGATGAAGATCTGAAAGAGAAACAGAAAATTGAAATCAAATATGGTGAAGATGCTTATATCTACTTCTTGGATAAGTACTACATGATTAACCATATTAATCTAATAAAAACATAGTTTGACAAAATCTTTCCCTCATGGTAGGATGTAATATCTTACATTGGAGGAAATTATGTCCAAAGATAAACCTTTTGAAAAGTATGAACTCAAGATCAAAGCTTGGGAAGCTGAAAGTAAAGACGTTGCAGAAAACGCAGTGGTAAGATTATCCGAAACCCTTATGCCTGACGGCAGTGCTGTACTCCAGCACCAGTTGGTTGATGAGTCACTTTTCACTATAAGTATTGAAACAAAAAAAGAGTTTCAAGTCGTTAATGTCAATTCTGAGTACATTGACTCTTTCTCAAAACTGTTGAATATACTTAACGAACTTATGTTCGGTGGTCCAGAAGAACAATTAATACCAGACCCAAGGGCTGCTACAACGGCTCACGGTCAGAAGCTAGTACCTCCGCACGGTGACAATAAACCACCACCGGCTGAAGAACTTGATGAAGATGAAGGATCAGAAAATGGCAAAGGCGGTAAAGGAAAAGGCTGACAAAGCCATCTTATCAAACTACTTAAGTGTAGACAAAAGCAGAGTAGCACGATCTCTTTTCAAAAAGCTAACAGTAGCGAACCCCAAGCATGCAGAATGTGTACGCTTGGGGTATCGCCCTATAGTTAAACGTAAAGTTAATGGTCGTACTACTATAGTACCTATCCCACCGAAAATCAAACTGTACAGGGAAGATAATAACCGTATATTACTTCCCCGTGGTTACTATTCAATAGAAGAACTTGAAAAACGTGGCGGGTTTATTGACCAGCGAACAACTGGTAGAAAGATCGCTATAACAGACAGTATCAAACTGCGTGACTATCAAAAAGAACCAGTTGAATTGTTTGCTAAGAACAAAGTTGATATGATCCTAGCAGAACCCGGATCAGGAAAGACAGTAGTAGGCATAAAAATAATATGTAAACTTAAACGAATGACTATTGTTCTTGTAAATACACTTGTACTTGCAAAACAATGGAAAGAAGCTTTGCTTAAGTTTACAGATCTCAGGGCAAGTGACATAGGTATTATATCTGCTGGTCAGAGAATTGTAGGCAAGGTAGTTATCGGAACTGTTCAGTCTATACTTTCACTTAGTAGAGACTCATGTGATTACCCTAGATGGGCAAAGGCTTTTGGTCTGGTTATACTGGATGAGGTACATATACATGGTGCACTTGAGTTCCAAAAAGCAGGTGCTATGTTCCCTGCTCTCCGCCGGCTCGGGATCACTGCATCATCAGACAGGCTTGATAATATAAATATACAAAAATTTCATGTAGGCAAACGTGAAGTTGTTATGAAGCAACCTGGGCGGTATAAACCTACAATGATACTTATTGAGTGTTTAACACGTAACCCTGTGCGTGGTGTAGATCTTATGCCTGTGTATAACAAACAGGGAGAGGTAGTTAATGTAAAGAACTACAAAATGAACTCCTTTAATGATTTCTGTCACTGGATTACAAATGATAAGAGAAGAAACCATGCTATAAAAGTTGTAGCTGACAGAAGATTAAAGGCAGGAAGGTATGTAGCCATTCTAACACACAGAGTAGCACATGCTGAGCATTTAGGTGAATTATTAAAAAAACATAAGCCACTTATATTTCATGGCAAATCACTCGCACAGGAGCGTGGTAATTTAATCATAGCCACCTACCAGAAGCTTAAGCTTGGGTGGGATTTTGACAGGCTAGATACTCTTTTTATAGCCACACCTATTGCGAAGAAAACAGATGTAGAACAGGCGGTTGGCCGCATAGAACGTGTAATGAAGAATAAACCCCAACCGGAAGTTTACTACGTGTTTGATAAGTTCATTGGACTGTCACAAGGTCTTAAGCGAAAAGCTAAGATCGTAATGATAAAGGAACTTAGATACCACGTGGAAAAGAAAGTTATTTCCATAAAAGGAGGAACCGATGGGTAACGACAGGACCGTAAACATACATCCCAAAATAACTCCCAAAGAGAACCTGGAGTTTTCCAAGTTAAGTAACAAGCTTGGTGTATCAAAGGTAGAACTGTACGAGATAGCTATATCTCTTGGACTCAAGGAACTGAAGGAGGTTAAAAATGTCAAAGCCCTTAACAGGAAAAGAACTGCGGAAGCTGCCTAAAGGCGAAAAGAAGATAATAACATTTTATCTGACCATTGACGAAGCACTTGAACTAAACTATAAGTGTAAGTGTATAGGTAAAACTTCACAGGATCATCTACGTAACATTACCCTGGCTGATCTTAAAAAGAAAAAGTAAGATCTTACAATCATGGGGGAATGTAAATGACGAAAAGAATACCTATAGATAGACCAACGGAAAACTGGACACGCTTCCCAAACTGCATACTGGATAACTTAATACACTTTACTGCTGCCGAGTGCAAGATATTAAACTTGATGGTAAGAAAGAACATTGGTTACACTCAACCCAACAAACAATTTGCAGTTGTATACTTCATGCAGAAATTGGGGATGGCCAAGGGAACAGTTATTACTGCAGTAAACGGACTTCTTAATAAGAAGTCTATAAAAGTAGTTAAGACAGGGCCGAGAGGGATACGGCACTTCGATATTAACTGGAAAAAACCACTGGTTCAAAAATTGAACCGGTCCAAAAATTGGACCAGATCCGGTTCAAAAATTGGACCAGATCCGGTTCAAAAATTGGACCCATTAAAAGAAAACAATAAAAGAAAACAAAAGAAAGAAAACAATATGGCTCCTTCGGAGCATGTTTCTTCTTCTAAAGGAGGATCTATGAAACATCCTGGTCTTACTACTGAGACTAAGAAACTTCGCAGGTCGGAGTTGTGTGGTATTGCTTATCCGGAGGGATACCTCAAAAGCGGCAAGCCACCCAAGATAGGCGGGGGAACAGACTGTGTATTGTTCTACGGGTATGTTACTGAGGATAGCTTCAACGAGTGGGACAACATGAAGGCGGGAGATGTTGCACGGTTACTTATAGGCATGTTCCACCAGAAGAAGTACAAGCACTCCTATACATACAAGGTACTATCTGTTCAGCTTAAGAAGTATATAGTAGGGAATTGTGCTCAGATAATCCCCGCCCTTATTGATGTGTATGAGAACCCGAAGAAGTACAATACTGACAGCTGTATCGGTTATTTATTTAATCGTGATTTGGATTATAAATATAATCCGTTTTCTGTTTTGCATCCATCCAATATTGTCAAGGTGATAAACAGGATGGAAGAGAGGGCCAGAAAAAAATCTGGTGGAAACGGTAAAGCCAGGATTAACGATGGAAATGTAATATCTTACATTATTGAAAATGGCAAGTTTGATCCTGAAAAGATGGCGGACAAGAAGTACCGGCATGCGATTGCTTTCTATCTTGAAGTAATTGTGGGAGAGTTGATCCGTGATGGTGTTCTTGATAAGGTACTTCCTGAGTTGATTGCTAAACCTAGATTAACACTTAAATCACTTCCTGATAAATATCTCAAGGGTAATGAAAAGGTGTTTGATTATGTCTAATACAGCAAAAGCTTTTATAGCAACTATGTCATTCTTTATTGTAGGGTTGTTAAGACCAGGCAGTGATTTTAGTTTACCTATATTATTTTGGGTAATGCTTATTTACCTTGAAGTAAGGAAGAAGTAATGTCAGGCTCTATGCAGAAGATCCTTGGTAAGTATGACAGGAAAGAATACCTTGAGCTTCTTAAAATAAATCCAAAGAAAATTAAATGCCCTAAGTGCGGGGCAGGGTTTGAGAACATGATCATCTCTCCAAGGGGAGTGGTAATGTGCATAAACCAGATCTGGTATGAAGATCTTAAAATGAAGAACCAGTGCCGACAGATTATTGCTCGTCCAAGCACGAAGGCTCTTTACGGAGTAAGTTTAGAGGATTTTTAAATGAGTAAACTGAAGTATGAATATATCACATTACGTATGGATGTAAAGCTTACTGATGGTTATCGTGGTAATTGGCGGGCAGCAGTTGATGAAGCGAAGAGGTTTTCTGTGGAGTACAGTGTTATTGTTAAGCTTCACTACGCGCGTCAGTATGTGTTTACTATAGATCCTGATACTGATGTAGAAGCAATTAAGAAGAGGCAACTGGTTGTTGGGGTTTAAGGAGCAAGTAATGTTAACAAAAAAGAAACTTATAGATATGGAACCAGACAGTATCTTTGCCAGAGGTACTTGTGTGGACTCTCCGGACGGAATTAACATGGTAGGTTCAGGGCGGAAGTTAAGGTGGATCGCTAAAAGGAGGAGCGGTCCTTTTGATTGGTGTATCTACATACATTGGGAAGAGCACAGTGACTACTATATAAAAAGACATGGTGACAAGGTTACAAGTGAGCAGAATATTAAGAAACTTGTTCCATGTGATGATGAGGCATTTAAACTTTACGGGTATTAATTTGAAAACTGAATATGATTTTATACGGATGGAGTGTTATGACTTCACCGGAAAGACAACAAAGTGGCAGGTGCTGAATAAAAATAGAGGGTTTCCTTTAGGAACTATAAAATGGTTCTCGCATTGGAGATGCTACTGTTTTTATCCTGCCGGTTCTGTTGATCTTGTGTTCAGTAAGTCGTGTATGCTGGATATAATTAATTTTATAGATCAGTTAATGAAGGACAGAAAAGATGGAGGAAAATAAATAATGGAAGCAGTTACTGAGAAAAAAAAGCTGGCTAGAGTTATAGACATCTTTGCCGAGAAAATGAAGGAGAAGCTTTTCAAGAAAGCAGATGAGGGGGCATGTGGATGGGATCAGCCTGAACTTGAGGGTGTAATCCACGTGATGTTACAAGAACATGTAAAACGGCAGATAGAAAGCCGAAAGGGTCAGGAAGTTGATATTGCCTGTCTTGCTATGTTTATTTATTTCATAAATAATAAGATTAGTTTGCACGAATTATTAAATGATCGAAGGCGGGTGAGGAAAAGTAAGTATCCACCTTGTCCTGTATGTGGTGATAAGCTTCCACATTATTGTGGGGGAGATAGTTGGTACTGTGAACATTGTGACAAAATATATACAGAGGAGGAAGGTCGTGCCAAAGAAGCAAGTAAAAAAGCAAGTAACAAAGAAAAAAAACGTAGCAAAAAAAGTAAAACAGGAAAAGCATAAGCCTGCACCATATACTGAATACAGAGAGGAGAAAGGTAAGCTTGTTGATAAAAATGGAAAGAAGGTCTGGTGTTATTCTTGTAAAACAAGACAGGCAGATTGTGTAGGCTTCTCGTCAAAAGGTCCGAAGGGTCTATGCTTCAAGTGTTTGTTTGATGATAACAGTGTGCATGCTGCTAACTACAAAGGAGAGGAACGATTACGAGAAGAGTTCAGTGGTATCCTTGAAGAAGCTGAGAAACGAAGAAGGGCAAGTAATACTGAGTCGGCTCCTATAATCCCTAAAGGAAAGTCTGAAAAGAAAAAGATAAAGGTAAAGGAGACTAGGGGGCGGTTTACTATAACAAGGAAGTCTAAATGAACAGACTAGACGAGTTTGTTAAAGCTACAAAAGGTATTATTAAGAAGGGCAAGTTCAAAGATTATTTTGTATACATTAAAAGGGTGTCTGATCCTTCTTGTATAATGCAGATGGCAGTAAAGGATATCATTTGCATGCCGAAGAAGATGTTTGATATATTTACTCATAAAGCAGCCAAGTGGAGAGTAGGAGCAATCAATGAAGAACAAGAAATTCAAAGTGAACGACCATGGGGTTTGCGTTGAACCAACTTCTCATACCATATACAAAGCGGATGATAAAGGATGGTGCGATCACCTTATTATCCGAGTTGGTGAGCACGAAGGAAAGTGGTCGGGAGGTTACAATTTTAGTTTTGGATACAGCGGGTGTAGTTGTCCTGTTACGTTTGATCCAAAGTTTAGCAAGCTTTTTAAAACTGAAGCGAGTTGCCTTAAGTATTGGATTGATCATTTTATTTCGGATTATAAAAACAAAAATAGAAGGATGCGATCCAATATAACAAGGAATAAAAATCGCATACTTAAAGAGAAGGGGCAGAAACATCTTGATAAGATACTCGCAACAGATAACGGGTATAGGAAGGTAGTTAAGCAGATCAAGTTTAATGAGTTTCTTATTGAACAGCTTGAGGAGTACCTTGACACCTATGGTGGGGCTTCCAGAAGGCTTGCATTATATGATAAGAGGAAAACAGCATGACATTTAAAGCTTACATATACATACTATTTACTGTGTGGGTGATGTTTTATGTACATCTTCATATAGGCCACCGTAATCTTAATAAAGTTATTGAGGGGTATCAAGCTAAGATAGATAGTTTACAGCGGGAGCTTGATGTGATGAGGGGGAGTATACAACATCTGCGAAGTGTAGAAGAAACAAAGTTTCTAAGACTTAATCAGGAAGCCACTTTCTATAAAGGGCATCCGGTTGAGATATGGATTAAAAAAGATAAAAGGAGCAATACTAATGCAGAGCAAAGCAGAAAGTAATATCTTACATAGGAAGTTGAATGAAAGACCGAAGTACACACCTGACAAGCCTGATCTTGGGGAGGAGGTCGATACAGACGAGTCTGTAGTAGTTTACCCCAAGGAGCATCTTAAAGAGATCTACGTGGAGGGAGTTAAAGAGGCTCACAAAAAGAAGAAGATTATTGGAGTAGGCCGCGGGATAAAGCGCCTTAAACCTATTGATCTTATTGACGGAGTGCCGGCACATTCTGTTAAGGGGAGGAAGTACTTTAAGGATGCAGTTATTGTAACTTTGGCAGTAACATCGGCCCGTAATGAACTTAACTTTTTTAATCACTATGAGCAGGACAAGAAGTTCCAGGGTTACTGTTATTCACCTAAATTAAATAAGTTACTTCGGGTGTATGATGGCAAGTGTTATAAGGCTACAGCTGATGAAGAAAAAATGGGGGAGGGAGTAGATGTCAGAAAATAATGAAGTTAATGAGGCTATGACAGTAGTACAGGGTGTCGTTATACCGATACTTAAGATAATAGATAATGTTCTTATTAACAGCCCGCACCTTGTTGGTGTTATGACTAGACAGCTTGAAGGTATGCGGGAGGAAACTGAGTCTTTTGACGGCTTCGATATAGAGGCTAGTAAGCTTAAGTATACTGATGAAGTATTTGATAGTATACTTAAAACGGTTCGTAAGCGACAGGAGGAACTTGCGAACTTACAACATAATAATAAACCGGAGGAAAAAGATGAAGGTTGATCTTAATTTACCATTATGGGTTAACATTATTTTAGCGTTTGCTTTATTTCTTACAGGAGTTCGCTTATGGGCAGGTGCTCTGAAGGATTTTGCAAAGGCTAAGATGTATGCAGCTGAGACAGAAAAAAACTATGCTATGCGTGCTGAGTTGATTGATAAGGTAAAGCAACAGCTTGAGGATATTCAGTCTAAGTATAAACAGGCTTTAGATAAAGCGTATGTAGACAAGACCGCTGATAAGGGTTATCCAGAAGAAAATGGATCTAGCTGATTTTCTTGAGAAGTATCTTGGACTATCAGGAATATCTGAGACAGAAGAGTGGGTTAACAGCTACTGCCCCACGCATGATGAAAGGAGAAGGTCGTTTGGTGTACACAGGCGAACACTTGTTGCCAAGTGTTACGTCTGTGGTAAAATGCCCCTTTATAAACTTATTCAAAAAGTTAGAAGCATTAGCAAGGTCGAAGCACTCACACTTATCCGAAAAGAACTGGACAGAAATTACACAGGCAAAGGAACATCTGTTAGTTCTGGCAAAAGGAACTTTCAATCACGAAAAGTGCGGGAGTTGTCTGAAGAACTTGAATACTACAGGGGACAGTACGCAAAATACATGACGAAGCATAAAGGCTTCACTAAAGAGATACTTAAAGAGTTCGAGATCTTCTATAATGATGAGGATAAGCGTTTACTTTTCCCGGTCAGGGAAGGTGGCAAGCTTGTAGGCATGATGTACCGGAACCCCTTTGATGAAGGGGACTACTGGTACAATGATGACTTCGACAGGCAGAAGTATGTGTATAACCTGGACAATGCGGAAAGAGGAAAGACAATCATTATAGTAGAGTCACCCAAGGATGTAGCGTGGATGAAACAGGCAGGTATTGCTAATGTGGTTTCAGTTTTCGGTACAAACTTTGGTCCGAAGCAGGTAAAAAAAATTAAAGCAGTTACAAGCAGAGTTTGTTTTGCTATGGATAACGATAAAGGAGGAATGGAAGCAACAGTTAATTTATTTAAAGCGTTTGTTGGTTGTATAAAGTATCGTGTGGATCTTGAACCGTATGGAGATCCGGGCGATATGGAGTTGGAAGAAATACGGAAAAGGTTTGTCAAGCCTAAGCTTTGTTTCAAAGTGTGAGAAAATCTATACTTGACAATAACCTTATATCATGGTAAGATCTATGTGCAACACAGTGATCTTAATTTATAGGAGAAAGTAATGCCAGAAAAACTTTTAACGAAGAAAGGTTTTGAAGAAGCAACAAAAGAATACAAAAAAGCCAATACACAAGTTAAGTTATATGAAAAAATAGTTGAAAAACTTAAGCCTTCAATTAAAGCTTTCATAAAAGCCAAGGGCGGGAAGAATGAAAAAGGTTCTTTTGATCTCGCCACACCTGATGCGCAGTGTGAGTTGCGTAAGTCAATGAAAAATAAGTCACAATCAGAAATGGTTGCAGTCCTTAAAGCTCATAAGGTAAAGGGGTGTATCAAGAAGATAGAGGTTGTTGACGAAGAAGCCCTTGAGACAGCCGTTTTAAACGGAGAGGTTTCCAAGGACGTACTTGCAGAAATGCAGTTCCCGGTATTTTCTTTATATGTAAAATAAGTTTCACGTGAAACTATGATACGAGATCTTGATACTGAAAAAGCCATAGAGAAGAAGATCCGAAAGGGTGACATCGGGGCGAAGCGGAAGAAGCGTAACCATGACTATTATCTACGTAACGCAATTACTCTCAAAGAGAGAGTTAAGATCCGCAGACGTAAGACCCCTCCTCCTATTTTTGAAGTTATCAATGGAAAGCTTGTTGAGTTTTTTAGGGTGCAACATATTGCACAGGATCTCGGAATGACTGTTGCTACGATCCGCCTTATGGAGAACAAAGGTATACTTATGCCAACTCCGTTTAAAGGTAAGGATCGTGGCAAGGGGCATGACCGTCTTTACCCACGACCTATGCGGGAATTAATCAAAAACTGTTTTGATGCTGCACGTACTGTGTGTGGCAAGAAAAAATACACAGATGCCTTTCGTAGATTGCTTAAACGAAAATGGATCGAAGCGGAGATAGATGGTGTCTGGTAAAAAAGTAATATCTTACATTTGGTCATGGGTCAAGATTTTATTGACTGATTTTTTCTTTTTAATATTAGTTATTACTATAGTAGGAGTACTTGTAGCTAAGTACGTTTTTATACTCGGATTAATTATGTTGCAAATTGAATGTTGGAAACAAATACCTGATACAAATTATGAAGTGAGTGCAAGTGCAAAGGTACGTCACATTAAATCTCATTTACTTGTTAAGATAGTGCCGAGAGGTAAACAGCCACGACAGGATTATCCTAGTTTCAGAGTTAGACTTGTAGGGTCGAGTCCTTCAAAGAAAAAGCATTTTTGTTTACATCAGGTAGTAGCTCATGCTTGGCTTCCAGTAGATCCTCAGTATGAAACTTATGAGGTCGGGCACATACTACCTGATAGGTATAACTGTGTGGTGAGTAATCTTGCGTGGACTTCTCGTAAAGAAAATAATGTTGAGCGTTATGAACGCAATAAAGAGGAGTTTGAAAAAAGAAGAAAAGAGGACGGAACCTGGGGAGCATTTGACGATATAGATGTTGAAGATATAGAACATCCATTCGGGGTATAAGGAGGTTATCATGAAAAAGTTACTGTTTGTGATCTTATTTATTATGGGTCTGTCAGCTTATGACGACATAACTAATAAGATAGAAATAATTCGTGTGTATGACGGAGATACTTTCTATATAAATATAGAAGGGTTCCCCGCGATCCTTGGGGAGAATATTGGTATAAGAATAAACGGTATAGATACTCCTGAGAAGAGAGGAACACCACCAAGGATCAAGAAGCTTGCACGTAAAGCAAAGGAGATACTTGAAGCACATCTTAGGTCAGCAAAGGTTATTGAACTACGTAATCCTGTTCGTGGTAAGTATTTCAGGATAGTAGCTGATGTATATGTTGACGGAGTGAGTGTGGCGGAGATCATGTTGTTAAGTGGACTTGCCAAGGAATATGACGGAGGTACAAAGCCCAAGTGGTGATTGTAAGATCTTACATTTATGAAAATCTTAGTTGTTGGTGATAGTTGTAAAGATGTATTTGTTTATGGGTCGTGTGACCGTCTTTGTCCAGAAGGTCCTGCTCCTGTATTAAAACCGAAGTATGAGATTGATAATCCTGGCATGGCTGGAAATGTACATGCCAATGTAATAGCTTTAGGATGTAAGTGTGAATTAAAAACCAATCCAGAGTTAATTATTAAAAAAAGGTACATAGACAGCAGAAGTAATACATTACTTTTGAGGGTGGATGAGTATGATGCATGTGAACGAATTAAACACCTTAAGAGTTATAAAAAGTATGATGCAATACTTATAGCGGATTACTGTAAGGGGTTTTTAGAAGAGAGTGATATAGTACGTATTGCAAACGATAACCCGAATGTATTTGTTGATACTAAGAAACGTATTGGGAAGTGGGCCGACAGCGTAAGGTTTATAAAAATAAATAAACTTGAGTATGAATTAACTAAAAGTACAACAGGGGATTACATAGATAAATTAATTGTTACCGTAGGACCAGATGGCTGTGTATTTTTGGGTGACCACTATCCTGCTCCCCACAAGTTTGAAACAATAGATATAGCAGGAGCAGGAGATACTTTTATGGCAGCTTTTGCTATACATTTTATGAAGTACAAGGATGTAAGGGTATCTATTGAATATGCACAGGAATGTACTTCACAGGTAATTCAAAAAAGAGGAGTGAGTGTAGTAACAGATAAGTTATTAGCGCCAGTGGTGGAAAATTGATGTAAACACAGCCCGTAAATAGACCAGACTCCGTGTGGTCGCATGATGGGTCGCCAGTTATTCACGGATATGTTTCATGGGAGTACCGGGAGGGAAAGAACATGGGAAGGCATCTGCAGGTTCAAGTCCTGCCTGGCGCATAGAGCCTCATATAAGTTTAAGGAGGTAAGAAGCTCCGACTCGTGTTGGAGTAGTAGCGGTCCCTCCGCATAACGGTGACAAGTATGACGGGAACTAATAAAGATAGATGGTATCTGGGCGGTAAAGTAGTACTATATAAATCCGACAGTGAGACATCAAGGGGCCAGCTACTTTGGATTATAAAGGTGCCATTAAGGGGGGAGGGTCTATCAGCTGTAGGCACTACAGACGACCTGACTGAATAAGGCAATCGGTTGAGGGTGGCATGGCCATGAACATCCTCTCCCCCTAATGGCATCTTAAAAAATATTACAAGGAGTAAGTAATGCCTAAAAATTATCGTAGCAAGACAACGAAAGCAAAAAAGACGGAGAAGCCGTCTGAAAAGAAAAGACGAGTTACCAAGAAAAGTTCCGAGACTGAGACACCCTCTGATATTGATTTCAAGAAGGGTGATGTTCGTCTCCACATTAATCGTGGAAGAACTGTTAATCTTGGTAACTATAACTCAGCCAAGATGGATGTTGGCATCTCTCGTGACCTTCAGAAAGGAGAGGAGATAGACAGCACATTCAATGCTATGGATGAGTTGCTCACTGATCATTTAGATAGGTGGGCAAATGCCCAGGATGTCCTGGACGGATAGATCCGTTAGGATCAAAACATCCCCGTTGGGGAAATAAATATTAATAAGGAGATCTCGTATGGGATTCATTAAACAAGGGCGAGAAGTCGCCAGAAAAGAGCATAAGAAAAACCTTGACCGGCAGAAGTCAGCTCGTGTAAAGCAGTTGCTTCTTAAGGAGGATGAAGAGACCAAAATCGTGTTTACGCACGAAGAACCAACAGGTGTCTATGTCCATAAGGTTCGTAAAAAGTCCAAGAAAGGAAACTTTTATTGGGCTTGGATTGTCTGTACTATTGATGAGGATGATCCAAACTCAACGTGCATCATGTGTTCACGTGGTCACAGGCCCACTTACCAGAACGCTTATCTGGTGATCGACAGACGTAAGTTTGAAACGATCAAGGACCGTAATGGTAACTATAAGAGTACCAAGATCACGATGACTAAACGTGGAGGAACGCTTTTCGTGCTGATGGTAGGTCAGAAGTCAATACCTCTGATTGAAAAGAAGTATGATAAGTTTAAAAAGGATTTCCTGCAATTAACGTGGGAGTTCTATCGCACAGGTTCCAATACGGACACTGCTTACCATATTGAAAAGGCCAGTGCTCCCAAGATTAAAAAACTTGGTGAGTCTAAAGAGGAAAAGGAACTCCTTAAACTCATAAAGGCTTTTACGTGGGAAGCTTTCTTTGCTCTGCCTCCCGCCTCAGAGGTACAGGCTATACTGCGTGTCAACGGACTACTTGATGCTGGTGAAGCATCGGGTGATGGGGATGGCGCTGAGGTAGATGACTCTGATGAAGGTGAGGACGTAGACTACGATTAAGTAGCTGCAATTACTGTAGAAAATCAGTAAATGAGAGTGGGGATTGCGTAGAGGGAAGGCAATCCCTGCTCTTTTACTACATGGAGAAAACTAATGAGAACTTTACAAACAAGATCGCTTTTTGATTTCTTTGAATACACTAAGCATAAAAATATAATACAGACAAAAGAACAGTTTACCTGGTTGATGAGTAAACTGAGCAAAGTCAAGGAATTTTCGCTTGACACGGAAACAACTTCACTTAAGCGAAAGCTACTGGAAGTTGTTGTGATCTCTTTTGCATGGAGAGAAGGTAAGAGGTATGAAGGTGCCGCTATTCCCTTTATGTTTAATGTAGGATCAGAGCACCCATTCCTTCGGGTGACTGATGTACATAAAAGGCTGACGACTGTTATTAAGAGGAAGAAGGTTATTTTTCATAATGCGTCTTATGACTTTCACGTACTTGAAAAGTATCAGCTTCCTATAAAGATTGACTTTGAGGACACAATGCTTATGCATTATGTCTTGGACTCTGAGGAAGGGAACTCTCTTAAGAAACTCGCTCAGGTTGAACTTGGGGAGAGGGCAGAGAAGTTTAAGGACGTTGTAGGAAAGCGGGATATACGGGACGTGCCTTATCCTGAAGTGTGCAGTTATGCTATTGATGATGCTGTGTATACGCTCAGACTTTATGACAAGTACAAGCCCCGCCTTGCAAAAAGCCCTGTCCTTAAAAAGGTATATGATAAAATAGATAAGCCTTACACCTATGTTGTCATTGAGATGGAACGTGAGGGTGTAAGTATTGATGAGGACCGGCTTGAAAAGGTGCGGGATCTTGTTAATGAAGATCTTGTTAATATAGAAAGAAAGTGCAGACGGTTACTAAAGGTAAGCCGTCAGTTTAATCTGAAAAGTACTAAGCAGTTAGGTGAACATCTTTATGGTGTGCTTAAGATTAAGTGTCCTGCTTACACTGATGAGGGCACACCGAAAACGGATATGAAAACACTCAAGAAGCTTGGTAAAAAGCATAAGGGTGTTGAGGAGTTAATTAAATATAAAAGCTTGCAGAAACTAAAGGGAGACTTTGTAGATGGAATTGCAGAACAGCTTGAGCGGACTAATGATGGAAAAATATATGGTGGATACAAAGCTGTGGGAACCAGAACAGGTAGACTGTCAAGTTCTGATCCTAACCTCCAGAATATTCCTGCACGTGATGAGTACGGCTTCAGGAAAATATTCGTTGCAGCCAAGGGTCGGATTTTGGACGTGGAGGACTATTCTCAGCTGGAACTAAGGATCGCGGCGGTCTTGTCAAAAGACCCTGTAATGCTCTCTGCCTTTAATAACAATGAAGATATACATCAGACGGTTGCGGACATGTGTAACTGCTCACGTGATGAAGCGAAGAAAGTGTCCTTCGGTGTGCTTTATGGCATGGGGCGGGACAGCTTGGTGGAGCAGATCTTTCAAGCCACAGGTAAGTGGATAACACCAAGCACGGCCAGTGAGTATATTGAGAACTTTAAAACAAGGTTCAGGGGTGTATTTAATTTCATGCAGAGGTCTGTTTCCTTTGCACGCTCCCACGGTTATTGTGAAACTCTTTTTAAAAGAAGGAGACCCCTTAATAACATACTCAGTTCAGATGGTTTCTTAAGAAGCGGGGATGAACGTAAGAGTTATAACACTCCAGTACAAGGTACAGGTGGTGATATGACCAAGCTCGCACAGATCCATTTTCAGCGTGAACGTGATAAAGCCAAGCTTGATGCTAAATTAATCATGCAGGTTCATGATGAGATTGTTATTGATGTGAAGAAAAAAGATGCTAAGAAAGCTCAGGCACTATTGCGTAAGTGTATGTCCAAGGTTATTAAGTCTAAAATGCCTTTAGATTTCTGTGTTGACGGAAAGGTATCCCGTAGTTGGGGGGAGGCGAAAGGATGATTGAAGTAACAGAAAGGTTTGTTAAGAACTATCATGCAAGGTACAAAGGCAATTACCCTATGCCCAAGTGGGGGAGGTTCTGTATTGAACTTCTTAAGCGTGGATATAAGGTACAGCTACATCCTGCCAAGACTACAGTTAGCAAGTACATTTATGTTACTTACAAGGACCAGACTGTTAAGGTACGGTTCTCAAATCACAAGCCTGCATTTCAGAAACAGATCCATAAGGACTGTGACTACTATGTAGGTGCTATCTATGGCGGGGCTTACAGTAAAATGGAAGAAGTCATGTCAAAGATAATATTAAAGATGGAGGGAAAACGGGACAATGAAAGTTAAATGTAGCTACAAAAAGTGCGTAGAATATCTAAACATTAAGAAGAAAATATGGATCGCACATAAAAGTTTTCCAGGACTTAAGTTCTGTTCTCTGTTCTGTTTGTTCAAGCAGTATCTTTTCCACTGCAAAGAAGAAAGTGAAAAGTAAGATCTTACATTTGGAGGGAACCTTATGCCAAGGAAGTTCGTGGTAACAAAAAAGAAGGAGAAAAAGCGTGCAGCGAAGAAAAAGTCGAAGGGAAAGGAAGCAAAGGCAACGAAAACTAAGACCCAAGAGGTTAAGTCGAAGGGAACAGCGGAGGAAGGAGAAGTATCAACAGATGTTGTGGAAACAAAAATCTCCAATAAGCCGGTTAATCCTGACGGTACTAAAAACCTTGCGAAACATCTTAAAAAGCTGAACGATAAGTTCGGCGAAGGGACTATTGCTCTCGCTAAGGATGTACGTGCGGTAACGATCCGTAGGATACCTACCTGTTCTTTTGCTCATGACGTTGTAATGGGCGGGGGAACCTATATGGGCGGTATCATTGAGATCACCGGACCGAACCAGTGCGGTAAGACTTGGTGGTGTATAAAGAACATAGCTGTAAACCAGAGGTTGTGTAATAGGTGTAATACTCCATTTAAGATAGAAGGTAATAAGCGGATCTGCCCTAGCTGTGGTGACTACGAAGAACGTGTGTGTGCTTTTCTTGATGCTGAGAACTCTGCTCTATCTGCTCTGTCAAAGGAAGGGTGGATCTCATTTAAAGGCGGGGATGCTAAAAAGAAACAGTCTGTCCTTATGAAGTTCTTCATTGAGATGGGTGTAGACATTTCCCGTTTACTATACCACCGCCCACGCGACAGTGAGGAGGGCTACCAGATACTTGATGATCTAATCACGCAGAAGATAGCCAACTTTATTGTGTACGACAGTATTGCCGCCTCTCTTACCGGGGAGGAAATGTCCAAGCAGTTTACTGAGCACTCAATGGCGGTAAAGGCCAGAATGAATAATAAACTTGTGCGAAAGATCGTAACAAGATTTAATGAAGGGAGTTTAACTGATGAGAATAATATTGCGTGGTGCTGTCTCATGCTTATTAATCAGCTTAGTACTGATCTCCGTATGGTTAAGGTTTTTGCTGACAATAATCTCAAAGCTACTGGAGGGCTTGGGGTGGGATATATGGCACTTGAAAGGCTTAAGTTTAAAAATCCTGAGCGACTCAAGCACAACAAAAAGTTCGTTGGATTTTCGACTAACGTTGAGATATATAAAGACAAGCAGGGACTCCCTTTCAACTGGTTCAACTTCAATATCTATACTCAAGATATACCCTCCTTGGGTATCAAGAAATACCAGATTGATGAGAACTCTGAAATATTTGATGTCGGCCTTCAGTGTGACGTGTTCGGACAAAGCGGTGGCTGGTTTAAGTACAAGGGGCATAAGTTCCAAGGCAAAGAAAAGCTATATGCCTGGCTCCTAAAAAACAAGCGCCACTTTAAAGAAATTAAATCTCAACTATTAAAGAAGGAGTAAAGCATGCCAGTAGTTTATGATCATTGTAGAGAGTGCTTTTATAGCAGACATTACAATAAGAATTGTGCAAAGAACGGCAAGTTTGATAATCAAATGTCACTTAGTAAATGTCACGGTCCGTTTATCAAGAAAGGTAAAGGTTTTGTAGTGTGGGGAAAACATACTTTAAAGAGGAGTAAATCATGAAGGTATTTATATCATATCATTTTCATGCTCAGGACGGGGTGGCTGGGTGTTCCAATTTTATAGAGGATATAGATTTCAACTATAAAACTGAGAAAGGAATACTTAGAGTTCAGAATGAGCTATGTGTTGATAATTATTTTAAACTGTCAAACAGGCCGAACAAGTCTATTGCCCTTAAGATTATTCTTTTAAGTGTATCTGAGGTTGAAGATGTTTACAGATGTTGTAACTGTGAGCTTAAGTGTGATCAGGCAACTGCGGATTTTTATAAACATAAGTGTCCCACTTGTAAGTGTGACTTAGATAAGGAGTAAGTAATGAATAAAGAGTTAATGTTCAGTAGTAAAAATCAAGCGTGGGCTACACCAAGAGATCTGTTTCGGGAACTCAATAAGAAGTACAAGTTTACTTTAGATCCCTGTGCTGAGAAAGACAATGCAGTATGTAAAACATACTTCAATGAGAAACAGGACGGTCTTAAGCAGTCATGGAAAGGTAAGAAGGTTTTTATTAACCCGCCTTTTAAAGATGTGGGGAAGTGGGTTAAGAAAGCCTATGATGAAGTGATGAAGAACGGGTGCAAAGTGGCCGTTCTCCTTATTGCTGCACGCACAGATACCAAGTGGTATCATAATTACGTGTGGGATGCAAAGAAGCTTAAGTTCCGTCCGCATGTCAAGTACATTCAGTTTGTTCCTGGCCGGCTGGTGTTCGGTACGGATAAATACTGGCGGTGGGTATGGAAGCAGAAGAAGCTTGACGGTAAGTTTAATAAGCTTTACGGCACGAAGAAGAAAAACCCTGCTACATTTCCATCATTAATAGTAGAGTTCAGGAAGGGAAGATGAAGAGTTTACTTACAGGGTGGGAGTGTCCTATATGTAAAAAGGTTCACAAGCGGTATGCCATACCTTTTAAATTAGGTATAATGTATCGAGAGTGGCTTCAAAGGATACTTGATTTAATAGATCGAAAGGAGTACAGATGTGGTAGCTAGATATCAGTGTGGTACATCGGGTTGTAAAGGCGAAGTGCATGGAGCAGGTCTCTGTGCACCTTGCCTTATTAAAAAGCTTGAGAATAAATGTAAGATCTTACAAATCAAGTATGATGCAGTTGGCGGGGATGAAGCAAGAGGTATAATTGAAAAGCTTAGGCTTCACAAGAAGATACTAAAGTCAATTATTAAGAAGGCAATAAAGTCACTTAGTAAATACAGGACTATAATGCACGATACTGTCAACCATGATCATGTACAAAGGATAGAAGGTCTTACTTATGACTTAGGTAAAGCACTAAAGGAAACTGGAGGTAGTAATGGAACTAGTGGTTCTTGAGAGTCCCTATGCGGGGGCTGTGGAGAAAAATGTAAAGTACGCAAGACTGTGTGTGCGTAACAGCCTGATGAGAGGGGAAGCACCTATTGCTTCTCATCTTCTTTATACACAGGAAGGTATACTTGATGACAATGTACCAGAAGAGAGAAAGCATGGAATACGGGCAGGGCTTGCTTGGCTTCTTGTAGCTACCAAGCATGTGTTCTATATTGATTATGGGTACTCGGAAGGTATGCTTGCTGCCAAAAAGTATTCTGAGAGTATTGGGTTACCTGTAGAAGAAAGGCGGATCTTTTCTGTAAATGGAGATAAGGCATGATAGAGGGGAAAGTGTGGGGAACCACAGAACTGATATTCAAGAATAGTAATTGTGAGGTACACAGGATCTTTATAGGAAAAGGTGGGTTCTGTTCTATGCACAAGCACGAGCATAAGCACAATCTGTTTTATGTTGATAGCGGTCATCTTAGAGTAACTGTAGAGAAAACAGATTACAAGCTTACTGATACTACTATACTATTGCCTGGGCAGAAAACTAGTGTGAAGCCAGGACAGTTTCATAAGTTTGAAGCACTTGAAGAAACTTATGCACTTGAGATTTATTACACTGAGCCAATATCAAGTGATATAATTCGTAAAGACTGCGGAGGCATTAATGGTACACAACATAATTAACTATGTTCCTAAAGAGTTAATAAGAATAATAAAGTGGATAATTATAGGCTTAGGCATTGGGTCAGCTTCCGGCCTTATTTTATTTTTTATTACTGTTAAAACAATGAAGGATGAGGAGGATGAATGAAGCAATCAATAAATCAGGGTGAGATAGGTCTTAACACAACACCTGTTACTACCAAGGAGTTCCGCAAAATAGTAAAGAAGTATTTTCGGGCTGCCAAGATAAAGGTGTATAAGTTCAAGGCACTTCAGCGTGTAAAGATCTATATTGATGTCTACTTTTGGGGAAAGCTTACTCCAAGTATGGCAGAGGAACTCAGAAGCTATGTGGCAGCAGGATGTGACTTCCTGTTTCTTAAGAAAAAATGGTGGGAGTGGTTCTATGACAAAGAGTACGGGCTTTTCTGGACGAAGAAAAAGAAATACAGTGAAGCGGACTGCAAATCGAAGAGAGAAAGAGTTGTCGAAGAAATTAGGGCTGAAGCAGACAAAGAACAGCGGGGCGACTCCATTTGATAAAGGTGATCTTAAGGACGATCAGAATATGTATGACATTAAATCGACAGATAAAAAAAGTATCTCAGTTACTGTCGAAATGTGGAACAAGCTCCAAGGCCAAGCATACGCACAAGGGGTGAACCCTGTATTGTTGCTTGATTTTAAAAAGTATAACTTAAAACTTAAAGTAACACTTGTGGAGGAATAAATGAAACGTAAGTTTTTTACACTATGTTACAGGTTCGGGTGTCCCAAGGTGCAGGGGTATCCTACACTTAAAGAAGCAAAAGAAGAACTACTTATGGATAGTGATGATGATACGTCTGTTTTGATTTTTAATCTCAAAGGGAAGATTGTTTATATAACAGACTTCTATAAGGATCACGGTATAAATGATCGTGGAAGGTGGCAGGAACAGATAAATAGGTCACTTTCAATTATTAAAAAGGTACAGGAGGAAAAAGATGCCGGGAAAAATTAAAGGTAAAGATAAAGGTATAGGTAAAAAGACAGGTTCTATGAAAAAAAAGGCTAAAGATCCAGGTGAGGATGCTATTAAGAAAATAGAAGCTATGCACAAGAAAGCAACACAGGACATACTTGATAAGAAGAGATTAATCCTCACGGTTGAGGTTATGGATATCAAGGGGGCAGAGTGGATTATGCAGCAGATGTTCTCTAAAGACTGTAAGCCTATTGAGGGACTTAAGATAACCACTATGGCGTGGGATTGTCATGTAGTTTCTGCCAGTGAACTTGATGATGTAATTAAACGTGTCAATAATTTAAAGAGATAAGGAGAAAGTAATGAGTATCAATTCAATAATGAAGAAAGCAAAAGCGGATGAGAAGTTATTGCCTATACTTGACAGGGTTATAGTAGATTTCTTTACGCATAACCGTATGAGGCATGTGGGGATCTATCCGTCACAGCTTGGCGGGTGTCTGCGTAAGCAGGTGCTTATGATGTTAAATGTAGAGTTAGATCCTTTTTCTGCTGACACCTTCCGCAAATTTCATAACGGGGATGATACTCATGACAGGATACAGGGCTACATTCAGCTTGCCAAGGAAGAGGGTAAGATTAAGAGCTGTGTTTTTGAGGAACAGGTGAAGGCGGTGGACGCTGCGGATAAAAGGCTTCACAAGTTCAAGAATATTGTAGCACAACTTGACGGCAGTATTACACTTAATGACGGGAAGGTCTACCTTATTGAAATAAAGAGTATGAACTGGCGGTCTTACGATAATCCTAATCTATGGCCTGAGTATGCTTATCAGGCACAGGTGTATATGATGATGAAGGGTAAAAAGGAGATCATTCTGATAAAAGAAAACAAGAATGATAATACATGGAAGGAACAGTTGATAAAAGCAGATCCTGATATGCAGAAGGATGCTCTTAATAAGATGTCTATTATTAATAAACATCTTGGTGCCAAGACCCTACCACGTAAAGTGTGCAGTTCAAAGTCAGACCGTAAGGCCAAGTGGTGTAATGCATGTACTGCTTGTTTCAATATGCTTAATGTGTGGGGGGACTATCAGTTAATAACTGAAAAAACTCCGACAAAGACAATTAAGTTTGATGTTAAGCAACCTCTCTTTAAAATAACACTTAACGATAAGATCCGGGAAGTGGTTTACCGTAAACTGATTGAGTCTTTTTTGCGGGACGAGGAGTTGAATATCTGCATATTGCCCATAAAAGGGTACAAACAGGCAGATATGAAGAAAATTATACAGAACATGATTAACGAGAAAAGGCTTTTTCATGTTAACATTAAATATTCTGTAGTAAAGTAAGATCTTACATTTGAAGCAAGCAACGGAGAGTAATTATGCCGAGTACTGATTTAATATTATCACACGAGTCACTTCTTTATCGGGGGGTGCGTGAGGAATACCTTGATGTGCACATGAAGGATATTCCAAAACATATAGCAAGGGCACTGGACCGCATTAAGGCTGCGGAGGGCCTTTGTGTGCTTAAGCCTACCTCTCAGACAGAAGATATTATCAAATCAATATGTATGTTAAATGCATACGTAGTCAAATACTTCCTTGTGAAGTACGAAGGTCACAAAACCATTCAAATATCAAATATGAATATGTTTGTTAAGTTTGAAAACGATGGTTTGGAAAGATTACAGGGGGCAGACTTTCTCATTATGGAGTTTGCGGATCTTCTGGTTGTAAATCACCTTGTACCTAAGCAAGTTCTAACAACTATAGCTTCTATACTTCTTGAGCGAATAGGTTCTAAAAAGATCACACTTGTAGAGTTTCATAGTAGTGATTTTACAGAAGCTCTTGAAGCTGATGAAGATAATCCTTTTGCAAAGTTTATATTAGGGTGCTTGGACATAACTACTAAAGTCCCACTATGATACGTGGTGAAATAAAAGGTTTAAATACAGCGCAGCACTCTATAGCTATACAGGCTGAGTGCTTTTATGACAAAAAAGGTATATGGAAGTTTTCAAAGTACCGTCCGGTGCTTGGCGCCAGGAAGGTTTTATATACAATATCTTGGAACTATTTGTATACTATTTTTGTTATAACTTTTAATCGTAAGTTGAATGATAGAGAGCAGGATTTTTTTAAAGCAGTTGATTATCCTATCTTTAATTATTTAACTTATGAGAAAGGTATGCGTGCTGATTTTTTTAGTAAGATGTATGATATAGATTATATTGTCCACCAGACTGATCTCCAGTTAAGTACAGGTATTAAGTTTAAAGGGTGGTATAATCTTCTTGACGAATTATTTTAGGAGATATAATGGCTAAACGAAAAAGGAAGAAACCAGAAGAAGAAGCACTGATCCACAGAGGCGGTGACGTAGAACTAGAAGCTGTATCGTTATGCTTAAAAGATAAAAAGGCAGTAGACTACCTGCTTGAGAGAAATTTCAACACGAAGTTGTTGGGGGAGTATCACAGGGAGATGCAGTTTATAATAGATCACAGACTTAAGTATAATAAGCTGCCAAGTATAAAAACATTTACACTTGAGTTCCCGAATATAGAATTAAGAAAGTCAGGTGAAACAGTACAGTATTACTATGATGCTTTCCGTAGAATGTATGAGGAACGGGAGACTGTTTCTTTTATTGAGAAAGCAGAGATGTCTTTGCAGAATGATCATTTTGTGGAGATACGAAGGCAGGCTGTATCTTTTATAGACAGGTTTAATACGGTATACAGTCCGACTACGGGTAAGACTACTGCGGAGAGTCTGCCTGACTATGAGAGTAAGTATCGTGATACTACTATGGGGGTTCCTTACCCCTGGCCAACTATTACAAAGGCAACGAGAGGGAAGCATCCTGGTAACTTTATTATGTACACAGGTATATCTAAAGCAGGTAAGACCTTTACTGCTATGGAGGACTGCACACAGGCATACGATCTTCATGGACAGAATGTACTATGCGTACCACTTGAGATGAGTGAGTATGAAATGCAGACCAGACACTATGCGTGCTTGGTGGATGCTCATTATACAAAGTGGACCCGTAAGGAGTATACACCGAGAGAGCTGAAAGCCATCTTCAGAGCACTTGAAAATAAACTGAAGAAGAAGAAGAACTGGTTTCGGTTTGAGTCACCAGCTGCTTCTTCTGAGTTTACCGGAAGCTACAATATGAACTGGATAAAGTATCTGGTCAAGAAGCACGACCCGGATCTGCTATGGATCGATGGTCTTTATTTACTGGAAGCCAATACACCTATAGATCATGGCGGGTGGAGGGATCTGCAACAGAACTCACGAGCCATGAAGAACTTTATGCTTGAAACAAATAAGATTGGAGTAGCAACTGTTCAGATGGGCCGGGGCAGTATGGGTAAAAAGAAGAAGGGATATAAACCGCAGGACAAGGACATAGGCGGTACAGTATCCTATCTGCAAGATCCCGATATAGTGTTTGCACTTAATAGGTCTGAGGAACTAAGACTTGGAGGGCAGAACCAACTTATAAGTATTGTAGCTAGGGAGTGTCCTATTGTTTCAGTTACCTTTAATTGGCATCTTAATGAGATGAACTTCGATCAGACTATTGGTGAGATAGAAGGTGAAGAAACACTTCAGGCCATAGAGCAGGCTAATAAGTCAGATGATGAAGTGGACTTTTGATAAGTTTTCCATTATAATAGGTAGTAGGTATGCAGTTAAACTTCCGTAGATTACTGACAATAACATTTGTTTGTGCAGTATGTTTCTTTTTTATGTTCTTGTTCTCTACTTTCCTTGCAGTATATTTTCATAAGGATGGTGGGGATAGAGTGAAGATGGTAGTTGATAAATATCACTATGTAGATGACCAAAGAACACTGGCACAGATACTAAGCTCAGCTGACCGTTATAATAGGGTATATAAAATGAGCAGTGAGATCTTTGCTGATCATTGTAAAAAATATACTAAGAGTTTTGTAGGTAAGCCAAAGTTTTATAACGAGCAGGGTATGCACCATACTGTACAGACTGAGTTCTGGAGATTAAACATAAGGTATTCTCGTCTTATTTCATGTCCGCCTTTTCAAGCAATAACTTTTGCTGTAAAAGAGACAGGTGGAGCGCCAAATGCTCGTACTTATAAAAAACTGGAAAATGCGGATACTCCTTATCTTGCAAAGACTGTTAAGGTGAAGGTTGGACCCATAACTAAGTATGAGTATTACATGATACTTGAAGCAGGAGTATTTCAGTTTAGAAGAGAGGCTATCGACCATGCTTGGTTGGTAGTTACTAAAGACATGCCTCCACATCTTGCACAAGTATTTGGTTTTAAATATAGTAGTATCGAGGATATGTTTGATCCCTTAAATGCACTAAAGGTAATGTATATCCTTCTATGGGATGCTCGTATTAAGTTTAATAATGATCCATCATGGTATATCCCCGCAATTCATTGGGGTATAGGTAGGATCTATGATTACTACTTGGCAGGAGTTCCTCTGCCAGAAGAGTTCAGATTTAACAAAGGTACACCGGAAGAGTTTGCACGTGATCCCCTTAACTATTATGGAGTGTGGAACGCATACAACAGTCAGTTTGAGAAGTTTACCACGAAAGTTTACATAGACAAGTCCTGGCTTGTTCGGTATGAGGCGGAGTGTTCCCGTATGGAGTGGAACTTTATTTATACACATAAGTATGTAAAGAAAATGATCTTCATAGCTGACCGTATGGAAAAGCGGGAGACAGCCTATATTGCTATGACTAATGAGTATTATATAGAACAGACAGCTGACTATAAATTGTTACGAGAAAAACATAGAATGGTTGATGATGAGTATCGTAAGCTTATTGGTCTTGGTAAAAGCGGAGAAAAATTATGGAAGCTTGTTTTCAAAGAGGGCTTCAGTATATTCAAAGGCATAGCTGCTGAACTAAGGAATGAAGAGGTTACAAAACGTAAGAAGGCGGCACTTATATCATTAATTTTTGTACTGTGTATTATTATTATACTTGCTACAGGGATGGTGGTTGTTATTATAGTTTATTTTATTAAAAAGTATAAAATAAAGAGGAAGAAATGTCATTAGAATTAAGACTATTTATTCGTGATTATATTGATATGATTTTAGTGTTACTGTTTAGCGGATGA